ATAGATGATAGGTGAACTAGATATAGTGGTCTCGCGGATATGAAACGAAGGTTTCAATCATATAAAGGATAATTATAAGGTTTATAAGAAGTTAGAAAGTTTATAAGGTTTAAAGGTTTATAAGAAGTTAGAAAGTTTATAAGGTTTATAAGTAGTTAGAAAGATTATAAAGTTTATAAGGTTTATAAGAATTATAAGGGTTTCTTAGTAGTTATAAATCAGAAGAACCAACCAACTAAAGGTTTGGTATATACAAAGCGGGAATGCGACAAAACTAGCATTTTCATGCGACACAGACGCAAGAATCAACTTCACACAAACCTTCACAACCAGCAATTTCATGCGACACGAGCCATCTGTATCTGGCTCTGACCACTAGCAATTTCATGCGACACGGTTGTTTCATCACATTATGAACCTGATTGCAAAAAAACTAGCGTTTTTCATGCGACACGCACCACGTGCATCTGGCTTCATAAACCAGTAAATTCATGCGACACGGTTATGTACGTTTGGTTACAACTAGCAATTTCATGCGACACGGTTGCCAAAAACAGACTTCAACCGACAAGAGGTGAAGAAATTGATGCGACATGGTTTCGTCTGGCTTTGAACACTAGCAATTTCATGCGACATGGACTGATGTTCATGACGAAGCAGACTTCAAATATGTAGAATTTCATGCGACACAGCTATGTACGTTTGACCGAAACTAGCAATTTCATGTGACACGAAGTGATGAAACCAACTTTCATAACTAGCAATTTCATGCGACACGAAAATTTTGTTGTTTAAAATTTTTTGTGCTAAAATACGAACATCTGAAATTTAAACTTTTTAACCAATATGATTTTTGATACTTCTACCATTCAAAACAACTGCAAACTTTTCAACAAACTCGCCTTAGAAGACGCTGCTTCCGCGTTTGGGTATAAAAAAACCCCGACATTAGCCGGGGGTTTTATCTCAAACTTAAACTTATCAAGAGAGCCGATTTTTGAAGAAGCTCTCCTGAAAGATATTTTAGCAGATTTCAGCTACGAAAAGGAAAAAAGAAAAAAACGTCGTATATCGGCTGGTGCTTCTGAAGATGACGCTGAAGCTCAAGCTGACATAGAGCGCCTTCCGCCAAAACGCAACTTTGTTTTCGCTTCATCTAAGCATATGGACGCTTTTATGGAAGTCCATAGTGATTTCAATCCTGAAAAAGACCTTCTGCTTCAGAATACTGGCACATGGGAATTTATTGAGGTGCGAAATGGCAAGGTTCAGAACGAAGAAGTCGAAAAAGAAGTAGTCATGTATTCACTTCGCAACCCAGAGAACATAAAAGTGCTTTCTGATGAAGACAAAGCGCTTCACTTAGCCTATGCAGAATCAATCGTTAAGACCGCGAGTGAAAAGGCATTGCCGGTTGCCGAAAAACAACTTTATAAGTACGAACAAAACAAGTATCTTGCTTCTGAAATTAACATTATCAACAATCGTCCCTATGCCAATGACCTTGGTAAGCAACTTATTGAAGAACTCTTTGATGCGCCCACAAACAACGTTAAAGCTGTTTACCTTTTCAACAGCGCCAATAACACACTTAAAATGGTGTATCTGAATGAGAAAATTGACTGGGCTAATAACTATGTAATTACACTTGATGAAGTCAAGATGAACGAGCAGAACATGAGCTTGGAGCAGGCTTTTATCGAAATTGGTAAAGCGTGTTTTAACTTCATGAATTATCTTGGCGGGGCATATATTCGTTATGACAAGTTAAAACACATTCCAAAAGATGCTTATAAGGTTCTCAATAGGACTATATCTTCATTCGTGCGTATATACAAAGTAGAGCCCGTATCACCGAATAAAAAAAATGATTCGCAGGTTAAGTTCAATAGAGTTCGTAATAGTGGCGGTTTGTACAAAGCGCTTGGCATTCTTGTTCTTATTGTGCCATATAATTCTGGCTCTCACAAGCCTCGTTACGTTCTGACTGATGAGCGCTTCAATATTCTTTGTGGAATAATCAGAATGTTTGTGAATGACAATTTGAGCTATTCTCTTGAATCTATAAAAATGACGAAAGAACAAGCAACAAAACACATTCTGAACAGCAAAGATTCAAAAGAAGCTCGGTTGCTTACTCCTGCAACCATTTCAGCGTTGATTGATGCCAAGAAAAATGATGGAAATCTTAGTTTTGTTATCAATGAAGGCATGGAAGCGGAAACAAAAATTGAGGGGCGCATGCTGCCTGTTTTCCGTCATAAACTTGAGAGACTAATATCACCCACAAAATTAGCTAATAGCCTTCACGCAGCTTTATCGAATGATAATGCACTTTATGATAGTGTTAATTTTGCTTTAGTTCTTGACGTTTTCTTCAAGAATATGCCTAAGGAAAGGATTCATAAAGAAAGAGAAATAGAAAAATTTACGGATACTCTTGATACAGAATTTTCTCTTATTCAATGCAGCGCTATTCATACATTGAAAGCCTATGCTGGAATGGGTGAAGTGTATGAAAACATGGTTAAATTTGCGCATATAGAGGTAGATGAAGATGGAAATGATGAAATTGCAGTAACGCCAGTTATTCAAATGCAGTATGGCGGGAGGCTTATTGTCAAAAATCACTTTTTCTACAATGTAAAACGTGTAGTGAAAGAGTATGTATTGGGTGGCAAAACAGTAAACGTTGACTTAACTGCCGCACACCAAAGATTATTGGTAACTATTGTTTATCTTACAGCTAAACGTTTTGAACATGATGGGCTTGAGGAACTTGCCAAGAATTTTTATGAATATGCAGAGTTTCTTAAGGAAACAATAGCCAACAAGAAATGGCAAAAAGAGATGATTCGTAAACACGGAATCAGAAAATCTTCGTTTAAGCAGTATCTTTGCTCTGTAAATTTCTCTGAACGTTTTGCCCCGATGAATAAAGAAAACGTAGAGAAAGGTTTATTGATGGCTAAAGAATTAAGGGATTATTACTTTTCAAATAATATTGTCCATATTATTCAGGGAGAACTTGGTTATGAAGAATCATGTGAGTTTTTCGATGATATGGCGAAAGTTCGTTGGGTAATGTCTGAAGTGCATGACCAGCTTGGTTATATTCTTAATATGATGGATAAGCGTTTCCGCCTTGTTTATAACGGGTTTATCAATAACCTTGAAAAAGAAGGGAACGTTGACCAAGAACTCATTGAAGAATCAAGAGAAATGTTGAAATCCAACGAATACATTTGTGTTGGCACGTTGTTTTACAAAAAAGATGAAACGTTTGACAATCTTTCTGATAGCAATAAAATGGTTATGCTGCTTCAGGGTGCAGAATCGTTCCTTATGAAATCAGTAATGATTAAAACAAAAGATGAATTTGGCGAATTAGTTGATATTGTTACTGATGACCATGATGGCTTTGCGGTTGAATTGAACTTAGAATATAGCGATAACAATAGTTCTGCGGCTGTGTCTCCTGATGTGGTACCTGCCGAGATTCGCGCAGCATTTGCTGGCATTCTTAACAAACGAATGACATCAATAGCTAAGTTGCTTTTCGGCGGCGCGTATGGTATAGTTGATATTGAACTTCGGGAAAAGCCTCTTTGTGAGGAGTTATTTGAAGAAGGTCAAAGCAAACCTCATAAATTTGAGGCTACATTCTGGAAGCCTTATGACATTGTTGACATCAATGAAGCTAAATTCAATCATTATGAAAATGTTCTCATTGACTTGGCTAAAGAACTTAAGGCTGCTTAAATTAAAAGGAGCAAACAATGATAGAACACGCTGAACATTTCATTCTTAACACAAGCCTTACAACCTTTGAGAACAGGGTAATAAACCATTTTCGCTTTGGTTTTCTTATGAAACTGAGTGAAGTAAAAGGCGGTGTTGATGGTAGTTTTAGAGAAGCCGCATATGATAATATTGATTATCTAATGGATACCTTAGATACTAGCTATTCGCTTATTCTTTATAATTTAATGTGGATGAGATATGCAGAACACGCGGTAGATATATTAACGCCAGAAAAGATAATTGAACTTGGTGTGAGAGCTTTAAGACGTCGTAATAACAAACAAATGGGCAGATTTTATCGTAATGATTTTTGGCAGATTTATCTAGCAGTTTTTTGTGAGTTGGAAGATTATCTTAGAAGAAATAGCAAGATTGAAATTACCGCTAACATTTATAGGGACATTAGGGACTATCCACACCTGTTTCTGGCTGTTCAAAAAGCTATTAAAGAAGCTAAGAAGAAATACAATGCCAAACGCAAATAACCCACTTGTTACAGCTTTCCAGTACCTCGTTTCGCTTTCTGATGATGAGCTAAAAGCGGCAAATGATGTTTGGATGCGTGGTAATGGCAATGTTCTTGTCATTGCCACTGAACACTTCATTATCATGTGCAATCCCGAAGCTGACGATGCCCTGCTGGATACAATCCGCATTCAGAACCTTAAACAAGAAGAACTTGACCCAAGACCTGCACTTGTTGATATTCTTCAGAATCATGGTGAGTTCTTCGCATCAGTTCCGCCACGATTAAAAGAGATAAAAGAAATCTTGCTTGATAACGGGTCGGTAAGGTTTCGCCAAGATTCTTTTTATTGATTCTGGTTGAATTATATGGCATAATTAACCCATTCATAACTTTCAACCAAATTCAAATAAAGGACTTCCCATAATGGGCAGAAAAGCAAAAATTAAATCAGCGCCATCATTCAAGGCGGTGAATAATCTTACTAACTTCATTGACCAAGCCTCGCAAGATGCCATTGACATGTTCATCCTTGAGAAACTTATTGAAATCAAGAAAGCAAATCGCTGTGATGGCGTTGAAGCCGCAACAGAGTTTTGTGCTTACTTTGAACTGGACGCAGAAACGTTTGCTAAATGCTGTGGCGAACCAGTTAGAAAATGGCTGCAAAAAGAAGCTGTTGCTGCTAAGAGAATGTTTGTTAAAGAAGAAAAAACAGGCATTTTTGACCCTGATAAAGCGGATAAGCCCATGAAGGTAAGACGCCGAAAAAGCGAGATTAACCAACAATTAACGAATCCAAGCTGATACAGGTGGCATAATCTGCACCATGAATTGAACATTCCGTTTAGTTCTAAACCGTGTGGAAATCGCCTAATATCCATTCCCTTTAAACCTTAAATTTAGTCAAAGAGAGGCGCTAAAATGTCAAGTTTTACCGACAAAATGAAGTCCAGAAAGAAAGACCTTAGTAAATTACAGGAAAATCTAACTTCTAAAAACAAGTCACAATATCATGATGACCGCTTTTGGAAGCTATCTGTAGATAAAAACCAAAATGGCGAAGCGCTTATTCGCTTCCTGCCCGGTGTAGAAGGTGAAGAAGAAAGCTGCATTGTGGCTTATAACACTTACTACGTTCGCAGCAAGGCATCAAACGAAATTTTCGTAGCAACAGCGCCTGAAAATGTTGGCAAGCCATCATTCCCTAATGAAGTTCGTTCTAAGATTTGGAAGAAATTCCAAACTACCAATGACGTGAAGTACAAAGAACTGTTCAAAGAACGTTCACCCAAAACCAAGTACATCACTAACATTCTGGTTCTCAAAGACCCGGCAAACCCTGAAAACGAAGGCAAAGTTTTCTTGTTTGAAATGGGTGAATACCTGAAACGCTTGTATTACAAGGAAATGGGCATTGACGACGCTGAATCTGGCAAAGAAGAAAAATCCAAACTGGATATTGAAGACGAAGTAGAAGAAGTTGCTAAAGACCCGTATGACCATACAGACTTGTTCGATGGCGCTAACTTCATTCTAAAAGCGTATTCAGAAAGTGGCAAAGCGCTTAATCGTTCTTATGACAAATCCCGCTTCACCAAGCGCAAAGCCGCAGCAGAAGATGAAGCTGAACTTGAACGAATTTACAATGCGCAATATTCACTGAAAGAATTTACTGACCCTAATTCTGACCGCTACAGCGAAACTTATGAAGCGATGAAGAATCGCTACATCAAGCAAACTGGCGATTACTTTGACATTTTCCCTGAAGAATACGCTTCCCGCATGGCTGAAAAGAAAGCCTATGAGAAGAAAAAAGATGAGGAATTTGAAGATGATTTGCCGTGGGAAGATTCAAAAGATGATGGTGCTGAAGAGGAGTTCAAAGACGCCTCATCAACTACCAATTCAACTGATGTAGATGATATTGATGACTTCCTGAACAGTTAAGAGTTTAGAAGTAGAAGTTAAATCAAAGCCGCCTTTAATCGGGCGGCTTCTTTGTTAATGAATGTTAAGTGAAATTGATGTGAGAATGAGTTTAGAATGAGAAACGCCGCTAGGAATGGGTCTTAGCGGCGCTTTATTCAATTTAACTTGGAGACTTATATGCAAAATTTGATGGTTATTGATGCTGTTTCAATGAACAGCTTAGAAATTTCAGAAATGCTTGGTTCCCGGCATGATAATGTTCGTGTGTCTATTGAACGGCTTGCAAATAGTGGCGTAATCCAACTTCCTTCATTGCAGGAAGTTAAACAAGAACAATCACTTAGCCCTAATAATAAAAGCAAAGTGTATGTGTTTAGTGGTGAACAAGGCAAGAGGATTCTATCATCGTGGTAGCTCAACTTTCGCCAGAGTTCACCGCCAAAATTGTTGACCGTTGGATGGAACTTGAGCGCGCAAATAGCCGTATGCCTACAGAACTTGAAATGCTTGCGATGCTGGCAAACAAGGCTGTTGAACAAGAACGCAAGATTGCTCGACATGAAGCTACGCTTGAATCACATAGTTCAGAAATTGATCCTCTTAAGGAGCAAAATGCTAAATTAAAAGAAGAACTCAAACTCTATCGTGATGAAGAACAGTTCTTTGTAGCTAAAGCTGCTGCCAAACTGTACGGATACAACAACATTTCAAATGTTACAGCGCAAAAACTCGGCATGGCGCTATCAAAGCTATCTAGGGAAATGGGCTATGAGATTCAGAAACGTAAACATTGTGATTTTACGGAAGTTGGTGCTTACCACATTGATGTGATTCGTGAACTCTTTGAAATAAGAGGATACGAACTTTACTGACTATTCATCAATGCCCCGCAAAGCCCTCGTTATAATGTCCAGCCATTGAACGAGGGCTTTGTTTTAATCTAAGAAAAGGAGTGAATAATGAAACGTAATGTAGTAATTGCTGCTGTTTTAGCTGGATTCTGTGGTGTTGCTTTAGCTGGCGCGGGATTTATCGTAAATTCTACTGGTGCAACCGCTGCCACAACCGCCCGTAATAACGCCCAGCAGCAACAAAAACAAGAAGACCGTTGGGAACTGGAAGTAATGAAACTTTCAGTTAACCTGAATCATGCCCTAGAAGAAATGGAGCAATGGAAAGAAGTTTGTACTGAACCGGATACTCCAGAATGCCAAAAAGAAACTGCTAAAATGCGTGTATTGAATGCTACTATTGCGCAAATGGTTGAGGACTATCGCAAACACTATCCGTTCAGAGACTTGCCATCGGATGTGCTTGAAAATCTCATTAGATTCACAATTCCAACTTCAGGACTCTAAGCCATGACTGCCAATCAGCCAAATATAGAAGCTCTTGTCAAAGCCCTTGAACAAAGAGTTACCGAACTAGAACGGCAGCTGGAACTAACCCAGTTGGAACTTACACAACTAGAACTAGTTCATCTTAATCTTTCCCAAGATGAATTAGACGAACTCAAGAAGGTTTAACAACAAATGAATCCACTTCTTCAAAAACTCAAGAAAAATTCCGTAGTAAAAGAAGCGCAAGCTGTAAAAGACAGCGCTTACTTCAGAGAAACCCATTTTTACGATACCGGAATCCCCGCCCTGAATATCATGCTTTCAGGCAGAGTGAACGGTGGCTTGTCATATGGCTTCAGTATGATTGGTGGTTACAAGGCATCATACAAGTCAACACTTTCACTTATGCTGGTAAGAGCTTTCCTGAATGCAGACCCAGAAAACGTTTGCATCTTCTACGATTCAGAATATGGCACTTCCCGCGATTACATGGCTTCACAAGGCGTTGATATTGAGCGTGTTCTACATATTCCCATTGACGATATTGAAACTCTGAAGCAAGACATTGCTGCCCAGCTAAATGAACTTGAAGTTGATGCCAAAGTCATGTTCTTCATTGATTCATTGGGCATGCTGGCTTCCAGAAAAGAAACTGATGATGCGCTTGCACAGAAAACAGCGGTGGATATGACCAAAGCCAAAGAGCTTGGTTCATTCGTAAGAATTCTTACGCCAAAGCTAAACAAAAAGCGGCTAATCTGCGTAGCTATCAACCACGTGTACAAAGAAATGTCCCTTTACGGTGGTGATATAAATTCAGGTGGCGAAAAACTGCAATATGCCGCTAATTCCATTATTCACATTTCCAAAGCGCAAGTGAAAGAAGGAACAGATTTAGCTGGCTTCAAATTTACGCTGAAAGCTGACAAATCGCGGTATATTAAAGAGAAGTTAAAAATGCCATTGATTGTTACCTTTGAAGGCGGCATTTCCAAATACTCTGGCATCTTTGATTTGGCATTAGAACTGGGATGGATTACAAGCCCCTCAAAAGGCTGGTATTCATTGGTAAACAAACAAACTGGTGAAGTTGAAGAACAGAAATTCCGTAGAAGTGATGTTGAAAACAATGCTGAATTTATGGAAAAACTGTTTGCAAATGGCATGTCTGAAGAAATTTCAGAACGCTTCTTGCTAGCTGGCAAGGAAAAGACTATTGTTCAACTTTCTGACGAATATGACAACAACGCTTCAAAAGAAGATATTACCGCTGATTATGAAGACAGCGATGATGACAACGAAGATTAAACAAAGAAAGGATTAAACACTATGGCAAAGAAACCTGTACAAGAAAACAACGATGAACTGGCAACAGACCTGATTCCAGATGGCGAAGCTATTGAACTGAATATGGCTACGCCAGCGCCAACAGTAGAAACAGCCCCTAAAAAGCAATCCGGCAAACAACCATCACTAGGCGTTTATTTAACCAAGAAAGTTTCAACAATGCCTAAGAGGGCATCAGAAAACGCAGCTTGCTATGACCTTTCCATCGCAGTTGCCTATGGCGAGGTTTATAAGCAGTTTGATATTACCAATGATAACCACGAAACGGTTACTGCTGGCAATGGTAAAGAAATTCGCATTGACCCATACAGCCGCATCATTGTTCCATTAGGTGTGAAGCTGGATATTCCAGAAGGCTATGCAGTTAAACTGCATATTCGTTCCGGTATGGCAGCTAAATATGGTCTTACACTTGTAAACAATACTGGCATCATTGACCAAGATTATCGTGGCGAACTGATGGCTATTGTTGAGAACAATACCAACACCCGCTACTACTTTGATAATGGCACTCGCATTGCACAAATGGAAATCTTTAAGCCGGAAATTCTGGAATTGGAAACGCTTACCGAATACGACAGCAAGAAGTCGGAACGCGGTGAAGGTGGTCTGGGTTCAACTGGTGAGAAGATTTAAATGTTTAATGGATAGTAACTTTCACTAAAAGTCAAATTGATATAATGAAAGCGCCAGAAGGAAGAAATTCCAACTGGCGCTTTTTAATTTTCAAAATTTATGAGGTGAATATACCATGTCAAATTTGTCAACTTTTAATTTTAATGACAACCAAGTCCGTACTATTCTTATCGGCGGAGAACCGTGGTTTGTCGCGCCCGATATAACATCTATTCTTGAACTGACAAACACGACTATGGCAGTTCAATCATTGGATGCCGACGAATACAGAGTAATCGGGCGTGGCGAGATGGCATCTTTGACTCTAAGTTTAACTGAGGGTCAAAAAGGTGGTGCGCAATCAATGACGTTGGTAAATGAAAGCGGTCTATACTCACTTGTTATGCGTTCGCGTAAACCTGAAGCTAAAGCGTTTCGTAAATGGGTTACTTCAGAAGTTCTTCCTTCAATCCGTAAGACTGGAAGCTACGACATCAATTCAAGACCTCTTACGCAAGCAGAAATCATCCTCGCATCAGCGCAACAGCTTGTAGCACATGAAAGAACAATCCGTGAACATGATTCACGAATCGAAGTTTTGGAATCGGAGAATAAGGAGAAAGACCGTATTATCGCCTCTATGAAAGAAGAACTTAAAGAGTTCCGTGATGAAGATGAATATTACACAGCAAAGGCTGCTATGAAGATGTATGGTTATACACAAATTTCAGAACCAGAAGCATCTGCTGTTGGAAGGAAACTATCTTCACTCTCAAGAGAAATGGGCTATGAGAAGAAAAGCCGCATTCATGCTGTATATGGCAATGTAGGGTTGTATCACATTGATGTTATTGCTCATTACTTTGAGGATGTGCTAGGCGAAAGTAGAGTGATTTGAAAGGGAGCGCAGATTATGCGCACCATCGGTGGTGAGTAATAAAAGCCGCTTGTAACAGGGCGGCTTTCTTAATAGCAGGTAATAGACTGATAGCGCCAGATGGCTTAGAATAAGCAATGTGGCATCAAACTTTATAAAAGGAGCAAATATGAAACTTTCAAAACGAACTTTGAACATTCTGCAACTCTTTAGCAGAATGCGTAAACCATTAGTTATTCAACAAGGCAACTTCGTTAGCCAAATCAATCCAGCAGGCACAGTAAAAGCCTTTGCTGAAATTGAAGAAACCCTGCCCCGCTTCAACTTGCAGGACAGCACAGCCTTCATGTCTGCATTAAAAACCTTCAAAAATTGGGATGAACTGGACTTCACCTTTAACAATGCTTATGTCATCATCAAACATGAAAACGGTGAACTGAAGTTCAAACTGTCATTTGATGGCTTCTGGGAAGAAAACGCAGAGAAACTGCCACTTTCAAAACCAGAAGAATTGGATTTTGAAGCGGATTATTCCTTCATCATTACTGCGGCTGAATACACCCAGTTCATGAATACAGCTAGAGCCATTGGTGCTACTGTTTTCATGCTTAGAGATGGTGAAATGAAAGCGTTGCAATCAGAATTTGATGGCGAATGGGGCAACGTTTTCACCCATAAAATTGAAAACGGAAAATTCTCTAGTGACACTAAAGAAGAAGATAAACATGTAGAAATTTACGTGCCACTTGACACTATGCCAGATGATTCAAAATCTGATTCTGATGTAGAATTTGAGGTTTATCATAATGAAGGCTTCATGGTGGTTAGAACACTTGGAAACAAAGTTGACTACATAATTTACCGCTATGATGATGACGAAGCTGAAACGATAAGAAACGGCGAAACCAAGTAAACTGAAAGCCCCATAACAAGGGGCTTTTTAATTATTAGAAGGAGAATTAAGTGGCGTTCACTAAACATTACATAAACGTTGTTACTCACAAAGGCAAGTTCTATCATCGCTACAAAGATGAAGAAGGCAAAACCAAGTACGATATTGACCAGAATTTCCCCTTAGAACTGTATGTAAAAAGCAGAAAAGGTGGCACAAAAGCGCTAACTGGTGAAATCCTTGAACGTAAAAGTTTCAAGAACCTGTTTGAGTTTCAGAAGTTCTATTACGATGAATCACAAGGCGACAACTGGAAGCACGAAGTATATGGCATGGAAAAGCCAATCTATCAGTACATTTCCAAGAAGTATCCTGATGAAATTACTCACAGAAACGATGCCATCAATGTCATGTACTTCGATATTGAGAACGAAATCGGCGATTCATTCCCAACGCCAGAGAAAGCAGAATATCCAATAAATGCCATTACTGCTATCACTTCAAAGGGCAAGAAAGTCTGCTGGACAACATTAGCAGTAAAAGAAAATGTAAAAGGCTGTACGATTGTTTGTGAAAACGAACCAGAGCTTTTAGAAAGGTTTGTTCGCTTCATAAGTTCAGAAGGCATTGACGTCATTTCTGGCTGGAACAGCATCTTCTACGATATTCCATACATTGTAAACAGAATCATCAGAGTGCTTGGCGTGGACTTTGCCCAAAGACTAAGCCCCATTTATCAACTTCTGAAAAGACAATACCAAGATGACCCAAAAGCCTTGCAAAAAGCTGCTGAAGGGCTTGTTTATGCTAAGAAAGAAGCAAATTCCATTGGCTCTTTTGAACAGACTTACGTTATTAAAGGGCTGATTCACATTGACTACATGGAACTTTATAAGAAGTATTCCAGAGACAAGCTATCTAATTACCGTTTGAATACAGTAGCGCATCATGAACTCAAAGAGAAGAAGCTGGATTATGCGCCGTATAAAAACCTAAGAGAGCTTTACCAAAACGACAAAGCCCTTTTCCTTGAATACAACATTAAGGACGTTGAACTTCTGCTTAAAATGAATGAAAAGCTGAAGTTTATTGAACTGGCGTTTGTAGTGGCTTACTTCTCAAAATGCCTTGCTTCTGATGTCTTTTCTGTAACTGTTGTTTGGGACTGCTTCCTCTACAATAAGATTAAGAAGGAAGGCATGGTTATCCCGCCTAAGCAAAAAGTACATTCCAAAGAGAAGTACGCTGGCGCTTATGTTAGGGAAGTCATGAAAGGCAAACACGAATACGTGGTTTCCTTTGACCTTACTTCGCTTTATCCAATGGTTATCGTGCAGCAAAACATTAGCCCAGAAACCTTTAGAGTAGCGGAATGTAAGAACAAACAAGAACTGCTTAAAACCATGGTGGCAATGGGTAATCATGAACTTATTGATTACGCCAGAAAGAATAACTTCACCATTTGCGCTAATGGTTCAATGTATGCTAAGGATAAAATTGGTGTGATTCCTTCTTCAGTGAACTTTGTTTTTGATAAGCGGGTTTTTTACAAAAATGAGAGTAAAAGGTTAGCAAATGTTCAACAGAGTGTGTTGAAAGAAATTGAAAGGAGAGGACTACAAGTATGAACGACTGGAAATCTGATGAGGCGCTGTGCGCATCTGCGCTTGCCCCGAACAAACAGGTGGCTAAAGAAATTGAGCAACTTAAAGAAGAAGTAAGAAAACTTACACGGGAAATAACAGCGCTTAGAAAAGAAAAAGAATACTACGAAAAAGAATTTGGTGAGTATCTTTCAAAAAGATGGGATTCGCGGCAAAGAGCCTTTGATAAGGATTCCGAGGAGTTTGTAAAAGGGCTTCAAAAGGCAGAAGAAAAGCGTAAGAAAGAAGTCAACAAGGAGCATGCCAATCTCATTAAGCTGGTGGTTGATACTGAAGAAGATAGAAAAGGCACTTTCAATTACTTCGCTAGTGTTTACGTTGCCATTTACAAACACCACAAGAAAGGCTACAAACTTCCTAGTAGCGTGCTTGATGAGTTGCAGCAATATAAAGACACATTCTTGTGGGAATCCATCCGGCATGGTCTTTATTCAAATGATATTGTTGAACAATGCGAAGAAGCATTGAGAAGTGTTCTTACTAGGGGAACGCAGAAAATGTTGCTTGGCCGCTGGATGTGTATTGCAAAGTTTCTTCCAAACGCCAACGTGGGGCAAGTTTACTATTACGCCGACATCGGTTCAAAAGATGGCTACCGCGAAGCCAAATGGCGAGATGCTGACATTGATAGAGCGTTGCTTAAAGTAGGCTTGTGTTTCGCTTCTAAAGAAGCGGCAATAGAATTTACTGGTAAAGCAGTGTAAACTTTAACTTCACATTTACAAGCAAAGGAGCTTATTATGAAACTTGATTTCAAACAAAAAATCGTTATGTTTTACGGACACATTCTTCGCGTTAATTTTGAAGCAATGTACATTGCGGCTGACGGCAATGGCGAGGTCTATTCCTATAACGATAAACCTGTTATTCTTGAAAACGAAAACATTTGGAAAGGTTTATATAGCACTTATGCTGGCGTAGTGGCTATTTTCGACGAGAATGAAGACTGGAAAGATACACTGACAAATTGTGAAGGTGAAGGGCATGAATGGATGCTTACATTGAGAAACAGAATGGTAATAGAGTTCGTGCGAGCGAATTTGCGTGAAGACAAGCTGACGGATGAAGCCTTTCGTAGCATCATAGGTTCTTTGAAAGACACGATAACACCCGCCAGCATAAAAGAACAATGGGAAAGTTTTTATAAACATTCTGGTGTGGCTAGTAGAGTTTCTGAAGAATTTATTGATTTATTCAAAGAGAAGTTATTCATAAAAACAGTACAATCTATCGAAGCAGAGAAGTTCGTTTATCCTGAAGATGACAGTCTTCTTATCCGTGAATACTACGGAACTGGACTTATCATTCCAAAGTGGGCGCATTTTATTGCTATGGACAGTAATGGCAGCGTGTGGGCATACGAAGAACACCCGGTAGCAACTACAGGTGATAATGGCGAATGGCAGACGGCGGGTATCAACAATGCTTGGGTAGTAGGGTGGCGCAGTCAGAATACTGCCGGAAAGAAATGGCGTGATAGTCTGCGGAAAGTGCAGGTATAAAAGGAGCAAACAATGAATATTGAAGAATTTAAAAGCCGTTTGGAAAAAGCCATAGAAGAAGCTGGCGGTCTTCCATGTAATTTCTGGTGGGCGATATTGCAAGTAGTAATTGAACTATACTCACGCCAAAAGATTAAGCAGCTGGAAGAATTGAAAACCCACTTCAAGGATTACCCTGTTCCGATGGCAGTACGTAAGATGCTGTATAATAACTGGTATTCACCAGCATGTGCAGAAGACCTGAAAATCCGTGCACAGATAGAAGCCACTGATGTTGAGGAAAGCCGCATCAATGCACTACATCAGGAATTGCATAGAATGGTTGGACTTACTTGTGGTTATAAAGTGTGGAATCAAAAGCCTAATTTAGATACTGAATGCCACATAGTAGGGATTTCTACACGTGGGGTTGAGGATTTTATTGACACGTTTCTTTATGGTAAGCTCAATAATGATGGCGTTGTTACTGACTTTTCTGAACTCATTGAGTATGCAGTAAAACCTTTACCTAATGAAGTAAAAGGCGGTTTTGAATACTTGGCAAGAGTTTATGCAGCGTTGTACGAGTACAAGAACAAAGGTTCCAAACTTCCTAATCATATTGTAGATGAATTGAGCCAATACAAAGATACATTCTTGTGGGAATCAGTAAGTAAAAACCAATATTCTGCTGATATTGCGGAACAATGTGAAGCAGCATTGGGTAAGATGTGCACTAATACACTCACTAAGGACTTAGCACAAGTATTGCGTGACCGCTGGATGCGTATTGCCAAGTTCCTGCCAGTTAAGGAAGGTCAAGTTTATTATTTCCCTGATATTAGTTCAGAAGATGGCTATTATGAAGTTAAATGGTATGGCACTAGCGCCGACAAAAAGCTGCTTAGTAGAGGCTGGTGCTTCCTTTCTAAAGAAGACGTAATAGCTTACGCTGAACGGATGGCATAAACTTCGCATTGAACCCATCAAAAAGGAGAACACATGAGTAAAAAGTATGTTTTTGAAGGCTATTCTGATGATACATTCGGCGAATACGGTATCACAAACATAGACCATGATGATGGCGCTGACCATACAATAAGACACTTCACTGTAAAGCGCCCAAGCGGCGAAGGTGTGCTGATTACTGGGCAATACAATAGTGCAGGTCTATGGCACATTGGCATGTCAATTTTGGATGAGAATAAGCCACTTAATAAAGACGAATGGCAGATTTACTTTGAAGCTAACGAGGAAGCGGCTTACCGCAATCGCTTAATTGTGAATGCGCCTGATGATGCTGATGTTCAATTTATCACTTCCCACAAGTAAAAGGGTATTAAGCTATGAAATTTAAAACATCATATAAAACAGTTATGTTTTATGGCAACATTTTGCGTATCAATGCCAATGCTAACTGGCTAGCTGTTGATAAAGACGGCAGACTGGTAGCAACAATGATGAAGCCACATGCCACCCATAACGGGTGGGCTGTAACAAACGGAGCATTCTGGAATTTGGATGATTACGTGGAGTTTGAAGGTGAAGATTGGAAAGACACTCTTACTTACTGTTCACATGACCAAGAATGGATGATTGAATCGGTAGCGATGCTTGCACTCGCAGCAAGCATTTATGTGCATGAAAGCGAAGATACTGCGCATAACGTAATTAAATTTGTTGCTGGTCATATTAAGAAAAATGCCAAACGCGCATATGACAATAAACAGCAGGCTTATGACGCATTCCTTACCCACGCCATTTCAGAAACAGCATATGGTTCTAAGGTTATTGCTATTCTGCGGGGCGAACTTTTTCCTGAAAAGAAAGAAGTGAAATGATGGGCATCCAGAGAACAGAAATCTGCACTTATACTTGTGATAAATGCGGGAAGGAAATTGAATATGAAGATGTATTCCACGGCATCAGAAAAGCGTTCAGCTATTTCATGGATACATCGAAAGACTACCAAATCAATGTAACGCTAAAAATCCCATATCAGGAGAAAACTGTGGTTTGTAAAAAGTGCACAATTGAAATCCTGAAGAGTGGCGTAAAGCAGCTGGAATGGGAAATGGCTGAAGCACAACTACTTGGCTATGCCCATTCTGTTTGAATAAAAAGGAGCAAATATGAAACTTAAAACACCATATAAAACCGTTATGTTTTACGGTAATGTTCTACGTATCAACGCCAACGCCAACTGGATAGCTGTTGATGAAAATGGCGATATGAAAGCATTCAGGGACGAACCATTCATCGACGGCTATAACGGCTATAAAGGATGGGATTCTGCTAGCGAAGCAATATGGCGGCTTGAATCCCGCATAGAACTTGAAGGCGATGAATGGACAGATACTTGTACTTATTGCCCGCAAGACCAGCAATGGATGATTGCTGCTGTAGGTAAGCTGGATGCAGCACATTCCATACAGGATGATTTCGTTTCACATAATGCAATGACCAGCATCATTAAAGACGTTGCTGAAATTATTCGTTGCAAATCAGTGAGTTGCAGTGTTCGTGATACATTTAATGCACTCATGAAACATGCGACGCCATCATACTTACGAGCAAGTCCAGTAAGAGATTTACTGCATGATAATCTTTTTCACAAGTCTAAAGAACCTGAACACCGTGTAATCAAAGACTATTACGGCTCTGATATTATCGTTCCCAGCTGGACAACTTATGTTGCAATGAATAGGAATGGTGCTGTCATGGCATTTGACATGCAGCCAGATATTTCAGCAGGTTTCTTCTGGGGATATGGCATGCAAGAAAAACGCGGGCAAATGGCACAAGTAGCATGGCGTGATGAAACAACAAGTGATGCTAACTGGCAAGACAGCTTGAAGAAGGTGTGAAAATGGAACTTAAAGATTTCAAGCCGCGTCCTATGCGGGAAGTAGAATATTACGGCATGAAAATTAGTATTCCAGCAGAGCACGAATGGGTGGCGACAGGTGATGATGGTGTCGTATATAGCTATTCAGTAAAGCCGGAAGAACTGAACGGAATGTGGATAATTCCGCAACGACGCTATGGGGCTGAAGATGTGCGTATTGGCACGTTTACCCTTGCTGGCGAACCGGGAGCTATCGAAACTCTGCGCCATTATCCAAAAGGAGATGTGGTAGGAAGGTGTGAAAAATGAATACTGAAACCTTCAATCCGCCACTACGGGAAGTTGAATACTTTGGCAGAATTATTAGGATTCCCGTAAATCATGAATGGGTGGCTACTGATGGGGATGGCGAAATTTACAGCTATCCCAAAAAGCCAAAATATAGCGAAGACATAATGGTGTGGGCATGTGATGCTTCTAAAGATGAATTTATGTTCATTGGTACAGCCAAACCAATCGGCGCTGAAGCCGCAGCAATCAGCTTGTGGAAGGTGTGAAATGAATATACAAGAACCAACTCCCGGTAGCGTTGAAGCAGTCAATAAAGGCTGCGTTTGCCCTGTTATGGATAACTGTTACGGTAAAGGCGTTGGCGGAAACGGCGAGCAATATGGCTGGTGGGTTTCCGCTGAATGCCCGCTGCATGGGACGAATCCATACAGAATGAAAAAGAAGAACTAATCAACAAGTATAATCCTAACGAAATTATTAAAATCCACTAAGGCAAAACTATGAACCCAGAACAAGCTAAAATAGTTGAAGAACTGCAACAGCAAGTAAAAGATAACCTGCCATCATCAGCACAACTTGCTGAAGAAGGCTACTTTGACTATGAAGAAAATGTGCATTTGGAAGAAAACCAGCCAAATCCAAAACTTAATAAGGTCTGCTGGTTCACAACACCAAATGGCTCTTTCATTGCACACCTGAAAGAAGAAACAGAAAACACTTATAAGATTGAAGCGCCGTGTACAGTTACGTTACTTAGAGTTCCTGAGCAAAAAGCCATTACACAAATGTTTGATGGTAAGCTGAAGGAATTAGTGCCAGCTAGACCTGCTTACATGAAGATTCTCTTTCAAATCATGACAGAGCCTTTCCTCATGAAAGACAAGGAAGAAGAATACTTCAAGAATCACATGGTAAAATTGCCACATGAAGTTTCGGATTACTTGTTGGCTTACTATAAATGGTTCTACTACGATTACATGATGGATGTGAACGAAGAAGAAACATCAGAAGCGGAAAAGCCAGCTAAAGCGAAGAAACGGACTACTGCTAAGAAGAAAGGGAATAACTAACACATTCCGCCCGCTGATAAAGCCCTGAAGAACTGACCAGCTTCAGGGCTTTACTTTTATCTTTACAAAACTTCATTGAAGTTCTGCTGTCAAGTTCTATAATGGGGCTATGAAACTTGAAACGGAGGGAATATGATACTTGAAACACATCACAAAACAGTGATGTTTTACGGCAATGTTCTGCACATTCCAAGCCGTGCTAATTGGATAGCAGCTAATGCGGATGGCAGGATTAAGGCATTTGTAGAAGAACCACAAGCTAGTTACTGCTTCTGGGATGCTGAAATCGGTGCAATTTGGTCTCTTGATGCCAGAATGATATTTGAAGGTGATAGCTGGAATGACACACTTGTTTATTGCCCTCAAGACCAGAAATGGATGATTGATGCTGTTGCCAAACTGGAACAGGCTCATGCCTTGGATGTAATCGGACAACTTTCAAGCGAAGCAAAAGATTATGTGCTTAATATTATTACGGATACCATCCTTTATCGGGCTGGAAGGAATGGCTTGCAAATTACATGGGATAGTTGGATAAAACATGCCGTGCCAAATCATTTGCATGATATAAGTCTTACACGCGCATTGGAGGACAAGCTATTCCCTGAGAAGAAAGAACCGGAATATCGTATTGTTGAAAATTATTACGGGCGTGATATTGTTGTCCCGCCACATGCACGATGGATAGCAATGCGTGCAGACGGTTCAACTTATGTTTATGAAACAGAGCCAGTGCTTAGACCCGGATGCTGGCGCGAAAACATAAATGGCGAAGATAATGATGTTCCAGTTGCATGGTTTCCGCCAGCAATCGCTGATAAACACTGGCAAGATAGTCTTATGGGGATTCAATTATGAAAATCGAAAACTTCAAAGCATGTCCAATGCGGCAAGTTGAATACTTTGGCATAACCATCAGCATTCCAGCAGACCATGAATGGGTAGTAACTTCTGTGTATGGCGGCGTTTACAGCTTTACCTATGAACCTTATTATGAATTTGGTATATGGGTAACTGATGAGACAGAACCTTTTGTGATTCATGCGGTTGGCAACTGCAATAACATAAGCGATGAGGACGCAGCAGCCAGCCTACGCCATTATCCAGTTGGTGATACAAATGAACAATGAAGACAATTTGCTACTTATGGGGCAATTATTTGAATGTGCTTCACTGTTGATGTTGATAGGCGCATTGCTTTGGTTGTTCCTCCCAGAAGTTGAAGAAGCCTTGTTTAGCGATAAGAATTATCTTGATGTAAAAACTATTGCTTTGATGCTAATAATTATTCCCGCTGTAGCAGTAAACTGCTGCGGCATCTACTTTATACCTGAAATTTGGTGGATTGTTTCTGGTCTTCAGTGGGGTGTTTATTTGATATTAGTTATGGAAGTTAGTGAAAAACGTAGTAGAAACAAAGTCAGATAGTGATGGTGGCATGATTAAAGTATTACAAGTGGTGGAAAGCGTTTCAATGCTGATGATGTTGGGCGTGTTGCTTTGGACATACAGAGATGCCGTTAAAGAACTTTTTACTGGCGGCTACAATCCTTATCTGTACTTCCATACCTTCATGTCAATGATGATACTTGTTCCTTCTGTTGCGGCAACCATATGTGGCATCTATGCTATGCCGGAATTATTCTGGATTGTTACTTGCGAACAGTGGTTTATCGTTATCAGGATAGCGCAGGAATTTGGTTAATCCCGCAGAAAACAATGAAAGAACAACCTATATGAAGACAAGCGAAAAGCTGAGAAGAAAGATTAAACAAGAACTTCCAGAGATAACCATCATAGATGATGTGAAGTTCTACGGGCGCAGGGCATCAGCTGATGGCGTAGCGTTTACATGGCTTGCTTCTGCTGGCGCTATGAAGCCAATAATTTATAGCTATGACACGATGGCTGCCTGTTTGGAGAAGCCTCTATCATGCCGATATACAGAGGAATTAGGAAGCAGCCCTGAAGGTTGGCTAGTTGGCATTGATTAACAAGCCAATCACACTTTCCATTAAGAAGCCCTGTTAATTCAGGGCTTTATTCATTTCTTCTGCTATAATTCGCTGCATCCATGTTAAACAAAACTGTTACTAAACAATGCAACATTCAGAAGAAATCATCGAACAAATCGTACAATTAAGAGAAGAAGGCTACTCTTTCAGAAGCATTGCCGACTTGGTTTTTGGCTCACGTTCCCAAGAATCCACAGTAAGGGGCATTGTAAGAAGGGCATTTGAAGAAAAAGCTGATGAAACCAATGAACGCCGTAGCCAATATCAACAAGACCAAATCATCAGCTTACAAAAATCCCTACAAAACGCTAGAGACCAAAACAACTTACACAGAAAAATTAACCGCAATATTGACAGGGAAGTAACCGCACTTACAACGCTTTACGAAGAAATTCACAAAGCCCTGCAAAACGTTATCTTTGCCGCCCCAGTTGATTCTTATCACATTTCAGAAGAAACTGACACTTCAAAAGTTGGCGTTATTCAGCTTTCAGACCTGCATTTTGGTGAAACCACTGATAACTCACATCCCTACAAACATGACAACATTATTGCTTACAGAAAGCTCAAACACTTTCACAATGAAGTTTATAAAACCTTCACTCAAAAAGGCATCAAGAAAGTAGTCATTGCTTTCACAGGCGATATGATGAACTCGGATAGACGCCTTGATGAAGTAACCATGAACGCTGGCACAAGAGCAGAAACACTGGTTGAAGCGCTTGATATTCTGCAAGAGTTCATTGCAAGTGTAGCTGTATGGGCTGATGAAGTTTACGTTGCATCAGTCATTGGCAATGAATCCAGAATAGGGCAGTTTGTTTCATGGGCAAAACATACCGCTACTGACAACTTTGATTACATCATTCACAACTGCCTTGAACGGCTTTTCCACAATAATAACAAAGTCAAATTCATTTCCATGAATGATGATGTTCATGAAAAACTGCTGGATATTGATGGCTTCAAACTGCTGCTTACACATGGCAACAACACATTAGCTTCAAAGAATCCAGAAGCTGAAGTAGCCAAACTTAAAGGGCGCTATGCTGACAAAGGGCAAAACGTGGATTACGTAATCTTTGGGCATATTCATTCAACCATGATTACAGACACATTTGCAAGGTCGGCTTCATTGGTTGGTGGCAATGGCTATTCTGATAAGAACTTAAACCTCTCATCAAAAGCCTCACAGAACTACTACATCATTGACACTAACAACAAAACGATTACAGGCTCAAATGTTGATTTGACCTTTCATGGGCTTGTAAAAGATGAAGACGCAGACAAAGCAAATAAACTATTGGCAGTAAAAATTTAAGGAGTAACAATAATGGCATTACCTTCAGCAATATCATTCGTTCGCTATCCAGTAGAAGTACCAAACGAGCCTGATAAAAAGTACACCATTCGGCAAATGGTTACAAAGGAATATAAGGATGTTCTGACGATTACGAACATGAAGCATCCCGAAACCTTTACAAAAACATTTGGTAAGATTATTGAATCCTGTGTTGTTGAGCCAGATAACTTCAACATCAACAAGGAAAAGTCCTACATCATTGAATACTTGTTCATGATGATTTATCTGCTTTCAATCAAGCCCACCATTGACCTTACCGTTAAATGCCCTTATAAAGTGATTGAAGACATTGAAGTTACTAAAATCAATCCAGAAACACAGGAAGAAGAAACAGAAATCCTGAAAGAGCAAGAAATTGATTGTGATACAGAAGTTAATCTTACTTTCCATGCCAAGGACATCAGAATTAGCCGACCAGAAAAAGATACCTTTGAACTGGGAAATGGCGTTATTCTGAAGCTGAAGTTCCCCACATGGGAAGAATACCGGAAACTGGAAGAAGAATCATCTTCACAAATGGCGCTTATTGAAAAGCCTGAAGAAGAACTTACTGAAGAAGAATATCAAGCTAGACTTAAACTTATTAACAAGGTTGTTTATAATAGCGTTGCTGAAATTTGGGTGAACGATGAACTGTGGGAAGAACCCTTTACTGAAGAAGAATTTGTAATGTGGCTTGACCAGTTTCCTTTAACCATTTATTCTGACATTGTTGAGTTCATTAACCAGCGCCCACAAGTCTATATCATGCAGGAAATCACTTGCCCTCATTGCAAACGCGAGTATGTCTTCAACAGATTCGGTTTAGATAACTTACTAAAGTAGTATGCTCCGAGGAGCAGGAATATATGCTCATGAAGACTATTGTTTTATTAACAAAACTTCATGGCTTCCTGCCTTCCGAATTGGAGCGCATGACCATGCAGGATTTGCGTTTGGCTATTGGTATTATTGAAGATTATCAAAAACAAGAAGCCGAGGAATACGCCAGAATGCAAAGCCAACAACGAATAACTTAACAATCTAACAAGCGGGTAATCAAACCCGCTTTCTCTTTTTGCTATTCTTGCCGCCATCAACGAACCTACTAGAAAGGAGCATAAAAGAATGTTAGTTATTTCAACCCGTCTAAAACCCTATCCTTACGAACGCATTGAAAACGATAGCGTTTCATCAGATGTTTCCCCTTATGTAAAGCTGAATACAAACACTGTTTACTTGGGGCTTCTGCATCACATGCCTTATGACCCGAATGGCAATGATTTATTGGAAGCTGGAACTGCTGAAGATTCAAAAGACCAACGCTTTAATACAACCAAGAACGATTTAACTTCATCGCGTTTTCCAGTATCACTCAAGTCACAAGACTGGCGGAAATCCCGTACTAAAAGCATAAACGGGCAAGAAGTGTATGAATACAAGAAGGAAATTCCTTTGCAACTCTTACACAAAAATGGCGATAACGACTGGAAGTACATTGTTGGCGTTGCCCTCTTTCAGTTTCCTGATGATGAAGAAGCCTTCAAAAACGAACAGCGTCTAAAAGCTAAACGGGATGAAGCCAAACAAACAGCCATGCTTCTGAAATCATGGACAAATGAAGAAGAACGCAATTACAAGGCTTATGAAGAATCCCTACAAAAGCCCTTCTTCTTGGTTGCTAAAGACTTCAAACATCCTATTCCAACTTCACAATGCTTGCTTTCTGGTAATGCCTGTATTACTAGAGGCGGCTTGAAACTGGAAAAAGCGTTGCTGATGGCATTAGGCTGGCAGCCAGCATCTGAAGATGAATTGAAGAAGAAAGCTGCTGGTGGCAAGAAGGATAAGAACAAAGCTGCACTTGAAAAAGCCAAGAAGCTATTCAAAGACCCTGATTCTATTAAGAAAGAAAAAGAACAACTGGTGGCTGCTGGCGAACAGCCTACTGAAGTTAAGAAGAAAAAGAAGAAAAAAAAATCAAGTGGCAATGTTCAAAATGCACAGCCAGCGTTCAATGCCAATGAAGTTCAGTTCGGTGAAGCTGTTGATACAGATTCCATCTTTGAAGGACAAGAACTCATTCAAGAAAGAACACTGGATGATGCAATGGGATTGGACACTGGCTTCATCAATCCGTTTAGCTTGATTAAACAGCAGGATGATGAAGAAGAAAGCCAGATGTAAATTTATTGATTGATGACAATAGAAAAGCCGCCTGTAATTGGGCGGCTTTCTATATGACGGTTGAGGTGGCTTATTCTTCGCCTTCACCGCCATCATTTTCATCAACTTTGTCTTCTTTACCGTCAGCAACGTCGCCATCAGTGGCTTTATCAGCGTCTTCTTTAACAGCAGCTTTCTTGGCTTCCAAGAACTGCTGGAAAGTTTGGGCGTCGGTAAGGTTTTCAAACACGCCGAAATCACGGCTACGGTCAATTTCAATTTTGTAGTTGTTAAGGTCTGCCATTTTGGTTTAGTTCCTTTGCAAAGAATTTCTAACAATTATTTAACTTCACAAGTGTTTTTGATGGCGCTATAATACGCACATCAAATGACAGAGCGGGTTTATGGCAGTTTTTATGGTTCATCTGCCTCCGGTTTTCCGCTCTGTTATTTGACCTTTAATGGGCAACGTCTCCACATCAGTCTTCTAAACTGATACCTAAAAAGTGGGATGAAGGTGAGAGGTTTGATTCCTCCGTTGTCCGCCATGGGAAGTTGGGTGAATGGTTAAGCCAGCAGACTGTAAATCTGCCGCCTTCGGGAATTCTAGGTTCTAATCCTAGGCTTCCCACCAGTTTTAACCGGGTATCCTCTTTGTTACATTGGCAGGTTTATTATCTCTTTTCCAGCCAATACTTTTAGAGGCAACCTTTGGGGCTTGATGCTTGGTGGTTGTTCTAATAGTTTCGTGTAGCCGCTATAGCATCAAGTAGCCCAAGGTTTCTGTTATATATCCTTTGATAAGTTGCCCTCTTTATGAGGCTTTTCTTTATGTGAGATTTCTTAATTGATTGTAATTGAAAAGAATTATTAACTCTTTAGAATGGCGTCATTTGGCACTAAGCGCCAGTTAATCATTTTCTTAAACTTAACAAAGGAGCATTTCAAATGACTACTGAACTTCAAAATCTTCAAGCTGTTGTAACGATGGATTCTCGCGTAATTGCTGAGATAACTGGCAAGCGTCATGACAATGTAATGATTGATTGTAAGAAACTTGAGAATTATTATCAGTCTTGTTACTCACCTGAAAAATCAGGTGAGCTTATAAATCAACAACTTACAAAGACGTTACTGGCAGACAACTGCCTTGCTATGAACTTTCTAAGGAGGCTGTTCTTGACCTGATAACTGGTTACAGTCTTCCGCATCGCCATGCAGTCAATAAACGCTGGATGGAACTGGAAGAACAGGTTCGTAATCCTTTCTATCACATGTTGCCCAAGAACTATTCAGAAGCACTTATCCAACTCGCGGAGAAGCAGCAAGAAGTGGAGAAATTGCTCCCAAAGGCTGAATTTTATGACGCGGTTATGCAAACAGATTCAATGATAACTGTTGGTGAAGCTGCTAAATTGTTAGGAATAAAAGGCTTTGGAAGAAACAAGCTTTATAATTTCTTAAGGGAAGAAGGTATCTTTCAAGCCTCAAACCATCCTTACCAAGCCTACATTAACCGTGGCTGGTTCAAGCTGGTAGAATGTACTTACAATGATAAGAAGTCAAACATGCCGATTGTTTATTTGAAAACAGTTGTCTTCCAGAAGGGCGTTGATGGCATTCGCCGTCTTATTAACAAACGTAACATTGCTTAAAAGGAGTAATCTACATGAAAACAATTCAAACAACACTTGAAGAGAAAGTTAATTTTTATGATTTCATTTGCGATGATGAGAACACCATTGAATTAAGCAGGCTTCCTGATGCCTTGAACATCACCCAAGAAGAATTTAATGAGTATGTTATACCGTTACTCATTAGAAAGCATGTTCTAAATGAACGTCAAATCGCAGAACAAGCCTATGTTGATGAAGGCTGGTTCAGGGTTATTCGTTGTGAATGGAATCTGGAAAATGGCGATATGATTAGAGCCTTTAGAACAGTTGTTTACCAGAAGGGCATTGATGCCATTAAAGAATTGATTCTAGAAGAGGCGGATTGAAATGTCAGAATCAATGACTTCAAGAGATTTAGCCATCAAATTAGACAGAACGCATGATAGCGTTATGGCGGAATTGGATGTCTTACAAGATAAATCCAACATCACAGAAAGACAGGATGAAGAGGGCAGGTATTACGAATTAAGCGATGCCTTCGCTTGCAATGTTCTCTTATATGAGCTTTATCACGAACAGCTAGCCAAATCATTTAACATTTAGGAGCTAAACAAAATGTCAGACTTCCTTTTAGACACAGAAACACTTGGTACAGACCATGACGCTTTAGTGCTTAATCTTGGCATCGTACCATTTAACATTGACGGTAAAGATGACCCATTTGACCTGTTAAAACGGTCATTAACCATAAGATTCGATAAGAAACAACTCTTTGCTACAAAGCGATTCTCTTACACAGATGACACTAAGAACTGGTGGAAGAAACAGCCCCAAGAAGTACAAGACCTGAACCTGAAAGCAGCACCTGATGATGTTTCATTAAAAGAAGGCTGTCAAAGAATCATTGATTTCCTTAAAGAAAACAGTTATTCAAGAAAATCAACACTTTGGACAAGGGGTTTGGATTTTGATATTCCTATTGTCAAGAACCTGTTCAATGTTTCAGGTTTGAAGTATCCCTTCAATCCTTTCATGTCAAGGGACGTAAGAACTTTCATTGAAGTTTTAACAGGTGAAGATTCCAGAGTTTACCGCCCTAAAGGCTTTAATGAAAAGCTGAAAGATTTCCCTAAACACTTTTCCACTTATGACGCCATTAGGGATGTGATTTTCATGCAAATGGTGTTTGGAGGTGATGATGACTAAACAAGAATTTGAAGCAAGATACCACGAACTTTTAGTTCAACTAATCCAAACCAAAACTGCCCTTTCGGGAGAGCTAGCTGAAATTCTTGCTTCTTTCTATGAAGGGCGCGAGTTGAAAGGAATGATTTCATATAAAGGAATGCTTCCAAACAGTGGCAGCAACTATTCCTTCACGCTTGAAAAGACATCGTCATCTCGCTACGATATTATTGAATGGAATAAATCCTATAAAACGCTTATGTTCATTACTGGCAAAGACCGCTTGATTTTCGAGAATCTGGAATTGCCAAAAGAACATGAACTGTTAGATTTTAAGAAACATTTTGAGATTAGAAGAAACCCGAATATTCCTGCCAATGATGAATTTTTTACTTTCCTTCCGAATGCTAGAAGGGCTATATTGAAATGGTTTTGTCTAAGAGAATTCACGCCCATTACAGGGCATAATTTCTTGGTAACGATTATCAAGCTCTTTAATCTTTTTGTGGAGCTTCAGGAGATGAACGAATCTTCTGTTCGTGGCTAATAAGCAAACCAGTAATTTCCTGAATCCTGCCTTTCTGGCTTTCAATCACATTCTCAAGTAGTGAAATTCTAAGCTGCAATGTCTTCTGAACGCGGCTTAGTTCAACCAACTTATCCTTAAGCTCCTTGTTCTCATCGAGGAGCTTTTCTCTTTCATCGGCGTAAACTTTGCAGGCTTCGGGTGTTTTATCTTCTGGATTACTAGAAGTTAGAAGTGCAATGGCTTTAGGAATAACGCCACTTTTAGACAATGAAAAGTAAGTTCCACTTACAGCAACACCAATAATGGCTATCTGTTCAGCAGTTAGATGGAAAATCCATGATAGGGCATTCATCATTTAGCTCCGCTTGAAGAAGCCAAACAGACCCTTTCTTTTAACTTTACCTTTCAATGTTTCCAGTTCCTCGCCCAAATCAGACATTTTCTCTTGTATTTGAACGAGTTCAGATTTTACAAAACTAAGCCCTTGCTCAACATCTTCGAGCTTAGTCGTGATTTCTATAATGGTGTTTGCGGGTATCTGTAGAACAATTTTGTCAGAAGTATCAAATGATGGTGTGGTTGTCATTGCGGCTATCATCCATAAAGGCTTGTTTTTATTTAGGAATTGCTAGATTTATAGCCATGAAGAAAGGTGGATACAAATTAACTACACAATCAGCGGGTAATGTTATGATTAGTTTGATTTCAATAACCCTCAAAAGGAGCAATCAAAATGAAAACAACTGAACTTCCTCAACGTTTTCAACCACTTCTAATCTCAATCAAAGACGCCCTGCTTTACACAGGCTTCAATCCCGCCGAACTTACTGTAGAAAAAACTGACAACAGATATGGCGCTTATCTCATTAGTCATAAAGAAGCTGAACTTGATTTGCATCTTTATGAAGAAGACCTTTTTGATGCTATGTTCATTCAATGGGGAAATGGTAAGCGCCAGATAACCATGTATGAATTACAACAGCGGCTTAAAGCAACCAAAGTAACCCAACACCTGAAGTTCCATTCTTCCTTCACAAATCCCAAAGTGCGTGTTGATGATTTTGTGAAAACTCTGCTTTCTTATGACCTGAAGAACTGGATTATCAAGCTGGATTTTGGTCATAAAGGTGCTGTTGCTACTTTCATTTCAGGCGCATCAGGCAGACAAGAATCCATGCTGACGCATTTGGAAGGCAAACTTTATTACGTTTCCTACACAAAAGGCAATGATGGTAAAGAAGTAAAAGTGGAAACCCTTGAAGAAGGCTTTGTAGCCCTTCTAGGTCATACTGATAAGAAAGACCATAAACGAACAGTAGATTTCATTCTGAAAGCGATTGAAGTAGGTAATACTACAGTAGCAGGCAAAGCTACAGGGCTTTCATTCTACTTGTATGACAATGCTAATGTTGTTGATATGGGTGTAGCTTTCATGTCAGAACTTCTGCCGTCACTTACCATCATTGAGCCTTCAGTAACACTTCATTTGGCGGAACATGAAAGCCAGCCAACCGACCCTGAAATTGCCAGCCAGTATGAACTGCTATTAAATGAAGGGCGTCAAGTCATTCTGGATGTTCTTTTATCAGAAGAAGCCAAGATTAAGGCTAGAGAAGAAGCCAAACAAGAAGAACCTAAATCTATCATTATTCATTAAGTTAATGATAAATAAAGAACTATGAAGATTATAAGTTGTAAGAAATGCGCGGGAACTGGCGTTTTGAAAACAAAAAACAGCTATTACTTCCCTTTGAATACAGCAACATCATGGAATAAAAAGAAATGCCATGATTGCTATGGACTTGGCTTCAAAGAAAAAGAAGCTGCGTAAATACATTTGGTTGAAAGAAAAGAGAAAGCCGCCTAACAAATGGGCGGCTTTTCCTTATCCATAATTCTCTTTAATCTTCATCCTCATCTTCGTCTTCATCATCGCCACTTACAGAATGGCTTTCCAGTTCAGTTCTGATGTATTCGTCAAGGGCATCCATGCCATTAAGAATCTTGTTGTTAATAATCTTTGATAAAGAACTTTGATAAACATGAATTTCTTCTGCTGACAAGCCATCAGTAACAATCAGTGGCTCTGTTTGCGTTGAATCCTTAGCAACATTCATGTACACCAGATTCAACGATAAATAAGGCTCTGAAGTTTCCTCATTTATATCAATGAGAATCGTGCCAGTGTATTTGCCCGTAGAAAAGACGATTGAATTAGCGGCACATTCTACTTTTTCGTATTGGTCATGCAGGTACGAAACCAGCTTGATACAAGCACCAAAGCCCGCTGTGAAGTTCTGATTAATGACTTGATAAGCATTCATGAATAAACATTCACTTTCTTTTGATTATTGAATAATGCCAATATTATCAAACTACTAACTTAAATAAAAGAAATTTCCTTTCCGCTGCTGCCACTAATCATGCCCCAGAATCCGCCTAGCAAACAACTACCAGCCGACTTGCGTTTATGCAAGCCTGCTGACTATGCTTTCTTTGTAGCGGAAAGAAATTTTACCTTCCCAAACCCTTCTGAAGTCCCGCCAAATGGCTCTATTCTCTATGAACAATTCGTAGCAGAACGAAACTTCATCTTCCCTGAACTGCTGTGTAATCCAGCACCGAATGAACTGGTTCTGATGGACATTGAACAGGGCAACACAATACAGCCCCATTCATCATTCTATCAAGCTGACTTCTCCATTGATTTCCATCAAGGCAATGTTCTTGAAATCAAGTTCACTGAAGACGTTCCGCCTATTGAAATTCATCAAGGGCAAGACCTAACTGTTGACCTTGTTATTCCTAAAGAAGTGGATGTCATTGACATTCAACAAGGCACTACGCTGTCGTTTGATGAATCCCTAATAGGGCATATCAACATCCATCAAGGGCAATCTGTTGAATGGTATTCACCAGCTGAATTTGGCGCAGAAATCCATCAAGGGCAAACCCTATCCCTAAAATCCCTAGAAGTCAGAAAAGACTTCATCGTTGATATTCATCAGGGGCAAACATTAAAACCAGTTCTAGGCGAAATCACGGATTTCCAAATCCCAATCCAGCAAGGGCAAACCCTCATTTGGGATGAACAAGTCCTATCTGACCTTGAACTGGGCACTGGCTACTTCGTTCATGATGTAGAGCTTAGACACAGTTCAAACGGGCTTTCATTTGGACAAATTGACATTCACCAAGGGCAAACGCTTGAACATCTAAACGCCCTTTTTGAAGCAACCCCGCCATCAATATTCCAGCCTGAAATCATTGGCAACAATCCTAACACAGTTTATGTAGCACTTGAAGGGCAAAACAACCTGTTCATTTGGATGGAAGAACAATGCTGTAACAGACCATTCAATGACATTGGCTGGAATAACATTTACTGGGAATATAACAAGGATTATGACACTGACATAAATTCAGAACATTATGCCATCAATGGCATGCAACTTCAGCCATTAGACCTTGCCACAATGGTAAATCTTGAAGTAAATTGCTATACAGGACAATCACTGGAATATTCAGAAACCCTAGATTATGTTCTTGGCTACATGTATCTAGCAGATGGAATGACACTAAATGTTAGCTTCGATGAATCTGGCATTATTAAAACTTGCCCTTCAAATGAAATCTTGGATGGCGATGACCTTTCCATTGACATGATTGACCCATACACTTATGACTGTGACGCCAATTACATTTACCAAGGACAAGAGTTAAAAGTTGATTTAGAAATTTCACCTAATCTTCAAGGGCAATTCTATTATTCAAATTCATTTGAAATTGATTTAGAAGTTATTCCATGGGAAGTAAGAATCTGGTATGGCAATAATGTACAAGTAGCACTTTCAACAACAGAAAAACTGGATTCAGAAATTTCGCAAGGCAACGTTCTTGAAGTTCAGATTTACGAAGAACCTATTGAATGTTTCTATGGAAATGAAGTTCACATTGAAATGATGACTGAATACGATGTTTCATTTGTGGATGAGGGCTGTTTAGAAAACGAATACATTTATGTTGATGAAAACGGTGTTCGCTTGGATTATCTAACCATTAAAGATACTGTTGAATTGATGCCTTACCGTCATTGGATAAGGGCTAAGTGTTATTAAAGAAAGAGTGTAGAAAGAAAGCTCTCAAGTGTATTGAGGCTTTTTTATAGCTATTGTCTGTAGTTGAAAAAAAAAATAATTATCATTAAAAAAACTACATGTAGGACTGTAGAAATGAGTTCTTAGAGTAAACACCACAATATCTAGTATGGCTCATCAAATATGCGCGAATTTCGCGCCAAGATAGATGATAGGTGAACTAGATATAGTGGTCTCGCGGATATGAAACGAAGGTTTCCGTCCAATGGTTGTTACGAGTAGTGGATGAAACGTAGTTTCAGGTTGTTAGAAGGGATTATAAGGTTTATAAGAATTATAAGAATTATAAGGTTTCTAAGAGGTTAGAAAGAAGAATAAACCAAATAAAGAATCCTTGTATATACAAAGCGGGAATGCGACAAAAGTAGCAATTTCATGCGACATGAAGTGAGGAAATTGATGCGACAATGGCTTTGGGATGGGGCTCATCTGCTTCATTTGGCTTTTGAACACTAGCAATTTCATGCGACAAGGCTGACAAAGCCATCCTGTAAACCAGTAATTTCATGTGACACGGTTGCCAAAACAGATTTCAAACATGTAGAATTTCATGCGACGCACCAACCTAGCAATTTCATGCGACACAGGTTCAGTGCCGCTTCGTCTGGCTTTGTAAAGTAGCAATTTCATGCGACAAGAAGTGAAGAAGCCAGCCACATGCCAACCTTCGCAACTAGCAATTTCATGCGACACGGCTTTGGGTGGGCTTCATAAACTAGTAAATTGATGCGACAAGAAGTGAAGGATTTGATGCGACAATGGCTGCCGAAAGCCAACCCGCAAACCAGCAATTTCATGCGACACGTGCCATACGCGCAGCAGAACTAACTTCATATGAACCTTCACAACCAGCAATTTCATGCGACAAACTTTGCTTATCAAGAACTTATATAAGGAATTTCATGCGACAAGAAGTGAAGAAATTGATGCGACACGACTTTGGGCATCACTTCAGCTAGATTTACAATCCAGCAATTTCATGCGACAAAAACAAAGAAGCCACCCATCAGCAACAGGTGGCTTCCACTATAAGAAGTCAAGAAGGGAAGGTGGCTTCGTGTTATCAAGCTGCCTACAGGACTTGTAAGGGAACTTAGAAATATCAATGATAGCTCCGTGAACATCTATGATGGCGGCACTATCAATCTTTATATTCTCTTTTGTATAGTAAGTTTTAGAGATTTCCCCAGAAGGTGTGAACTGTTTTATGACACAAACATATTCGGCATCCTTAAGATACTCATATTCTCTTTCAACTTTCTTTTCTAAAATGACAGCAGTAGAAACTAGAAAAACCACTGCCATTAAAACTTTTGTTTTCATGACAGCGGTTTCCTTTAATTTAGTTAAAACAATCGTTAAATGGCTTTTGCGTTTATTTACTAATCATAGATTTTAACTATTTGCCCTTGTAAAGACCTAGCCTTTTACCCATTTCTCTTTGTGAACTTACCCTGTCTTGCAAGTTTTGAATGTCTTTTCTGATTCCAGCATTAGCCCTGTACATAACACTAGGCGCATTCAAACATTCGCGCTTAGTAAATTCAGTATTAGAGCTAGAACAATGAGGGCATTTGTAAGAAGCATCAAAATGAAAACTGCCATCTACAAATGACACTTTCAAACAATCCTTACATTTATAAGTACAGCGGTATTCGTATAAAGCCATAAACAGTTACTCCTTTCATTTCTTTTATTTGTTATTCCGAAGTTCAGTATTCCAAACTTCATTAGCACTTTTCTTAACGAAGACATGAGATGGCAGCATAACGATAGTTGCCCATTCTTCTTCTCTTATTTCTACTAATGGCGAAGTTACATGTTTCCACAAGTAGCGTTTGATAGCGCCTCTAATAACAGGATGCTTTTTATACGCTTCAACCCAAGCCATACTAACCATCATGACGTTCTTGTTCTTCATGCCATGTTCAACAATGTCATCAAAAATGACAGCCCTTACTTGGGGCGGCAAATAGTGAACATTCAAACCTATCCAGCCGTTATGGGTCATTTTGATGGGAATAATCAAAGGGAACTTATCGTAATAAGGCAGCGTGTCTTTCCATTTAGGGTCATAGGTGTATTGGAAAAGCCCACCCCTTCTAAGTGAATGCACTGTAGCAAAGGCTTTGTAGTTCTTGTCAGCGTTGTACTTAGCTGTGATTCTTAGACGGTTGAAGTACCATTGCAGGGCATTACGCGCTTGTCTTTGGCGGTAATGGGTTGGTCTTCTAAGGAAATCCCTTAAGAACTTCTGAAAGCGATGCAGGATTGAAGGATTGAATTTCTGCCCCGCTTGAATATTGGTTGGTTTATTTGCTTCTGGCATCATTGCGCCTTTATATTTGAATCTTACTGTTATTTCAATATGTATGAAATGTAACAAGTTTATGTAATTAAGGTTGATAGAATAAAGCGCCAGTAAGACCATATTCCTACTGGCGCAATTTGTTTAATCAACATAAAGGATATTATCATGTCAAATTTAGTCATTTCAAACATTTCCGTAAACCTTAATAGAGGTTTGTATTCGCTTAATGACCTGCATAAAGCGGCAGGAGGTGAAAGCAAGCACCAGCCATCATTCTTCCTTCGTCTTGATTCAACCAAGGCTCTTATTCAAGAAATCTCTAATGAAATCAATCAGTCAGCAGAAATGCAGAGTGGTGTTGTAGAGACCATTAACGGTGGTGATAACAGAGGCACGTATGTTTGCAAAGAACTCGTTTACGCCTACGCCATGTGGATTAGTCCAGCCTTCAATCTCAAAGTTATCCGAGCATTTGACGCCATGACGAACGATAAAAAACTTACACCTGCGGAAACATTGCTGGGTATGGCACAACAATTAGTTGACCATGAACGCCAGATTGGCGTGCATTCCGACGAAATCCTGTTGCTACAAGAGAAGAACAGAAACCTTGAACTTAGACTTAAAGTTTATGAACAGGAAGAAGAATATTACACCATGAAAGGCTATAGCATTCTTCATGACCTAAATTACTCCTCAGAGGAGTTGTCGCAGTTATCTAAAAAGGTTAAACAGCTTTCTGTAGAAATGGGTTATTCCGTTTCCAAAGCTAAAGACAAAACTTATGGGCAAGTAAATGCCTATCATGAGAAAGTGTTAGATAAATTCTTTGCTGATGAAATTTAACAATAGCCCTCTGAAATGAGGGCTTTAAATTATCTAAATCAAAGGCTTATAAAGTTTGCTGTTAAAATAATCACCAGTAAAAACAAATTTAGGTGAATTAGAGTGGCAAACACAGCGAATTTCAACCGTAGCCCTTACTTTGATGACTTTGACCCTTCTAAGAACTTCTACCGGGTTCTTCTGAAAGCAGGGCATCCCGTACAGGCTAGGGAACTAAACCAACTGCAATCTATTCTGTGGAATCAGCAGTCCATCTTTGCAAACAACATCTTCAAGAACGGCACACGAGTTGAAGGCGGCACACCCAAGTTCAACACTTTGTCATGGGTAAGATTGAATAAAGGCGCTAAGATTGACTGGTTTAACAAGGAAATCCCTTGTATTGCAGTAGGTATGGGCGATGGCACAGGCAATGGTTCAAACCTGAAAGCCCGTGTTATTGATGCAATCGAAGAAACCACAGAACATCCGGCAACACTGTTTGTCGTCTATGAAAACGTTGCTGTTGATGGCGAAACGACTTCATTTTTGTGGGGCGAAAAACTGGCTATTCTTTCTGGGCAGGACAGAACTACAGAACTTACCCAAGCGAATAACCGCCCCAATGTAAGATGCCCTTCTTGTGAGGCTTCTAAAACGATTGGCAATAACACCTTCAACATTTCTAACCAGATTCAGAACGATGTATTTGGCACTGACGCAAACATCCGCCCAACTGGTAATACCGCTAAACAGCTTGTTGTAGCAGAAGGTAAGTGGTATCACAATGGCATCTTCATTGACTGCCCGCAGAAATCCATCATTTATTCCAAGTATGGTGAAAAGTTCACTGGCAAAATTGGCTTTGATGTTGTAGAAGAAATCGTTACTGTAAACGAAGACCCGACATTGGCTGATAACGCATTGGGCTATCCCAATGAAAAAGCGCCGGGCGCTGACCGCTTTAAAGTCTGGCTGAATCTTCTAATCAAAACCGCTGACCCTGCTGATGGCGATAGATTCATTATCATTTGTACATTTGAAAATGGCGAAGTTACTTCACTGGTTGAAGACACGCAGTATTCAAAAATCATGGATATTATGGCGCAACGTACTTATGAAGAATCTGGCAACTACACCGTTAAAGACTTTACATTGAAGTACATTGACCACAAAGCGCCATTCAAAGATGATGCTCAAGGTGTAAGCCCTGATGGCGATGACAATTTGGTTAGAGCATTTGTAAGTGATGGTATTGGCTATGTTTCTGGCTACCGCCATGAAAAGAAATATCAAACTGTTTTTGATGTAAGAAAAGCTCGTGATACCGTAACCACAGAAACCGCTTCAATCTTCTTTGATGAACCTGCTTATGTGGATTTGGTAGTGGTTCATGGTTCTAACGCATGGGCAAACAACTCAAATAATGACCAGAACATCTTCACCAACGAAGAAATCCAGCTTAAAGATGGCGATACGACTTCGGGCTCTGCTGCTGGTAATGTTGTAGGCAAAATGAAAGTTTGGGATGCCCAATTCCTAAGAATGGATGGCACTGACCCGGTTTACCGCTACTACATTGCTGAAATTACAATGAATGATGGCAAGTCCTTCGCCGACATCAAATCAGCAACAAACATTGCTACCAACTTCATTGCGAAAGTTCCGCAAACAGGCTTCTTTGTTTTCAACAACTCAAAAACAGATTTGTTCTGGGTAGTTTCTGTTCCTTTTGTTAAATCACTTAGGGACATTGATAACGCTAACAAAGGTTCAATGATTATTAACCGCCGCCATAAGTTCGTAGGAACAGTTGGTTCAGGTGGTACTCCGAATGAAGTAGCTTTCCAAGTAGCTGAAGTAGCAAGTATTGATGTTTCTACAGCAGTTCTTTCAGTAAAAGAAGGCGGAATTTGGAAACGTGTTGACCCCACTGGCAAAGTTTCTGTATCTGGAAAGTCTGTAATCGTTAAGGACGCATCATTAGCTGGAAAAGAAGTCATGCTGGTTTGCACCTTCCAATCTATCAACGTTAAGGAAAAGACCAAAACGTTGAAATCTGATGTAACCAAGACTTTCAAAAGAAATGAAACCAATGACTTTAAAGACCCAATGAAACTGGGTAAAGCGGATATTCTCAAACTCAAATCAATCAAATCAAAAGATGGGCAAAAAGACCTTACAGCGTTTTTCACATTGGATAACGGGCATCGCCCTTACGCTTATCTGGAAGGCAGAGTATTGCTACATGGTGGCACTATTGACGCTTCTATTGATGAAATCGTGGTAACTTTTGACTATCTGGAACATTCAGATTCAGAAACAGCAGGCTTCTTCACCATTGATTCCTACAAAACCATCTTGGATGATAAGAACGATTACAACTATGCCAACATCGGCACTGCGCAATCTTCTGATGGCACTACTTATTCTGTTTCGCAAATCATTGACTTCCGCCCTCTTATTCTGGATGGCACAGTTACTTCATCCGTAATGCCTGCTGTTAAAACGACGGCCATTCATGACGCTACTTATTACGTTGGGCGTAGGGATTACGTTTACATTGATAAAGACGGCAACATTGGCGAGCAATATGGCGTTCCTACGGACAAACCGAACTTGCCTGCAGTAAGAGAAGACTGCATGAACTTGTATGAGGTTTACTTCCCGCCTTATACTTATTCAGCCGCAGATATTAAAATCAAACGAATTGAAAACAAACGCTACACCATGCGGGATATTGGCAAGCTGGAACAGCGCATTGGCACGTTGGAATACTACACAACGCTTACTATGGCTGAAACTGCATTGCACAATGAGAAATTCCTTGATGGTAATGGACTTGAGAAGTTCAAAAATGGCTTTGCTATTGATTCATTTGTGAACTATACGATTGCAGACACTTCAAACCCGGAATACAGGGCTTTGAACAATGCCCGTTACCGCTATCTTGTTCCGAACGTAACTTCCTTTAACCGCCCATTGGAATTGGATAAAACAGCATCTACCAACATTAACGTAAGAGCAAAAGTCTTAACACTGCCTTATACGCATGAAAAAGTAGATGAACAGCCCTATGCTTCTAAGCACACTTCCATTAACGAAGCCTTCTTATACAGAAGAAAAGGTTCATTAACGCTTGTACCTAACCATAACACATGGTCAGATACAACCATTGCGCCTAAACTTACATGGGACATTGATACTGGCACTGAAGCAGCAAAGGGACTGGCAAATCACATTAACCGTGTACAAAAAGAGTTCAACCAATACCAACTGTTGAACCGTTCAACTACTAAACCCGTTTCTGAAATTCAGTACAACTCTAAATCCAGAGTAGAATCAGAAACAGCAACTTCTACTTCTTCCTCAACTAACAGAACTTATGAGGGCACGGTAAGAAATCCGCCTATTGATAACCCGCGTAGTGTTCCGTATTACAAGTACAAGGAAACTACTACAACTGAGGAAAAACAAACTACAACAACGTATAGAATTACGGAAACCAAGGCTTCAATCAACTCTAAAGAATCCAAGATTGGCGAAAAGAAAACCACTTATTCCACAGAGTTCTTGCAAGACGCCAAGCCCCTGCCGTACATGAAAGAAACCAAGATTCAGTTCTATGCTGCTGGTATGATGCCAAATTGCAAACTGTACTTGTTCTTTGATGATGTAAACGTTACGGAATTTGCAACTTCTTACTTTGGCACTTCAAACCAAGCCTACATTCTTAGTAATGAAAAAGGCGTTGCCGCTGGTACTATTGAAATTCCTAAAGGTCGTTTTCTGAATGGCACGAAGTATCTGAAAATTACCAATGACAAAACCAATTCCGGTGATGTCAATATGGAACAGTGCTACGCCACAGCGCAATTCTATGCTGGCGGTTTAGACCTGCAAAAACGGCAGTTGGAACTGAATATTACTTCACCTACTTATTCCGAAACGGATGAAAACCCAACAGAAGACCCCGCACCAGCTTCAACTTCTAAGGAAATTATTCATCAGCATACGGAAACGACCAAGCGGGCAACGACATTCCGCAATACTTATGCACCTGACCCCATTGCGCAATCCTTTACTGCTGCTAGAAATCAGTTTGTAACCAAAATCAATCTGTACTTCCAGAATAAGGATGCTGATGAAACGAAGCAAATCTTTGTTGACATTCGCCCATTAGTAAATGGCTATCCTTCATCCGACACCATTCTGGCTAGAAAGTACATTGCTATTGAAAACATTGAAGTATCAGAAGATGCTTCTGTAGCAACAGAAATTGAGTTTGATGCGCCTGTTTATGTTGAAGGCAATAAAGAATACGCATTCTGTATTGGTGGCGATTCCCCAGACACCAGAGTGTTTGTTTCTAAACTGGGTGGCAAAGCGCTTAACTACCAGAACCAAGAAATCACAACCCAGCCTTCTGTTGGCGTAAGATTCGTTTCCCAGAACGGAACTACATGGAACGCTATCCAAGAAGAAGACATCAAATACGACTTGTTTGTAGCCAACTTCAGTGAAAACGAAGGAACAGCCAAATTCGTAGTGAAGAAAGATTACTACGAATATGAATACGCTGGCCATGAAGCCATTTACGAATGTGAAAAAGGCAAAACAGAAATTCGTATTCATACGCCATCAGGGCATGGTTTTATTCCTGATGACTATGTGATGATTAACATGATGGAAGGTTCTGTTGTAAGAGCAACATTGATGGGTTCAACTGTGCCGAAGTTTGGCGATGCCAGAGTGCTGTTCAAAGACACTTCTAACAATACAATCGGTTCAGGAAGAATTGCTGTTGCTAATCCGATTAAAGGCACTTCTGATTATGAACTTACATTGAAAGATTGTGAAGGCTTCTTGTACATTGGTGATAGAATTGAAGTTCAAGGCGGCTCAAAAGAAAGAGCAGACCTGTTGGCTTCCATCTATGACAAACGCCCCATTCCAGAACAGTTAATCTTGGCAGCTACATTGCAGGTTAAAGAAGGACTGCCAGAAAGAGGCGCTGATAACTTCAATGGCATTCCGTATCATGAACTTTCTAATATGGAAGGGCATAAAGTAATCGCCGTAGAAGACGCTGAAACCTTCATTATTAAGGTAACTTCGCCTGCAACTAAAACTGGCAGATTCCAGCATAACCGCACTTACATCAAAATGAACCTGATGTACACGTTTGCTAACTTGTCAGCTTCGGCGTTAGCTTATGATGGGCAAACTGAATGGAAAATGATTCCAACAACCCATTGGATGAAACAGTATCAAGCAGCAGTTCCTAAACAGAACTATTCTAACTTTGACGCTGTAACCATCGCCCTGCATGAAAACGTTGAACTGCAATATCCAGCCAAAATGTACACACGTTTGAATGGCGTGAAATATGCAGCTGGTGCTTCGCCTTTGACTTATGAATACAAATTCAAAACCGCAAAAGGCAATAAGTATGTAGCGCCAATGCTTAACTTGGATTCATTGTCAGTAACCTGCATGGGTAACCGTGTAAGCCATATGAACGCTGATGATTTCTTCAACCTGAACAAGGCTGAACGCTACTACCCAGAAACCCATAAGCAATACGGCTCAGAACTGTACAAGTACGTTTCTAAAACGGTTTCACTGGATAATCCGGCAACTGACCTGAAGATTTGGTTTGACGTGAATAAGCCCTTATGGTCAGAGTTTGCAGTTTATGTAAAAGTAGCGCAAGCTGCTGGTGCTGAACTGGACGCTAAGGAATGGACACTGCTAACTGGCTACAAGAATCAATCCGTAACACATAACACTACTGATGAATACGCAGAAGTTGTGATTAACGTGAATGAAACGCTTAGAGCAATGGGGCAGCCTGAACTTGGCACTTATGCAGCCTTCAAAGTGAAATTGGTTGGCATGAGTTATAACCCATGCTTCTATCCCAGATTCAAAACATTGAGGATGGTAGCTTTGACTTAAAAGAACATTAGAAACTCAATAAAACATTCACCTAAAAGAAAAGCCGCCCCGTTAAAAGGGCGGCTTTCTTTATGGACTTTTCGTAACTTCATAGAAGGAATGGCTATGGGTTAGAATCGTCCGTTGGTGTAGCCAGCCAAATCTGGCTACGTTTATCAATCCTAGAAAAGGATATTATCATGTCAAATTTGATGACGCTTAAAATTGATTCTACAGACATCGCGCTTAGTGAAGGCTTGTTCTCACTTAATGATTTGCATAAAGCATCAGGCGGCGAACCAAGACACCGCCCTAATTATTGGCTTGAAAACAAGCAAACAAAGGAGCTTATTGCTGTATTGGAAGCGGAGCAGAACGCTGCCGGAAATCCGGCGGCGTTTGAAAATCAAGTAGTTAGAGTAATAAACGGAAACAATGGTGGCACGTTCGTCTGCAAAGAACTAGTTTATGCCTATGCAACTTGGATTGACGCTGCCTTCTACCTTAAAGTCATCCGAACTTTTGATGCTGTTATGAACACCAAACTTCCGCCACGTTATCCAGATGACCTGAGCGTTCCAAGTAACAGCTTTAGCGCTGTGTTTAGTGTAATGAAGGCTATCGGGCTGGATGACAACGCTGCTGCCATTTCAGCTAACCAAGCTGTAACAAAGGTTTCTGGAGTAAATTTGTTGGCTTTAACTGGCAACACGCACCTCATTTCAGAATCACAAGAACGCTGGTACACTCCAACCGAACTTGGTAAACTTCATGAACCGCCACTTTCAGCCGTGAAGTTTAACCAACTACTGGCTGCTAATGGTTATCAAACCAAAGAAACAGGTGAATGGGAAGTTACTACTAAAGGCAAGCCCTTCTCAAGATTGTTTGATACAGGTAAGAAGACCAACAACGGTGTAGCGGTTACACAGCTTAAATGGAGTAAAGAAATCCTCACAGAGTTGAATAAAGAATCTGATGACACCGAAGAGTAATAGAAATGAAGAAGCCGCCCGATTAAAGGCGGCTTTCTATATGGCTGAATTTACCTTGACCATTTTCCTTCAGGGCAAGTAGAACCTTTATAGCGAACTTTCATTGGCAGGAAACAACCACAACGGCTACAAATATTCATATTCTTAAAAGGGCAAGTATCACAAGTCATGGCTCTTTCTAAAGCTATTTCCTTTTCAACAAAGGCATCGCCTGTATGGAATAAAGTGTCCCTAATGGCGTGAAATATATTATACGACATTAAGAGTAATTCTCATTAAGGGGCGTGAACTCAACCACTTCACCGTTTTCATCAATCTTAATGAAGCGTTCTTTTTCAGCTTCTTTAAGCACCACAACACTGCCATTTTCAAAAGCCTTAGTGTAGCCTTCTTGCAGGTAAACATTTACCAGTTTGCTTTGCAGGGTTTCAGTTTCATTCATTGCAAATATTCTCCGCGAGAGTTAATGATTTAGTTAGTATGTAAAGTATATCACCATGTACGCATGATGGCTTCTCTCTCCTGCTTTTTCCATGTTAAATGGTCGCGTTCAATAATGCCTTTCCATTCTTCAGTAAGGTTTTTATCTGCATCACAAGGAAACTTAACCTTACCCAAATGCCTAGCCTTATCGCCAATCATCTTGTTGTAGTTTGGGTAATCCCATACTTCTTCAGTCTGAACATAGCAAACCTTTTCTTTAGGTTTTACTTCTTCACAAACAGGGCAGAAAGGATTCTCAATAGGGGCATCTGGCAAGTCTGGTTGTAGAACTGTTTTACAGTCCATGCAGAAGCGTTTTAATGATTCTTCTGGCGTGAACTCATGAACGCCATCATCGCAATTACAAAAATTAGCTAGCTTTTCTAACATTTTTCTTTTTCTTCCTTTTCAAAGTCTTTTTACCAAGAGCCATCATCTTTTCTTCCTCGGCTCTTTTCTTGGCGGCTCTACTCATTGTTTTCTTGGCAACAGTTTCATTTTTGTCTTCAATCTTTATAACAGCTTTTTCTTCATCTTCTAACGCAAGTGAAGAAATATTAGCGATGGCAGCTTCTTCAATGGCTTTATCTTTCTTCTTCGTTGAATCAGTTATCAATGTTTCAAAACTGGCTAAATCTTGCTGCAAGCAATTACTGCTAATAAACAATGAACCTTCAGCAAAGCCATAAGCATCAGCATTGCCTTCAACAACAAATGAAGATGAAAGTTTGGCAGTAAGTAATAAGTTGCCGCCAGATTGTTTATCCCATATGCCAACACCAACAATTTCACCCCATGCTTTGCCTCTTAAAAATGGCGCATCAAACATTAGCAGTTGATTGTTTACGTAGTAATCAGGATAATCCTTACTTCTAACAAATGTAGAAGGAAACAAACAAATCCGTTCATAACTGCTACCAGAGCTTTTAACTTCAGCATGTCCACGACCATTTTCATCTGGCATTACAGTTAAAAGCCCAAGTGATAAAACATTGCAGCTTCCGGGTGTACTTCCGAATCGCCCGTCTTTAGGCATTACAAAATCTTTCCCGTGTAGCAGTTTATCCATCATCTTGATGAATAAGAAAGGCGTTGGATAAAAGCCTAACTTTTCTCTATTCAAAGCATATTCCTTGGGAAAAGTGTTGTCATCAGCTACTTTTTCCTTTGGAAAAGTGCGCGCGCAAGCATCAAAAACTAGTGCCATTGAAATTCTAAACTAAACAAATAATTACAGTAATTTTACTCTTTCCCATCAAAAGCTATGAAAAATCAGTCCTATGAAGACCTTGATGAGTTCCAAGTTACCTCAAAAGGCGTAAAACTTACCGAAAACGTACTTGACCTGAAGATTTATCAGGACGCTTTCAGCCCTTTTATGAATGCAGAACTTCAGCTTTTTGATTCTGAACAGCTTATCAGAAACATCAAAATTGGCGATACTGTTCAGGTAAAGATGAAGACCAAGCAGAATAAAGAAACAGATGGCGCTTTTCTAATGGGCTTTGTAATCACTAACATTCTGAACCGTTTTGATGAAAAAGAAAGGTCAGTAGGCTATTCGCTAATACTCAATGACAAAGGGCTGCAAAAAGACCTTACATCAAGAGTAACTGAAGCCTTTACGGACAAAGAATCAGCACAAGTATTGCAAGACCTAATGCAAAAGTGTTCTGGCACTTTACATAAATCCTACAGAGAACCGCCAAAAAACAAAATCTCATACATTGCCCCAAATGTAAGCCCTTTAACAGCCCTTTACACAATCCTAAGAGCAACCGCACCAAAAAGGGATTATCTATTCTTCTGTGGCGATACTTCACTTCATGGCAATCCAAAGTATTACTTACTTTCCTTGTCAGATATGGAAGACAAGCCAGCTGAAATTACTTTTTCCCAACAGTTAAGCAACGCCATGACGTATCAAGGTAATCACAACCTGCACTTTGCACATCTTCATTTTGAAGGCGAAAAGGATACGCTTTATACAATGGCAGGACTTCATGGCGCTTCAGTAAATGTCTTCTCTGTTTCAGACAAGAAGTTCACTACATATGGCGATAACCAAGCCAACATTATGTATATTTCAAAAATTGATAAAGTTTTTGATGAAGGCGTTTCATTAAATGAAAGTGTAGAAACATGGGCGTTGGAAGCCAAGAAAGCCATGCTTACACCAACACTAACTTCTGTAATGTTCAGTACACATGGCTTCTGTAAATCGCATTCATTATTAGGTGAGAACATTTATATCAAGTATCTTGACCATGACATCAAGAACAGGGCTTACAACGAAGACAAGGATTTCAAACAACAGAAATTCTTTGTAACTGCTGTAACCCATCATGTAAACGCTGCTAAGAAGTATAGGAACTCATTTAGAGCATCCGCATGGCAGGTTCGCCAGAACAGTTAAGCATAAGGGCATTCTTTTTAAAACATCAATCCTTAAAATAAGCCAATGAAATTATTATCATTTTCTTAATTAAGGATTAAACACTCATGCCTGCTAGCAACTACTCTTCTCCGGGTATTAACGTTACCGAAATCGACAAGTCTCTTTCTGTTGAAGCGGCTGGCGTTACTACCATCGGAACTGTTCTTGAAACTTCATGGGGCGCTGCCTTCAAAGTAACTTATGTTGATACTGAAGAAAGCCTCATTGAACAACTTGGTAAACCTAACGAAAACAATGCGCATTACTTCACTTCTGTTACTGATGCACTGACCTACACCCAAAACGTAGCATTGGTACGGGTTGTAAACGTTGCAACTGCCAAAAACGCTACCTTAGAAAAAACCAAGAAAGGCTTGCTTATTGAAAACCGTGATGCTTTCTCTCTGATGGGTAAAGCCACAAAACAAGGTCATAAATTCGCAGCCAAATATCCGGGTTATCTTGGCAACTCATTGAAAGTAAGCATTGCTGATAAAGGCAACTTCAACCATTGGGAATACGCCGAATACTTTTCTGCTCCTCCGGGAACTTCACATCACGCCGAAGCACAAGGTTCTAAGAATGATGAACTTCACGTAGTAATCGTTGATACCACTGGTCTCTTTACTGGTTCACCGAATACTGTATTGGAAACCTATGAATTCCTTTCTAAAGCGCGTGATGGCAGAACTCTGGACTTAAGAGCGAATTACTGGGTAAACATCATTAACGAACAATCCAAGTACGTTTATGTTATGGACAACCCGGATGATGACCTTTACGACACCACTGACCCTCAAGCTGTTACTGAATGGGGCAAACTGCAAAAAGACAACATTACTGGCGAGCCTTCTAACTTCAAAACCCTGAAAATGCCAGAACATGGTAAAGATGGAACTTCTGCACCTTCAGCTACTAACGAACATACAGGTTATGGTGGTGTAATGGCTGGTGGTACGATTGGCGATGCTGCTGATGATTCTGACTTTGTACGCGGCTGGGATTTGTTCCGTAACGCCGAATCCACAAACGCTGCTGTTCTTTTCTTGGGCGCTGTAAAAGATGATTACGTTGTTCGTTTGGCACAGCACGTTCTGGATAAAGTAGCCGAACCGCGCCAAGACTGCGTACTGGTTGTTAGCCCACGTTTCAAAGACATTGCTAATAAATCCACTACTGATGCTATTGCAGGATTGGAAACATTTGATAAAGAACTGAACCGTTACAGTTCTTATCTGGTAAAAGGCACGAACTGGTTCTTGGAATACAACCGCCATACCGATGAAACCTACTGGATTCCTGATAACGTTGGTATTGCTGGTTTGATTGCTAGAGTTGATACTACCAATGAACCTTGGTATTCACCGGGTGGCTATACTCGTGGCGTATTCCGTGGTGGCATTCAGAAAACACTCTGGAATCCTTCACGTAACGATGCTGACAAGTTCTACAAATGGTCATTTAACCGGGTAACCAGTGAACGTGGTACTGGTGTTGTTCTTCTGGGCGACCGTACTGGTTTGACTAAGCCTTCAATGCTGCGTCAAATTGGTGTTCGCCGCCTGCTGATTCAACTGCGTAAGATTGTTGCTAATGCTGCCAAATACACGCTGTTTGAATTCAACGACAGTATTACTCAAGCACAATTCCGCGCATTGGTAGAACCTGTTCTGATGCAAGTTCAAGCAAGCCGTGGTTTGGAAACGTTCAAAGTGGTTTGTGATGATTCTAACAACACGCCGCAGGTCAAGAACGAACAGCGCTTTGTTGCTGACATTTACCTTACCCCGCTTAACTCTATCAACAACATCCAGCTTAACTTCATCATTACGAAGTCTGGTGTTTCCTTCAGTGAAATTGGCGGAGCAAACTAAAACTTCGCCTCATAAGAAAAGCCGCCTGAAATATGGCGGCTTTCTTTTGTCTTTAATTTGGCTTATGGGACGTTACAGCTTCATTAGCAGTTTCTTCAGCCAGTTATCCTTCTTGGGCGCAATGCGTTTCTGAACTTTCTGTAATCTAGCGATTTCACTTTGTAATTTTTCCAAATCAAAACTTACTTTCTTAATCTGTTCATCAAACTGTTCAAGTGAAGTGATAGTGGCATCCTCATCGTTTTTATCCAGTGACAAATCACTGTTCTTAAGTTCTACAGTTTTGCCAAGGAATGAATGCAACAGAATACGTTTGCGCTGTGCGGCGAATTCGATACAGAAGATTTCTTTTGGCTCGCCACTACGATTCCATGAGAAGGCGATAGAGTTGTTTTCATCAGCTGTAGGGAATAATTGTGCCAAATCCCGTTCTACATACAGGGTTTTGTTCTTTAATCCTTCAGTAAGCCATTCAATGATGAATGCTCTGGCTGTTGAGGAATCACACTTAACATTGATGAATTGCTTAATCTTACCAACATCAGCCATATTGTTGGCGTCTTTCAGCTTCTGTTTAATACCTACAACGAAGTCAGTGATTTTGCCTTCACTAAGTTCACCCATAACAGGCGATTTCCCTTCAAAAATTGATTTAATCATTTGAAATACTTACAATAATAAACGTTTATACAGCTATTTCATCAAGCCCTTTAGCTATGCCCATTAAAGAACTAGCCCAAAAGATAAAAGACAATGAAACATTCAAAGACCCGTTTGATGGTGTTGTTACCGACCTTAAAGCCAACAAATCCACTTACTACAAGTTTCCTTTATTGTCTAATGCAGATACGCTTACTTTTGTCATTAAACGCTTAGAAGCCAAACTAGCCAATTACAAATTGGATTTCATTCTCTACCAACAAGATATTGATGGCACTTTAAGAAGGCATTCCCAAACAACCATCATTCCATTCTCGCCGCAGCAATGGTATAGAGACATTTCCCCGGCAGCTGCACATTACCTTGAAATCTTCACAAACACGGATGTTCATATTTCCTTTGAAGTCATTCCAAAGGGCTACAGGATAATAAAAACCTTCCAGCCTGTAGTGTCCACAGGAACTGCCCTAACTGTAGATTTACAAACCTTCCCAAGAAGACCTGACCGACAATGTGATATTCCTCTTAGATACAAACTGTTAGAAGGCGAATTGCCACTTGGCTTAAGACTAACCGAAACAGGCTTTATTGAAGGCAAGCCCTGTAACTTAGATGACTACATTAAAGTAAACGCGCCATCTTTCAACTGGTTCTATCAGAATCATGATGGCGTACAAGTTTCATTTGGCATTGTCTTCAGAATTAAAGTGCAAGTAAGAATGCTTCTGCCTGAAGGATTGTCAGATAAGTTTGATGAAAGATGGTTCTGCATCAGAATATTGAACAACTGGTCTTTTGACAAGCCTGTTATCAATCCTGTTAAACGAGTTATTGAGCATGAAATTTGTGAAGGTGAAGAACAGTTCCAGCCTCTGTTGCCGCATTCACTTTGCCCTACTTGTGAAGAAGAACAAGTATTAAATTCACTGCCAGATTTTGTAAAGCTGGAACTTACCGAGTTCTGTCCAGATTTACCTAAGCCCGAAGACCCGAATCTGTACAGAAAAGAAGAACTAAGAAATGAAATTCCGTCAATACAGTTTTGTACAGCTTGCCAAGACCCTACAAAAGATGCTTTAAGGGAATACGTAGAAATTGATACGTACTTTGTAAGTCCTGAAGACTTGCTGAAGTATTACTTCTACTATGACCAGCATCCCATAGAACAGCAACCAAATCAAACAATGGCTCGTTTGTATGCTTCACCATTCTTTCAGGAACTGGTAGCTTACATCCAGAATCCAAACCCACAAAACGCAACCTCAATCGTGGAACTCAGATTGCATGATGGCGTTCGTTTAGAACTTATCAAGTTCAAAGACCCTGAAGAAAGAGAACTGTTTAATATTCCTGCTGAATGGGAAGCCATTAGAAACACTAGAAATCAGGAGATGGAAATTGAAGTGAACTGTTACTACGGGCATGAAGTGTATGCGGAGTACAGAACGCAAGGACAATAATGTAAGTAGTTCTCATTCCACAAAAAACTAAATGTAGGAGTGTAGAAATAAGTTCTAAATCATAAACACCACAATATCTAGTGGTGTACATCAAATTTGCGCGACTTTCGCGCCAAGATAGATGAAGGGTGGTCTAGATATTGTGGTCGGCCGGGTATGGTAAGTTATTAAGCGAAGGTTTTATATAAGGATTACCTAGATGAGTTGGTTGATGGATAACTGATAGTTATCTATAGAAGGTAATTATAGTGGATTTATAAGATTTATAAGATTTATAAGTGTTTACAAGTGTTTAGAAGAAAGAGATAAAGAGAAGAACCAACCAATAAACAACTATCTATTATACAAAGCGGGAATGCGACAAAACTAGCGATTTCATGCGACAAGGTTGATTAAAGCCAGCCTGTAAACTAGCATTTTCATGCGACACGAGCCATGCGCATCTGGCTTCATAACCAGTGATTTCATGCGACAAACGGTTTTAGGTTGGGCTTCAGCTAGCTTTGAAAACCAGTAAATTGATGCGACACGAAATGAGGAAATTGATGCGACAATGGCTGAAGAAACGGGACTGTAAAAGCAACAATTTCATGCGACACGAGCCATGTATGTTTGGATACAACTAACAATTTCATGCGACAAGGCTTGTACCTGACTTCAGAAACTAGCATTTTCATGCGACACGAAGTGAAGAAATTGATGCGACAAACTTTGCTTATCAAGAACTTATATAAGGAATTTCATGCGACACGAGCCATGCGCATCTGGCTTTAAGCCACTAAAAAATTTAGTAGCCTTTCTGTACATCATCCTTAACCACGATTTCAGTTTCAGAAAAGCGCATATTCAGAATAGTGCAAACAGAATCACCATCTTCAAAAGCATAAAACCCGCCAAGCCCTGTATAGTTGACATCAATAGCAGTAAGAACGCAGGGCTTGAACTTGTGCATATAGTAGTTGTCATCCTTGCCCCATTTGTAGGTAATGTTCAATACGTTCGGATAGTCAAACACGCCTAATCCAACTGTTCCCCTGCCATATGAGGGCAAAGCAGACTGCCTGAACAACTGAACAATCTTGCGAACCCGTTCAGCTTCTTCCTTGTTGTGGGGATAAAACTTGAACTGAAATTCAAACGTTCTAAAGTCAACGCCGCGAAAGATAGCAGTTAAGAATGGATTTGGCGCAAGACCAAATACACCGCCTAAACCGCCATTACCTAGACCATTACCTTCAGCATCACTTAAGAAGTTGTTAGCTTTCTTAATACCTTCCTGCGCAGCAATAGCGCCAATACCCATTTCACTAAGGGATTTACCAGTTTGCTTTAGCTTCTCATTCACAGCGTTGTAAATTTCTTCGCTTTGCATTCCCTGTAAGCCTTGATACAAAGCTGCTGCTTCAGCAGGGCTTGCATTTCTAAGCCCGGTAAAGATAGCTTCAGTGGCTTTGGAATGCGTTTCGTTTTCCCATGAAGTAGTAGATGGCATTGCAATGTTTTCAGGCATATACAAACCAATGGTAGCGGCTGTAGCGCCAATCTGCGTCATGTTTCTTTTCTTAATCTGAAACTCAATCCAGCCCGGAATTTGCTGTTCGCCAAGACCAACTGGATATTCTAAAATTTCACCTTGCCCTTTAATAGCCATTTTCTATCTAAACCTTTGAAATAGTTTCATATAATCAATATTTCAGTAAAAAATCAGTAATATGGCATATAGCTTCAGACAAGGCTTCTTCCAACCAAAGTTCCCAGAGAAGTATCAAGGCAACCCTAATCAAATTGTCTTCAGGTCATCATGGGAAAGAAAACTGATGTACAAGTTAGATTTAACAGAAGAAGTCATTTCATGGGCAAGTGAAGAAGTAGCTATCCCGTACTTCGACCCGGTTACTAACAAAATGAGAAGATATTTCATTGACTTTCTTGTTACTTACAGGGGCAAGAACAATGAAATTTATAAATTAGTTATTGAAGTAAAACCTTACAGCCAAACCATTCCGCCACAGCCACCTAAGAACAAGAATAAGAAAGCATACAACAGATGGCTGATGAATCTAAGGACGTTTGAAGTGAACCGCAGCAAGTGGCAGTCGGCGATGAAGTGGTGTAAGGAAAATGGCTACAAGTTCGTTATCTTGCATGAGAAAAATGTTGGCGGGCTGTTTTAATACAGCTTCAAGGTGGATTCAGCATGGTAGTTGTTTCTTTTTATTGATATAGTATTCAAAGCAGCTTTAATATAGCGGCAGATAGACAGCAAAGTTCATCTCTGTAGAAACTTATCTAACCAAATTTTAACTTTACGCTAGCTAAATTTAATTTATATTAGACGCATCATCAAACAAACGGAGACTTACTTTGTACTTGTCAGAAATCACAGTTATCAAACCATCTAACAGGCGGCTTTATAAAGCCTGTGATGAAGTGTGTTTTCTGTCTAAGAATCTTTATAATGCTGTACTTTACATTCAGCGTCAGAACTATCAGGAAGGTAAATCTTATATTGGTTTCTTTGATATGCTCAATCTCTTAAGAGAACAGAATAATCCTGATTTTTATAATCTTTGTTCATATGCAGCAGAATATGTTGCCAAACAAGTTAATACAGCCTATAAGATTTTCTTTTCCAAATTAAAGTCAAAGAAAGAAGGTAATTTCGCCAAGAAAGTTAGTCTGCCTCGCTACAAAGACAAGGTTAAAGGTAGAAATGTAACTACTTTTTATAAAAAGGCGTTATTGAAACGAACCTATAAGAAAGAAGGTTTAATTCATCTGTCTCAAACGAAGATTAAATTCAAAAGCAAAATTCCTCTTGAACAAATTCAATACGTTAAGGTACTTCCTAAAAATGGCTTCTATGAACTTCATGTTGTTTACATAGTAAAAGAAGAGAAACCGGTTGAAACCGAGAACTACGCTGCTATTGACTTAGGTTTTAATAACTTAGCAACTGTAGTAACTACAAATTCTTCGCCGTTTATCGTCAATGGTAGACCATTAAAGTCTATTAACCATAATTGGAACAAACGTGTAGCTAAATTGAAATCTAAATTAAAGAAAGGAGCAAGAACGTCTAAGAAAATCAGAAGCATAACAAATAAACGTACTAGAAGGGTCAATGATTACCTTCATAAAGCCAGTAGAGCTTTAGTAAATGAGTTGCGAAAACTATCTATTTCTAAAGTTGTCATTGGGCATAACAACGGTTGGAAAGAGAACATAAATCTTGGCGAAAGAAACAACCAAAACTTTGTTCAAATTCCGCATAGCAGATTTATTGAGATGATTACATACAAGTGTATGCTGGTTGGTATCAAGGTTGTTCTTAAAGAAGAAACCTATACTTCTAAATGTAGTTTCCTAGACAATGAATCTGTTAAGAAGCATAATGTTTATCTTGGCAAAAGAGTTAAAAGAGGATTGTTTATGTCTTCTAACGGCACTCTTATAAATGCTGATGTAAACGGCGCATACAATATTATGAAAAAGCATCTAAGAATAGAGCCTTCGGTTCTGGACTTAGTACAGGTGTGTATTACGCCTAAAGTTTTGAAGTTCTAGTTTACAGGCTAGAACTTTATATAAACTTTAAAGCAAGTTTTGTGGTTTACCTATGAAATTAGCAAATACTCGTACTCTTGCGCGAACTCATAAACGTAGGAAGGTTCAAGAACCCAAATATGATTACGTTTCTCATTAAGGGCGTTTTCATAATCCCTACGAAAAACAGGATTGATGTATTCAGGAAGAATCTTGCCAGATTGTAACATCTTCAGATACTTCGCATGGTCAACATCATCAACAATCCTCTTCTTCCTAGTATCCATAAACCACAGAAGCTGATTGTCAGTTTCCTTAATTTCCAACGATAAACGCCCGCTGTCCTTAATCCACTGTGTAAAGGGATTATTGATGTCATTGATGACAATAAGAACCCACCACAAGTTAGGGTCATCGTAAAGCTGATAAGCAACACTTTCAGGCGTGTCTGCATCAAAGACAACATAGGGCTTGAACAGGTACTTATTTCTAAGGTTCTTGTCTTCGACAAAAACAGAAGCAACAATGTTTTTCAATGCCTTCACGTTCTTTTCAGTAAAGGCGTAATCAATATTGGGTAGAGCAGAAAGCACGGTAACAATCACATTAAAGAAATAATCATTAAGTATTTCTTTTCTAAAGGCTTTCTTCAAAATGAGAACAATTCCAACCAGAGATGACTTCATCGAATACATCATGAAGACACTAGGGCATCCAATGATTACAGTGAACCTTACTGAAGACCAAGTGAACTACAGAATTGATGACGCCCTTTACAAATTCTTTGAGTTCCATTCAGATGGTTCATGGCACGCTTACATGCTTCACAAGCTAGACCAAGAAGAAGAAACATCCGGCAGAATCAAACTGCCAGAAACAGTTCTTTCAGTCATGAAGGTTTATCCTTCTGATGGCATGTTCCAAGACATGAGACAAAGCGGAGGTAATAATCTTGTTCTCACTTCATTCATGCAAAACATGGGAAGTTCAATCTTTGGTGGTATTGGCGGCTTGGGCAACTATGCTCATGGCGGTTACTTCCCGTCAAACTTTTCAGGTGGCGGTTCTGGTGTAATGGGCTTTGGCGCTTTACCAAATTACATGTACACAACCAACTACCTGAACACCATTCAAGGAACAGTAACAGGCGAACACGATTTCCAATACATCAAGCATGGCAACATTCTGGTAATTAGCGATAAAAGCGTAGGCGTTAAAGCAGATGGCTACATTCTTATTGAATGTTTCCTTGAAGTTGATGAACAGAATCACCCAGTCTGGGATAGCATTTGGCTTAGGAATTATGCTGTTGCCTTATGTAAGAAGCAATGGGGCATGAACCTGATTAAATTCGGTAATACACAACTGGCAAATGGCACAACCATTAACGGTCAAGAGATACTGAATGAAGGCAATAAAGAGATTGACCAGCTAGAAGAAGAACTTAAAACATTGTGGTCTCCGCCACTTGGAATTATGGTTGGTTAAGTTACGGATATAGGGCTTTAAAAATGCGCGAGAAGCCATCTAAATGGCGTTCTAAGGCGACAAAATGCTGACCCAGTAGGGGTTACCCTTCGGATTTTAGAGTGGATTTAGTAAAATGAACAATTCTAATAAAATCAATGACTTAGTTATATTAGTAAAATCTAATATAATGGCTTAAAACGCGATTTAGAAGCCCTGTTTTAAGAATAGAAAGCCGCCATATTTCAGGCGGCTTCTTCATTCACCAACAGGAGTTAAACATGATGTACTCAGTTCAGGTTTATTGTAGCCGCTTTTCTGGTTTCTGTTCCACCAGTTGTTGACGTATGGCTGCCACCAACAGTTTGTGTAAACGAGCCATCAACCTTAACATCCATATTTCCTTTAACATGAAGGTCAAGATTGCCATCAATTTCTTGCGTTGAATTACCAAGCACCCGCATGTAGTGAGAGCCCTTAACGCTTATCCACATGTCTTTATTGGTGTTAATGTAAATGTCGCCATCAACCATATGCCATGAATCTTTTACACCGTGAATGACAATAGTGCCTTGATTGTCAATTTCATATTCGGTATTAGAAGGATGGCGATAACGCAAACGTTCATTACCTTTGGAATCATCCATTTCACGGTAATGCCCATTCTTTGTCATTAAAGTATGGTTATCAGGATACTTGGCGTTAAATCTAGTTTTTGGTTCTTCAAAATCAGAACCGCCTTTTGGTCTTTTACCCTTATAACGAGTTTTAGCCGGAAGTTTGTCTTTTTCTTGGGCGTTGCCATGTGTATCATATTCCTGCTTGCCAATTTTTGAAGCTGGAACATTTGAAAGGGGCTTTGAATAGTAAACGCCCATGTAAACAGGGTTCTGCGCTAATTCGCCATCAGCAAAGTAACCCATTACTCGTGTGCCAATATCAATGCCTGTAGGCGAAGCGCCAACACCAGCAGAAGCATTGGTAATCGGCATTTGGGGCATTGCCCACATTAGCGCTTTCTTATCAATGCCAGTGTAGTAGCCATCAATTTCAACCTTAACCCTGCCAGACATTAACGGGTCATTTATATCAACAACAACGCCTGTAAACCAGACAAGCTGACCGTAAGAGAATCTGCCTGTTTGATTCTGGGCGTAATTTACGTAGTTATCTGACATTATGCTTATTCCTCCTTATAACTGTAACCAGCTTCAAAGCCAATGCCCTTATTAGCTAGTGAATCATGAATCATTTCTGAAACATAATATTCAAAGCCATCAGCGCCAATAGGCGTGTAGTCATTGTGTTCTTCAGTGTTGTATTCAATAGCTGTATTGTGTGCTTTCTTCAGTTCTTTAATGGTGTTGTAGAAGGTGTAGTAAATGACTGTGGTGAAGTAAGCAAAAGGATTCTTGAACTTTTCTGTGTCAAATTTATCAATGGATTTAACAGCAGACAAGTGGGCTTCAGTTCGCATTTCATCTTTCCACAAATCCGTATAGCCATTGAACCTGCCAGATTTCAAAATTCTGTCAACTAATTTCATGATGAACTTGCCAATTTCATCCGATATGGGAATCCTTGGCAAGCCCATTTGTTCGCGTTCTTCAGTTATTTGCTTGTGTTTTACAAGGGCTTGATAGAACTCATCCTTATCAATGTAATCCCTTTTGCCCTTTTCTTTCTTTTCCAGTCTTTTATAACGGGGCTTTTTCTGGTTCTGGTCTTTTTCCATAAATTCTTTGTAAGTCATTGAAATTCTTTAGAATATGGCGATTATATCACGTCATATATTAAGGGACGACAATATTAACATTATCCACATCAGGATTGATTGCGCCAACTGCTCTTAGCCGCGTCATTTCCCTATCATCAGCAGCAACACAAACCAGATAAACCAGTTCATTAGAAGTTAAAGGAATAAGGAAATTGCCTGTATCACGATTGCTCTTGACTTCTTTAAGCAAACTTCCAGTACGCCATGAATAAGCCCTTATAATCGCTTCAAATGGCTGTCCCGCTTTAACAATCGTGCCATTGATTCTGTACAGCTTGTCGTACTTCATATGGGCTTTCAGAACAATATCAGTAAGTGCTTGGTTGTAAACCAGAAGCTCTGACAAAGTGCCTTCATTACTGGTGTTTGGCTCTTGGGAAGTAAGCATTAAAGTGGCTATGAAGTCATCAAAATGGAAGTTGATAGGTTCTTCGGTTAAAAGCCATTCTTCATCAATAATGAAATCTAATTTATTAAGTTTCCGTCTAATAACAATCTTATGCCATCTGTTATCGGTTAGTTCCTTATGAAAACGCTTAGTAATATTGCCAAACTGGAACTCAACCCAATCTTGCCGGTAAACGTTTTCATGTGAGTTAGCAAACAACCTGACTTTCTGCGCAGCATCAATCTGGAAGGATTCAAAAATAGATATTCTTTTGGAAGCAAAGCCTTTGTAACAAAGTTCCCATGTGAAGTCTTGTTCCCAGTTGACAATAGAACTCCAAGCGGAATTATAATTATTGTGGGTTGGCATTCTCAAACCACCAGTAGGAAATCTGATAGCTTTTTCCGTATAGAACATGCCTTCTTCTTCACATTTGGTTTCTTGATAAATGCCAAGAATTTTAGGGTTTAATAGTTGCCGTGAAATTTCAGCTTCAATGGAAGTAGCTGTTCTCAAGTTCTGCTGCGTTGTATTGAAAGGCAGATAGTAGCCGGGGCTTTCAATAGCAAACATTGTGTTTCGATGCCATACGCGGCGGTAGAGTTCCATGATTTCATCATCACTTATCCATTTGTGATGTAATGAAATCTGGTCAAGTTCACAAAGCGTAATAGCTTGATAACGCGGAGATGAGTTCCGTATCCAGTTAGTAGGTCGCCCGCCAATAAAGGTTGTCATTTCTGGATAAGAAGTGCCCCTAATAGGCTTTTGGGCATAACGGGCTACGGTGTGTTCGATGGAATCGAAACCACGGAAATCCGCCATTGATTTTTCAACAACAAGATGCCCATCAACCCAGAACTCAAACTGATAGCCTTTCATTCTAATTACACAGAAAGAAGCCCTACCTCTTGTTTCTACGGGCTGACATTCTAAAGCTGAAGAATTTATTGAAACTTCGCCTAAAGGCGTGTCCAGTTCATCATAAAAGAAGCGGATTTTGCCAGCTGAATAGTTGTAGGAATAAGTGCCACCAATTTCAAACAGGTTGCCTACTCTGATGATGGTTTCTTCTAGGGTTTGATAAGCACCGGCTCTATCAACGAAAACATCCTGATTCTTAGGGAATCTGTCTTTCTTCATGAGCCAAATTAGTGTAAGCTCATCACTTCTAATAAAGCCTGAAATATCTGGTAAGGGAACTTCAATGTAAGAAGCGGGCGCTTTGGAAACACCCATTCTGATTGCATCAGGATTACACAAGTTATAACCCCAACGGCAGGAATATTGGTCGGTTTGTTCTAATTCAACATGCGACCTAGTACCAGCCGCATAGCCTTTGAAATCATTGGATTCATCGTGCATTAAACCTGCTGTATTGCCCATTTCATCAATGACAATGTTTGAAGTGAATATTGGCGGTTGCAGGATGAAAGTATCGCCATCAAACGTAATGAACCAATCTGGATTCATGTCTTTTACAGTTCTTTTGTAGCCAGCCATCTTTTTAGAAGCCTTTGAATTTGTTACTAATAGTAATTTTATCAATTTCAAAATAGCCATTGATATATCAAATACTAGGATTTCCTACAATGACTGAACTCAAACAAAAGTCATTCAATGAGTGGCTTAACAAAGACAAAGCGCCAGATAAGATTAACGAAGCAGCTGAAAAAATTGATAATGCCGTACTTGAAAGCGTTGTTAAAGGGCTTACTTCGTTCGCAGAGTGGCGTAATGCAAAAGACAACAAAGAAGATTTAACTGAAGCCAATATTGGCAAACAAGTCCAACAATGGCGGCTAGAAGAAAGTGGTGGTAAAGGCTATAAAGAATGGCTTGCTGAAAAGGATTTAACTGAAGAAGAAAAAGCCCTTTTGGAAGCTGTTCAGGATACCGAAAAGGCTTACCTGTCTCTTGATGAAGACGAAAAGAAAACCTATCATTTGGTTCTGGAATCTTGCGCCGCCAACTTTGAACTTAACGAAGCCTACAATTCCAACGTAATCACTAAGGTTGGTATTCTTGTTGCCAAAGCTATCAAGAAATTCGGCGTTCCGGCACTAACTGCTGTTGCAGGTATTGGTTCTGGCGCTGGATTAGTTGGTGGAATTGTTGGTTATGTTGTTGGCATGATTATTCAATCCTACAGCAGCAAAGTGATTGAAAGCCGTGGTGGCTGGAAAATGATTTGGTATCAGGCTATTAACGCTGAAACCCAAAACGTTGTTTATGACGCCTACAAAGACGTTGTTAAGGATTTGTGCTCAACTAAAGACCTTCACTTGGCTTATAAAGCAGATGGCAAGAAGAACATTTACATCAAAGTGCCAAATCCTTTTGGTAAAGATGTTATTGTGCGCCTAACTATTGACCATCAAAGTTGTGAAGTACGGGTTGATGAAAATGGTGGTTTGGCTATTCTGGATACCATCACTTTGCAACAAGTAAATGGCGTAAGAATGAACAACAACGCTTTCTTGGGCAGGGATTATAAGATTCCAGCTAGAGCATTGAACTATCAAAATGACATGATTCGTTTGTGGTTCTTGGTGGTTGATTATGTTTCCGAAACCTATAACGCCATTCTTAACATCTATTCTGACATTACCGTTAAGCTACAAACGAAGAAACGGCTGTGGATGAACAACTTGGATAACTTAAGTCAAAAATTCGATTTGTCTTCCAAGATTGTTAAAGAAGTTGATGCTGCTGAAGCCATGCTTAGGGATGAAAGCCTTAGACTGCAACAAGAACGCGATAAAGCTGATAGAGATGAACAAGAAGCCCATGCTAATGCGCTTTCACAACGCCTTGACCGTATTAACAAGATTCAGAAAGACACGATTGTTAAGCAATACTCACAAGAAGTTGCTAGACAACAAGTTGCTCGCCAAGGACTTACAAGAATAGGGAGCAAATAAATGCTAAAAGAAATCTTCTATGAAGCCTACAACCCGGAATTTGGCATGAAACGTTATGGCGATATTCGCTATAACATTCATGACAAGCCCCAAGACATTCATTTTAAGTACATGAATGCGCTTTCCCCTAAGTGGCAAGAGCTTATTGACAACTACAATTTGCCTGCTGGTGATGCTTTAAAGAAACTCATTGCTGTTCTTAGACAAACTGCTGATAACAATGATGTACGCATTAACACGTTGAGAAACAGACCATCACTTGCCAGACCTTTCTTGTTTGGCTGTGAGATTAAAGGTAACTTGCATTTGTTCGCCTACAACGCTAACTTCCTGTTGATGTACTATCCATACAACTACAAGAACAACTTTCCTTTTGAACTCAAGAACGATGGCGGGCAAAGTGTTGCCAGAATCATGAATAAAGTTAAGGAAATTGCTAGCAAAACTTCATTTAGTGATTTTGGTCTTGGCAAGAAAGTAGCTGTTGGACTAGGGCTAGCAGCAGCCGTGGCGATGTTGAGTTAAAAAGGTCGCGAATAATGATAAAAGAACTCTTTGAAGAAGTAGAAGTTGATAAACTGCTTAAAGACAATGCACCCATCATCAAGAAGATTGTTGGTGGTGAAGTCAAAGACAAGAAGCCACCTAAACAGGATTTGAAAGAATCTAATGAACTACGCATTCCAGCTAAGGCTGTTCCAGCTAATGCTAGTGCTGCGTTGAAAGACATTATTCTTCCGCAAAAAGTTCAGGACTTGATTTCTGTATTTCTAAGGGAAGGTTTTAAGGTTGGTAAAACTTCCAATGATGGGCTTATTGAACTCATTAGAAGTATGCCTAATGAAAGACAAATGATTTACATTGACTATAGGAATTTTGAAAAAGATTCAAGTGTTGATGTTTACAGCGCTAAAGAAAAGCGCTGGGTTAAGTTCTTCTTGGTTGGCGCAATGAAACTGCTTTGGTTTGCTGTAATCGCTGCCCTTTCTGGCTATGGCATTTATAATAAAGACAAGAGAGAACGTGATGCTGGCAAGCCAAACACAGGCTTTGCTAACTACGTTGATGGTCTTATGAATAAGGTATTATCATGAACCTTAAAGAACTATTCTTGGAATACATTTCATCAGCTAAGTATCAACTAGAAGACCAAATACCGCCTAAAGTTGCTGTTGAGATTAAAAGATGGCAACGTAAAGGCTGGGACTTCTACAGGGTTTCCCATGATGTTCTGAAAATGGTAAATCCTCTTACTTCAGAAATCAAGATGATGGCTTATGGCGCTGATAGCAAAACAGGCTGGTTTGAAATTATTGGCTATGAGAACAACCCTAGACCTTATGGCATTAACCATGTGCAATGGGATAAAGAGAAAGGATGGGCTAGAATAGCTAAGGAAATCTTCGGAGATGAAGAAGAATACCGGAAAGCAAAGCTGCGTAAAGGCGAGCCCTTACATAGAGCTTCATCCGGAATTTCCCGTCTAGAAGGTATCGACAAATTCAGGCTCAATTCAAAACGTTAATTTAACCAAAAAAGAAAGGATTTTAATATGGCATTACCAAATCTCATTTACTTCACCCGTTCACATGGCTGCCCTTACTGTGATAAGTTTGCGCCAGTTATGGATTCATTCATTACTAACAGTTTTCCTTTGGAAATTCTGAAACTTGATACTTGTGATGATGAAAACAAAACACTTGCCAAACTGCTTGGCTGTTCAATGGTTCCCAGTATCGTTGAAGTGAACCGTGAAGACTGCACTTACCGCATTCATGAAGACATTTCTTCTTGGAGCGAAGAACAACTGAATGAAATCTTTATAAATACTATGGCGGAGTGAAGTTTCTCTCCTTTTCTTCCCCGTCACTAGAAAGCCCCATGTTAGGATTGCTCCTTGTCTGACATGGGGCTTTCGCTTTATACGGCTTTTGGTAAGATTAACTAAGCGTCATTGAAAAGTTCTTGGCTTTGTTTAGAATGGCTTCATCTTCTAAACAAACAAGTGAGGACATTATGAATACAGAACTTATCCATGAAGCCAAAGAAACCCTTATTAGCAAGGTAAAGGAAAACAAGAAGGCTGCTATTAGTATTGGCGCTGCTGTAGTTGGCGCTTTTGCTTTACTCTTTTATGTGGCTTCTAATAATAAGTATGAACCCATCATTCCAACACAGCCAGAAATGACTTCATTCCGTGTCCAACTGCGCCAACAGAACTTGATTGAACTATTGGCTGCCTGTAACTCCAAGCTGGCTGAAGCCTACGAAGTGCCCCAGAGCTTCCTTCTTGAATGTGATGATTACTACCGTGAAGCCTCTAATATGAGCCATGCTTGGAAGGTTAAGCCCCGCCTTATTGATGAAATGAAAGCTGTTGAAAAGAATCTTCAACGCTTCATTAGCAAGAACTAATTATTTGAAAGCCCTCATTTCAGAGGGCTTCTTTTTTTATTACAGTAATTCACCATGCAAAAGGTGGCTTTTCAATAATATCAACATTACCAACGCCATTTATAAACAAGCCTTCTGCATTGCTATAGCCATCTGTAGCTGAAACATGAAGAATACCAAATGGAATATGGTCATCTGGCATTAGCCCCCTTCTGATAGCGTTATCAGAAACCTGTTTAACTTCTCTGAAGTAATCTGTTTTTGTAAGCCATGCAAAGTTTACTAAGGTCATAACACAGTCATCAGTCTTGCCATTATCGGCTTGATAACTGGTTTTCTGCTTGGTAAAGGAAAACAGTTCTGTAATCGTATCCGCATCATTCAGAATGAAGGAATCTGATTCAATAAGAGCTTTTAGAATAGCGCAGCCAGTGCTTTTTGTACGTGGAGTTTGTCTTAATCCAATACTGAACTTGGTATAGCCTTCTTTCACGTCATCGTTTCTAACGTTTGAAGTAAGCATGTATTCATAGTCCATGTCGTAATACAAGGCGTTACAAACAATCCTGCCAATGGAGTTGTTTTCAATAATAACGTAAGCGTTGTTGTACTTGGTAGCGATTGCATAAACCACTTCAGCCAAGTTCTCTGGCAGGATGTGATTGTCCCTGTAAACAGCAACCTGTTCATAAACATCACCGCTTATATCAATAACTGTGGCTACAGAATAATCTTGCGATAAACCTTCAGAAACATCAACACTTATAACATACTTCTTACCTTCTTCGCTTTCTTTATAAATGGCAAGATTATTAACAGTTCTTTCTGGCTGTAGCCACGACAGGCTTTTCAGTTTTTCGCCATTAACCAATGTAGCCGAAGAACCCAAGAACTCGCACAAGTATTCTTGGTTGAACTCTTGGTCAGTCATTGCCTTCTTCTGGGTTTCATACCATTCTTCATCTCTATCAGGTCTTAAGTACCATGGCGCAAAGAATGGAACAAAGCCATTAACACCTTGCTCCGCTTCTGTATAAAGTTTCCAGAAGTAATTCATGCCTTTTGGTGTTGAGGTAATAATCATTTGTGATGTTTTACCTGAAGACAAAGTAGGGAATGACCTGCCAAAGAATTCAGGGAAGTTGTCGATATGTGCGGCTTCGTCAATGTAAACGCAGTTACAGGATTTACCGATAATGGCGTCAACTGTACAAGGCGCTGCAAAAACTTTAGTGCCATTACCGCCAAGCGATAAGACAATACTTTTCATGTTCCAAACCGCAACACCGGGCTTCATATACCACGGCAACGCCATAAAAGCCACTTTAAATCTGTCTAAAACTTCCTTAGCGCCAGTTTCTTTATGTGCCAATATTGCTGTTGTGTAATCTGGGGTAAAGATACTTTTCCAAAGAATATACGCCATTGAACAGGCAGATTTACCCATTTGCCGTGGAAGCATAGCAATGTTAAATCTGTTCTTTCTGAAGTTCATTATCAGTTCTTCTTGGAAAGGAAACAGTTCAAAGATTTGCTGGCCTTTGTCCAACGTGTTAATAACAACATAGTTCTTCACAAAGTAAAGGAAATCATTCTGGCATTTTCTGATTTCATTTACTTGTTCTTCAGTAAGGGGCAATTCTACGCCAGCAGCCTTCAATGCTGGAATGCTGTTGTAGCAATTATCTTGTTTCATTGCCTCAATTTCAGGCGTATCTGGTACTGGGAATTTAATCATTTGAAAATCAATAAGTTAGTGTTATTAACTATATTGTCTTCTTTACTAAATAACAGCAAACTTTTATTGCAATAAAGGAACTTTATTAACATGACACAAAAACTTGATGTAACTGCTTACATGAAATCTGCTCATTGGCTTAGACAGTATGAGATTGAAGGCAAGAAAGACGGTATTCATAACAAGAAAACTGGCGAACTTCTGGTTTCTTTCCCTTTTGAAATTGACCCTGCTACCGCTGTATTGCCATCTGCTCCTTCTTCTGAAGGCAAGTCTGGTGGTAAAGCTGCTGGTGGCGGTAAACAAGAAACTGACGGTAAAGCTGGTAAGGAAGCTGGTAAATCTGAAGGGGAATCTGGCAAGGAAGAACAAGGCGGCAAGCCCAAACCGCCGAAAGCTGGAAGCGAAGGTGCTGAAGGTAGAGGAAGCGAAGAATTGCCACAGCCACCTTCTCCGCCACAGCCCCAACAACCTCCGCGTTCTGGTGAAGAAGCATCTTCTCCGTAAGAAAATCCAAGAACTTTTCATTCAATAAACCTAAAGGCATTTCTAAATGACTATTACTGAACATCTTAAAAAACTGATGCGGGAAGTAGGTTCTAATATTAAGGGTATCAAAGATGCCTTTAAATCCGCTTCAGAGAAGATTACTGCGCTGGAAGGCAAAGTTACCAAGCTGGAAGCTGCTGGTGGCAAATCTGAAATCTTGAAATTTGTCATGCAGGATGAACGGCTACCAACATCCATGAAAAAGGGCAGAGGCTATATGCGTTTAATTGTCAACAAAAATGTAGCCGTCGTGCAAGTCAAAGCTACTCCCTCTGCTACTGGTCGCCTTAGCGAATCATCAGGCCTTGGCTTTCCAAACAACTACAGGATTGCCTTTGAAAAACTTGGCTTCGCTAGTATTGCAGCATCGGCAAGTTTTAATGGCAATCCTTTTTTCGCAGCGATTCATATAGACAATAAGGGTTATATCAACGTCCACAGTGACAAGGTATTCATAAATGTTCCTTTAACTGGTTCTGTTACATTTTTCATAACCGAAGACACTATGAAGACGTTGCCTGCATTCAGTGGCTTCACTCAAGTACAGGAGTTCTAATAATGTTTGTTACAAGAGAACATTTACAACAAATCATGCCCAATGCGAAGAATCGTATTGACACGTTTCTTCCCTATATAAACGAAGCTATTGTTTCATTCGGCATGAACATTACGGCTTTCCGCATGTTCATAGCGCAGCTTGCTGTTGAATCCGGTGAGTTCAGATATACCAAAGAACTAGCTTCTGGCGCTGCTTATGATACTGGTCGTTTAGCTGTTGCTTTAGGTAATACGCCAGTAGCAGATGGTGATGGGCAGTTTTATAAAGGTAGAGGTTTGATTCAAATTACAGGCAAAGCAAACTATACGGCTTGTGGTAAGGCATTAGGGCTTGACCTTGTAAGACATCCAGAACTGCTTGAACAGCCTGAATGGGCAGTTAAATCAGCTTTCTGGTACTACGCTTCAAGAAACCTTGAAAAGTACACTTACGAGCCAACACTTGAGAACTTCAAAGCCATGACAAAAGCCATCAATGGTGGCTACAATGGACTTGCTGAACGTATTAAGTATTGGGAAAGAGCCAAGAAAGTACAGTTTACTGCTGCTGATGGTGGCGAATAAAGCCATTTAGAAGCAAAAAGAAAGCCGCCATAATTCAGGCGGCTTTTCTTTTTTTTTCATTTCTTAGCGTTCCCGTTTCATTACTAATGTAGTGGTTACAGTTTCATCCAAAGCAATAATTTCAAATGTAATATTGATTTCAAGGCTTTGCCCTGAATCCTTAACCTTACAATCTACTTTCTCAAGTTTTATTCTTGGCTCATAAGTTTGCAGGATTTCAGTAATCTGATTCTGGAAAGCTGAAACATGAATAGCACCCATGGTTTCAAAAAGCTGATTCTCAACACCGCAGTTAATTTCTGGATGAAAAGGAACACTCCATTTATTCATCAGAACTAATCGTTTTACGGATTGAACAACGGCTTTACGCCCTTTCACATGTTTTACATCGCCAGTTAAAGGATGAATACCAAAAGCCATATCCAAATCACTATAGCGTTCATCAATCTTTAACTCACGGCTTAAACCTTTATCTAAAACACCCATTAGCGAAGTCCCTGCGCTTTACGGAAACGCCGTGCTTTATTACGCTTTCTAGCGATTCTCTTGTAATAAGACCCACCTTTAGCTTTCTTCGTTCTTACTGCTTTCTTAATAGCCATTCTACGGCGGTTTCTTTCTGTTCCGCCAATAGGCTGACAGGATTTACCGTTCCATTTATAGCCTTTCTGGCATTTGTACTTGATAATTCGCTTACCCTTTGAATTTATTCTAATTTTTCGTATCACCTCAACCAGTTCTTTATCATCAGTAAGCAGGGAAGTATCATAAGCCATTGATTCATCATGACTTTTCATAATAGTAGCACCAAGAATAGCTTCTTCTGGCTTTGGATAGAGGTAAATGGCGTAAGCGCCAACAATGCCATCTAATTCATCTTCATCATAAGCTGGCGTTTCCGGGTCTTCTGAATCGTAGTCTTCTTCATCTTGAACGATATTAGGCAAATCGCCATCAACCAAGAAATCTTCTTCGACAGTTTGAATATCAGGATTTTCGCCAGCATCATTAAGAATCATGTTTCTGATGCTTTTATTGGCGGTAATCAAAGCAACAGCGCCATTTTCAGGGTCATAAATGACTTCAACTTCTTCAGGATTGTTATCCTGATAAGTGAAATAATGCTCAAGATAATTGATATAACCATCTTCATCAAGCCTTTTCTGGGGCTTTTTCTTAAGGGGCTTATCAACACTAGCTACTTGTGTAGTAACATTCACATCATCTTCAATTTTCATTGTTCAACCTCAAAGAATTTATACGAAAAGTTCACTGTGCAATTTAATACCGTGTTTTGCATAGTGTAAGAAAGCTCAAGGGGCGATACTGATAACGGATAAACTTCACGATAACGAACCCTATACCTGACATTGTTTTCGTTATCCAGAATAGAAACCCAAATGTTCGCAATAATGTCATCGTAATAAGCTACTACGTTGCTATCAGAATTGATAACCAATGAAGCCCAGTTTTCAAAGAACCTTCTAGCTTCCATGTCGCCATCACAATAGAACATGCACATTAAAGGGTCAAAGGAAACGGTATAAGGCGCTTTGTAAATTGTTCCTCTTTGCTTTTGTTCATACGACATGATGGATTTCTGTGGCATGGAAACTGTGTGGCAAAGTACGCCAACTTTCTTGGCGTCCATATTGAAATTAGCACCAGAAGAAGCATTGTTATTGGCGTTTCTTTCTGCATTAGCCAATGCTTTAGGCTTTTCAAATTCAATGATGTAGCGTGAAGGCTTCAGGAAACCAGAATCATTAACCGTATTCAGGAAGTAAAGCTGAGAAGCTAATGATTTATAAGGCGAGATGTTTGAATTGACACCCGTTATGCCCCTAATGGCGTTCATTTGGTTTCTAGCACTTCTTTGTTCGTTAGTAGTAACACCATCCCGTTCAGCTTCCCTATCCGTAATGACGGTATTGTTTTGTGATGGTGGAACATAGCGAGGAATCACAGTGCCAGTTGTTGTATCCCGCCAGACCCCGCCGTCAATAGTAGATTCGCCTCTACGAATTTCATCAAGTTCTTCATTTCTTTGGATGCCCCTTAGAACATTAGAAATTGAACCGTAAGCAGCATCATCCGGCAAGACAATACCGTTTAGATTAGTGCCTTTTCTGGGGTCAATATTAGGAAGAAGATTAGCTGGCGGGATATGATTATCCGGGTTTGCCATCACAGCGTCTTTAGGGGTTTCTGTAGCCATGTTTACAACTGAAAGCTCATTATCATTTGGCAATTATTTTCGCCAATGAAATATAATGAGTTATAACTATTTGATTTTGAACGATTATGGCTCTCCAAAATTTGCAAACGCTTTCGCTGAAGCACCTGAAACAACAAGAGGAGCGGGAATTTAAGAATAATCCTGCTGTTTACACCGTTAAAGACCCTAGAGATGGCTCGTCTGTTTACGCAATAAGAGAAGACCAGCCTTCTCAACTATCAGCTTATGCCATTTCCATGATTGAGCGCTATTCTGTTCCTAAAGAAGAAATGCAGCTTATCAATGCGTATAGGGATTTGGCTAAAACTTCTGATGTTGATGAAGCCATTAGAGAAATTGTAAATGAATGCTTTTCATCAGATGGCAGGGATATGGCATTCAAGCCTGTATTCAAACCTGAATCACAGCTTTCACTTAAAACCCAAAAGAAAATTGAAGAAACCTTTGAATACATTTATCACTATCTTCTGGACTTTGATAAGAACGGGCAAGCCATCTTCCGGCAATGGTATGTTGATGGCAGATTGATTTATCACATTGCTGTTGATAAGTCTGAAAAGACCATTAAGCATATTCAGCTTATTGACCCACGTTACATCAAACGAATTAAAGAAGTTGTTATCAACAGAGAAACTGGCTTGCAAGACAAAGAACGTTCAAAGATTTACTACGTTTACTTGCCAGAAAGCTATGTGAATGATGCTGCTACGATTAACAAGTTCTGGAACGAAAACTCCTTTAATTACAATGCTTTCAATTACCAAGAACAACAGACTTATATAAAATTTGAAGATAATTCAATAGCTTACAGTGATTCCGGGCTTATTGACCAAGAAGCAAACGTTATTCTGTCAAACCTGCATAAAGTGCTTATTCCATACAACAACATGAAGATGATGGAAGAAGCCATGATTATCTACAGGATTGTTAGAGCGCCTGAACGCCGCTACATTTACATTGATGTTGGCGGTATGGGAAATGCAGCAGCACAACAGCATTTGAATTACGTCAAGAACACGTTTAATAACAAAACTGTCTTTGATTCTTCTTCAAAAGGCTTTATTAACCGCAAAGCCATTCATTCTATGGTTGAGGATTATTACCTTGCTAGAAGGGATGGTCAGAAAGGAACTGAAATTCAAACAGCGCCGGGCGCAGAGAACTTAGGTGTCACTAAAGACATTGAATACTTAAGGGATAAGTTCTACAGGGCTTTGAATGTGCCTATTGGGCGATTAGACGCGGAAATGCAGAACTCAACATTGCTATTGGGCAGGGTTTCTGAAATGCAAAGAGACGAATATCGTTTCCGCCGTTTCATTGACACGCTTAGAAGCCAGTTCATTCCTGTCGTTGAAAAACTGCTTAAAACGGAACTTCTTTTGAAGAATATCATCACTAATGAAGACTGGGAAAACATCATTCAGAATGATTTGTTCTGGGAATACACAGAAGACAATTCATTCGTTGAAATTAAAAAGCAAGAAAAACTTAGAACGCAACTGGAACTTATCCAAGTAGCCGACCCTTACATTGGCAAATACTTCACTCATTCCGACATCATGAAGAATGTTATGAACTACACTGATAATGAAGTTAAAGAGTTCTACGACAGGCTGAAAACAGAGAAGAAAGAACATCCTGAATTCTATCCGCCAGAAGAAGAAATGAATGGCTTTAATAATAGGGGCGAAGAAGCAAGCGCTGAATGGAAAGATTCACAGGATTACATTGGTGGCGGAAGCAGTAGTTCCAGCAGTAAGAACGATGATGACGGCAGTGGCATAGAAACCAAAAGGCAAACTACTTCATTCGCCTTCAAGAGCCAATAGAAGCCATTTGGAAAGCCACAATAGTTATAACTAAAACGATTAAGCCCCACGTCAAATGGGGCGTTTCATTTAGTCGTTTACTTTTATCCGCCAATCATCACGTTGCCGCTGCCAGTAATAATGGTTTGTGGGCAGGAACATTGGCTACCAACTCTTGCAGCAGGCTTACCATTTATAAAAACCGTAGTGCTGCATCCGGGGTTAATAATCACGCTGCCATGACTACTCGTTAAAGGACAAGCATGTTCTTTGACCTTATCGCCTTGTCTTGCGGCTTCTTTGCCATTGATTTTCACATTGCTACTGCCATTCATGATTGGAGCAGGCGGAAAGCAACTATGACCAGAAGATAAATCTGTTTTTCTTGCGGCTGGCGCACCCATAAATCAACCTCATAAATATCTGAAATTTCAATCAATTTTATTATATCTTCATGCCCAGAGCCGTAAATCCAACTGATAAGAACAAGAATAGAGACTTGTTCAAGCCAATGCAGGCATCACATGTTTCCCGTTACTTTGACCATCAATACAATCAGAACGAACAGAACACTGTGCAAACACTTCAGGATGAAGCGATTGTTATATCAGGCTATACGGTTACTTACGTCTTCAAAACCGAATATGAAATTGATGAAATCCTGCAAGAATACGATTACTCAAAATTCGCTGAAGCCTTTGATATAGCCGTTACCTTCCCTTCAAACATTATGGACTGGGACAATAACAATGCACTAATGTCAAAATTCGGTTGGACAGCTACACCACAAGGCGAATTTATCATCAGCCAAAAAGCATGGTCTCAGATAATGGCTGAAAGAGAACAAAAGAATCTTTACACTTTCTTCCGCCCAAGAGAAGGCGATTTGATTATTGTTCACGCTGGACAACGCTATGATGGCAAGAAACCAAATCCCTACAACGCTGAAGATGGCGATTACAAACAACAACGTTTCATTTTCCAGATTACTTATACGGATGCTGGCTTGAATAACTTCCAATGGGGCAAAGACTACGTTTACAGAGTTTCTGCTTCATCCTACAAGTATCAGGAAAACGAAGACTTCACTGAACTTGAAGATGAAAATGGACTGCCATTCCTTGATACGGAAGAAGATTTCAACTATCCAGAAGACCAGTCTGATGCCTTCTCTAGCAATGAGAAGAAGATTAGGGACTTTGAAGAAAACAATCCTTTCAAAGGCTACTAATGAAAGAAGAAGAACTAAAAAGAATGCTTTTGCCTTTTCATTATGGCTACAGAATGAACATGCCACTTTCCGAAGTCATCTATGAATTTGATGAAGACATAAAGCTCTTTACAACTGTTAAAAGGATGCTTTCAAAGAAGACAAAGAACAGCGGTTTACTTCTTAATAATGTTGTACTACTTCATAACGCATTTGGCAAAGGGCTACTAAAAGCCATTCCTTTTGTTTTTGCTGATGAAAGTCAAAGACTTAAAATGAATGCCATCTTAACTATCCTTAACTACACCGAACAAAATTTACCGTATGATGAAAATTTCTACTATGAACTGACAGGGAGAATGAACTAAATGATTATGACTTATCTAAATCTGGCTTGGAAGTACAGGAAATTCGTATTGTTTGCCATTGTGGCGGCAGCTTTTCTTTACCTAACCTACCAGCTAAAAGCGCAGAAAGCTGAATACTTGCAGCAAACAGCTTTACTGAAAGAAACCATATCGGACATGCGGGAAGCCAATGCTGAAGCATTCAGGCAACAACAAGAATACATTGCTACCGTGTACACACAAACTTCAGAACTGAACAAATCCATTACCCAAAAATTACAGGAGAAAAACAATGAAATTGAAGACTGGAACAATGACGCCAAAACCCTTATTGATGACCCTGATGCTATTGCCGGTGTTATCGCTAGCAGGCTGCGCCAAGAACTCAAAGGAGACATTTATAACAGCACCGCCAAAGCCCTTAATGATTCCAGAACTTCCATCAGAGATACGTCAAAGCTACTCACAGAGAAGTTTTCAAGAGAGGTTTCTGCAAATCTTTTCCAACTCATTACAGATGCCGAAAAATCCAGAGTAGCACTTGGACAATGTATTGCATGGGCTGATGGCGTTAAGGGCATTGTAGAACAGAACAACGCCAATAGTAAAGCTCCAATGCCTGTGAAGAAAGGGAAGAAATAAAATGTTCAACTGGCTCAAGCATCAAAAAGAATCCCTAAATCCATTATCATCCACACAACAAGGCTCATTACCGCCACCTAATTTTGAAGAAGTAGCAAAAGGGCAATGGGTTGTAATGAATGGAAAGACAGCAGCTTCTGATAAAACTAGCTCGCTATTCGCAGAGCTTATTACATTGGAAGATTTGAAAGTCTTCAAAACCAAATCAGGTTCATGGAATCCTAATAATGGCAATCAAGTAGTGAAAGAAGAAACCTGCCTTGTTAAGATTACTAACAACATTCAGCTTAACAAACTTAGACAAATTGGAGTGAAGTACGGGCAGTCTTATCTGGTTTACATTAAACATGGCAATCCAGAACTTGTGCCATGTATCATGGGCAAGAAACATACTAAGTTAAAGAAAATACAGAAAATTACTGAAAACATTACAACGCTGAAGAAGCATCAGTTCTGGATTTATCTGAAGAATGGTGTAGGTGGTGTGCTAAAGTAAAGCCACATCAGCTTTACAAAAGAACATCACAAATGCCCCGTAAAACTTCAACTTCTAAAAAGCCAGCTATCCAAGTCTGGCTTTATCATTCCGAGCCTTTAACAGACGAACAAATCCAAGACTTCCCTGAACAGTACGAAGCCTTTGTGTACTTAATGACACATATTCCCACAGGAAAAATGTACATTGGGAAGAAGGGCTTTCATTCCAAGAGAACTGTTAAGGACAAGAAAAGAAAGCAAACTGTTGTCTCAAACTGGCTTACATACTTTTCATCATCTGATGACATTAAAGAACTGACAAGAACAGCTGAAGATAAACTCAACTGGAAAAGAGAAATCATTTACCTTTGCAAGGAGCAGAAGTACGCCAATTATCTTGAAGTAAAACTTCAGTTTCAAATGGGCTGTTTAGAAGACAGGGAAAAATGGTTCAATTCAAACATTAACGGGCTGTGGTATTCATCATGGCTCAAAGACATCAAAGAAGGAGTTGCAAATTATGATTAGTCCCACATATTACGAAAGAAGAATCCTTCCCAACAACATCTTTCCTTTTCATGATATAGAAAAGGCTTATGCTGGATTACTAACTGAGATTGGCGGCACATCGGAAACGCCTATCATGAAAGAAGTTGATAAGGAAGAAACAGGTTATGAAAGAATAGAAATTCCGTTTAATAACTTCTTCATTTGGGACGAGGAAGTTAGCAAATGGTTATCAACCAAAGAAATTGAATTTCCTAAGCCAATTAAAGATTGGGGAATGGTTGTAGGGCTTGCTTTCTTTGTGAATAATGAAAGTGATGAGTTCTACATCGCGGATGTTTTTCAGAATAGTTGATATGTAGCAGCCAATCAACACGCCCCATATATTAAGAAAAGTTGGTTGAGGATTTATCAATCAATTAAATGATACAGACAAAAGAAAGCCGCCATATTTCGGGCGGCTTTTCTTATGGGCTACTGCTAACTTACCAAGGCAGATTAGAGATGGCAAACTTAGAGTAGTAGATGTTCTTGCCTTTTTCCAGTGAAGTGAACGGGTTCGCAGCAATGGCAGCGCGTTGTTGGAAGCCGATTGCATTGCGGAAGCGGTCGTTACTTGCATCCAGACCAGAGTGCATGGTCAAAGGAACATACGGTGCGTAGATAACACCAGCGTCAAATTCATTAGCGCCTTTATAACCGATAACCACACCGTCATGGGTAAGGAAGGGGTCAACGAAAACTTTAAGCTGACCAGCCATACCGACATAAGTAGAAGATTGCAGGTTGATGTCAATGCTTTGTGCATAGTTGGTGTCATTCTTCAGAATGCCAGCCAGTTGCAGAGCATTAGCTACACCCATAGAAGTGATGATGAAGTTACCAGCACCACGGCGGTTTTCCAGATACAAACGGGCAGCTTCACTGCGAATGTACGCCCACAGACCCAGAGCTTTTTCACCAGCCCAACGACCATCAGTACCAGTTGCATAGTCAAAAGTACCAGCAGTTGCTTGGTTTTGCGCGCCAATGTGGGCGGCGTGCATGATGGTGCGAACGATTTCTTGGTTTTGCTCCAGAACGATTTCTTGAGACAGAATGTTAGAAAGTTCAGCACGGGCTGACAAGTTGTGAACAGCCTGCATGTCTTTTTCAAGTTCAAATGAGTAATCTGCACGCAATTGACGAGTTTTGGCTTCAAGCGCAATCTTGTCAATGGTGATACCCATGTTTTTCCATGCAGCAGTTTCACCAGTCGGAGTATCCATGCCATGACCAGTTTTAGCCATCAGGTCAACATCGGTGAACGGGTTATCGCTGCGGTCATCAGTACCAGTACCGGAATGTGCAGTATCAACTTCCTTAAAGAGCGCTTCTTTAGAAGTAGCGTTGAATTGCGGAGAAGCAGCGTTCGGGTAAAGCGCACGAATTGCAAAGCCAAGACCAGTAGGCATGTTCATCGGCTGAACACCACAAACATCATAAGCAATCAGTTGCGGGGTCATACGGCGAACCATGCTAATCAGAACCGGGTCATAGCCTTTGATTTGGCTGGTAACGTTTACGTCTTCTTTCAGCGCTTTAGCTTCGTTTTCCAGCAGTTGCAGGGTGGTATTGAACTTGCTAACACTTACAGATTCTTGCAGTTTCTTGATGTCAAGAATATCGCCTTCACCAGTAGGGTTAGCCCATTTTTCTGCCAGTGCGCGCAGATTCTTAGCACCTTCAGCTTGAGCAGATTCAAAAAGTTGTTGTGCAGTTTGCATTAGTTTTTAGTCCTTACGTAAAGAATTGAAATAATTAACGTTATTTAGAAACATTTAAAATTAAAAGAAACTTCCGCGTTTGAAAAGACCTTTAAGGCTTTCATCAACCTTCTTGTCTTCTTTGTCATCAGCCTTGTCTTCAGAAGCCTTATCATCGCCAGCTTTATCGGCATCATCGGCTTTGTCTTCATCGTCTTCTTTAACCAGTTTCTTTTCCATGATTACAAGGTCAAGCATTTTCTTGAACTGGTCAGAACTGTAGGATTCATCAATTTGAGCCATGATGTCCACAACAGAATCGCGTTGAGAATCAGCCATAGAACGGGTGGCTTCACTTACCAAGAATGCTCTGTAAGCAGCTTTAGTAGCTTTTTGGGATTCTTCCAAAAGATTGTCTTTTTCAGCAATGCTTTCTTGCAGCGCTTTAATTTCATCAGCAACAACGCTTTCCAGAAGTTGTGAAGTTTCAATACCAGCTTCTTTCAAGCCTTCCATGACCTTCATCATGCCGCTGCGAACATTGCGTACATCTTGGGCGACTTTAAGCTGTTCAGAGACTTCAGAAAGCTGGCGGGCAAGTTCAGATTCGTGGTATTCAACAAGCTGTGCAGTAGTTTCTTCAACAGCTTTATCAACGCTTTCTTTCAGGGTCTTTTCATTTTTCTTCTGAAGACTTTCCAATTTCTTGGCAAGCTCAACAGCATTCTTTTCGTCAAGGCTTTTCTTGTACTCAGCTTGGCTCTCGGTTACGTAAGAATCGACAGCTGAAGTAAAGGCTTCTTGTTGGGCTTCATCAGTAATACCCAAAGATTCAAGCAGTTCTTTAATGTTCATAAAGTTTAAATTCCTTCTTTTAGCTAAAAGATTGATTAAATTAAAGTTGTAGCTATTTAGTTGAAAACAAAAATAAAATCAATTTCCAGATTTCCAAGCCCTTATAAACATGAAAAGATTGTATAGATTCGCTGATTTCCTCAAAGACTACTTTCTTACAGGTTTTGTAAACTCATTTACAAACAACGTAGAGAAGGTATGGCAGCCATTTACCGAATATCCCATTGGCGCAACAGTTACCCACACGTATGAAATCAATGGTAAAAGAACCAAGAACAAGTATGTTTCTGTTTTAGGCTCAAAATCAGGCAACCAAGCGCCCATTCATGCCAAACAAGGGCAAGTTGAATCTGATGGTGGTATCAGATGGATGTACTTGGGTGAATCCACCATTGTTGATAATGGCATGTTTGACATGTACTTAACATTGGGTAGACAGGATTCATGGGATGGCACTGACAACCCTGTAACGCCTGCAATCAACCAGTACGTAACCAGACAATGTATTCAGGACATCATTTACGCCAAGAAAATTGATAAATCTTCAGTAGCTATGGTTGCCCGTAGAAACACATGGAAAGCAGAAGAAAAGTATGAAGAGTTCAAGAAAGATAAAACTGCTTACAAACTGCCCTATTACGTAACCAACAAAGAAGGCTGTGTTTACTACTGCCTTTCTAATAACAACAATCAGAAATCCACGATTGAACCTATTGGCACTTCAACCCAGCCCATACAACTGCCAGATGGCTATGTTTGGTACTTCATGGCGAAGATTGATATTCAGAACTCAAAATTCCTGACCGATGAATTCATTCCTTTAAATGGCGATATTACCTTCAACCCGGACATGAAGAATAACCGAGGCGGCATCGCAACTGTTACGCTAGTAAGCCCGCAAAAAGGACAATTTGCTAACAAAAACAACATTGTAATAGAATTTCAACAAAAAGGTGAAGGTCAAGACGCTAATCTTATTCCTCACTTGAACACCCAAGGCATTCTGGAATACATGGAAGTGAAGAATGCAGGGCATGATTACGCTGAAGAAACCATTATCGTATTGAAAGAAAAATCAGCAGATGCCCAAGGGCAAGGCGCTGAGCTAAAAGCCATCATGGCATTAGACACACTCACGGGCAAGACCTATATAAAAGACGTGGAAGTGCTGAAAGGCGGGGAAGGCTACAAACAAGGCTCTGTTTCTATTCACATAGAAGGCGATGGGCAAGGAGCAATCCTTGAAGCCAAAGTATCCACTGCTAAAGGCATCATTTCATCCGTAGAAGTCAAAGAAAAAGGTGAAGGCTATTCCTACGCCACGCTTTATGTAGTATCAGGGCAAAATTCAGCAGTTGGCAGAGTTTCACTATTGCCCTATTCAGTTTCCAATCCTAACATTTTGGCAACTATTCAAGACAACGCCATCATGATTAACGTTGACCTTAACCCAAATGAAACTTACTTTGACTACGATTCAGACTACAGGGAAGTGTTACTTGTAGTTAATCTGTATGACATTGATGGCAATCCTGCAAACAAACCTGAATACATTGGCAAAGCACATAGAGCTTGGGCAGACCCCAAATCCAAACTGCCAAAACTAAACCCCGAAGAAGGGCTGATACTTTTCAGACAGACTTCAAACCGTTTAATCAGGGTTGCAGGGCAGTATGAGAAAGTAAAACTGGTGATTTCATTATAAGGGGCATGAAGAATGGCTACAACTACAGCGCAATATAACAACCCTGCATTAAGAGATTTAACCAATTACAATGAAGCCATTGGCAACGTTGCCCAACTTATCATTCCCGACTTTGACAACCTGAATTACTTCATACAGTCATTCAACTTTCCTGCAATAGACATTCCAGCAGTTGAAACACCATTCAAAGGAAACGATAATAAACAAGTTGGCGATTTCATTAAGTACGGAACACTTTCAGTTGACATTGCAGTTGATGAAGACCTTGCAAATTTAACCGCACTTTTTGACTGGATTAAGAAGACAAACTTCAAAGCTAATGTATCAGAACGCTATGTGGATGTATTCATTAAATGGCGTACTAGAAACTTAAAACAAGACATTGAGATTAAATTTCATAATGCCTTTATAACGAATATCGGTGGCTTTCAATTAAGTACATTGAATACTGAAGACACCATTATTACAACAACTGTAAATTTTGAGTATCAGTACATGACATTAAACGGTCTTGAAATTAGAAATCCAAACATTCATTGGTTATAAGTTTAAGAAAGAGTGTAGAAAGAAAGCTCTCAAGTGTATTGAGGGCTTTTTTTATGGATTAAGACTGGAATGTAAACAAGTATTATTTGGAAGTAACTATATGTAGGACTGTAGAAATAAGTTATTAGAGGAAATACCACAATATCTAGTATGGCTCATCAAATATGCGCGAATTTCGCGCCAAGATAGATGATAGGTGAACTAGATATAGTGGTCTCGCGGGTATGAAACGAAGGTTTCCATCCGGTATGTAGGATGAAACGTAGTTTCTAGTTGTTAGATAGATTATTAAACGGATTATAAAGATTATAAGGTTTATAGGAATTATAAAGTTTATAAGAGTCTATAAGAAGTTAGAAACCAGAAGAACCAACCAATTAAAGGTCTTGTATATACAAAGCGGGAATGCGACAAAAGTAGCGTTTTCATGCGACATGAACCATGCGCAGCTGGCTCTGTAAACCAGCAATTTGATGCGACACGCTTATTGAAGGCTAAGATGTGAAGTAGCAATTTCATGCGACACGGTGTCATCTGGCTTTGAAGACTAGCAATTTCATGCGACACGGTTGATGTCACCGGTCTGTAAAACTAGTGATTTCATGCGACACGAAGTCTAGCGATTTCATGCGACAAACGTTGCTTATCAAGAACTTACATAAGCAATTTCATGCGACAAACCGGACTGCGAAACTAGCAATTTCATGCGACACGCCTTCCCAGTCAAGCCTCATCTTCTTCACCAGCCCTGCTAATCAGGCTTTCCGTAGAGCCATGGAAGTAGCAGTTGATTTGCGTGTTGTGTTGTTCCTTCACTTCCTGTTTACCGCCACCAGCAGAAGAACTATTAGAAGAATCATTCTCATCAACCCCTACAAACAAGTTGTCCTTCATCTTCTGACTAAGTTCAACCAGTTTGATATTCGATGTAGTAATCGTTCCCATCAAAGAAGACAAAGCAGAAACCATCTTCGGGTCGCCACTTTCAACAGCTTGTTGAACAGCAGTTATAAATGGCTCATTTACATTCACCAGAATGCTTTGAATGGTCTTTCTAGCCTTTCTATAATCTTCCTTGATATTAGCTTCAACTTCTTCCCTAAAAGCTTCATCTTCGTGATTAAAAGCGACTGGAAGTTCATTAAGGTTTTCATTGGAAGAATTTATAGAATCCAATAGTGGCAATTTAGTTTGATTCAATGTATCAACAAATTCGTTTAGCAATTGCCCTTCAATAATTTCCACGCCACTCATTGTTCTTCCCACTTTTCAATAATCTCATGTTCATCTTCTTTACGAGCAGTTTTAGGTTCAACAGTAGCTGTGTATTCAGCAAGCCATTCATCGCCACTATGATTATCTGAACCTTTACTTCTAAATAAATCAACAATCACTTCTTTAATTCTTTCTATCGTGTCAATACGGCAGTAGTACCAAGCCTTCATGGTGAACTGCAATTCCCACATGATGATTCTTTGTTCCCTGTAATCGCCTTCATATTCCATCATGGGGTTTACAGAATTAAGCCCGATGGAAATATCCGTTTTCAGGTTAAAGTCCTTCACTTCTTCAATGGTAACGTTTAATGCAGGTCTGAAGATGGGCAGGATTTGTTCCAATATCATCAAAGAAGGTTCAAGGTCTTTAGAAGCAATGAACAAAGAGAAAGACAAGTCATAAGGCACTCTTGTGTACATTACTTTGCGTTCATCTTTTTCAGATGAAGTAATGAGGTTGTTGGTGTTCTTGGCACGTTCACTTGCATAGTTCATGCCTGTTAAATCAAAAGCCATATGTACAGCTTGTCGTTGACTAACCTTTGAATACGGGTCTGGGGCATCGGTTAGAATGGACAAGAACTTGTCCCGGTTAGCAAAGCGTAATGGCACTTTGAAATCCGGCGCGTTAGGGTCTAGCTTGATGTACAGGTCATTGAAGATTGCGCCAAATGTAGCTACAAGGTTTCTAGTAGTGGCGTGATAGAAAGGCTTTTGTTTCATAATTAGTGCTAAGTGATTGAAACTTCACACTATTTATTAACGGTAATGAACGCCCTAATCACCCTTATATATAATGTCTGGCATTAAAAGCCCGATAAAGGAGAAATCATGTTACTTTTCAAACGTTTAGAAGTAAAGAACTTGGCTACTATTGGCGATGAGTTCATTACTATTGACCTGAACCGCCATAAGACAACAGTTGTGTATGGTGAAAATGGTACTTCAAAGTCATCACTCATGCTAGAAAGCCTATGCTTTTGCCTTCACAACAAACCCTACAAGAAGATTAAACTGGGCGAACTGGTAAACAATCGGAATGTAAAAGGTCTGGAAGTAAGGCTTACTTTTCTTAAGAACAATGACGAATACATTATTCACAGAGGCTACAAGCCCCAATTCCTGACAATCACTAGAAATGGCGAAGCCCTGCCCCAAACCATGACACAACAAGCCTTCATTGAAGAAGAACTGCTGGAAGTTCCATATTCAACCTTTAAGCAAATCATTGCAATGGGTAAGGCGGATTACACTTCATTCATTTCTTTGCCTCTTGATAAACGCCGTCAGTTTGTTGAATCCATCCTGAACACATCCGTTTACAGGACGATGCTGGAGAAGCACAAAGAGAACCAGAAAACTTTACAAGCCAAAATTTCTGATGAAGAGCATGAGATTCGTTTGCAAGAGAAACTTTTGTCTCAGCATTTTGAAACCGTAAAGACACTTAAGAAGAATCTGGATGAAGCCAACAAGGAAGAAATTTCTTCTAAAGAATCTGAACTTGCCAACCTTAAACAGGCTTTAGAAAAGTTGAACCAGTCATTCAATAAAGAAGAATATGCCGCCAACAAGAAAGAGTTACAAGAAGTTAAAAATGGCTTCAAGAAAGTGGATACGTTCAAGTTCTCACTTAACCAGAAACTCAATGAACAAAAAGACTTCCTGAACTTCATCCAGACAACTGAAACCTGCCCCACTTGTAAACAAGCCATTACAAACGAACATAAGCAGCTTATTAAAGAAGAACAAGAAGGCATCATTCAAGAACTGAAAGATAAAGAAGACAAGCTAAACAGCAAATGCGAAGACCTAATTACACAGCAAGAAGAAATTGATAACAAAATCAATAACTTGGAAGCTGTATTGTTTAACATTAAAGACAATGAAACAAAATTGTCTAATGTTATCAGGGACTTAGATAGGCTTACTAAGCAAACCAATAACAAACAAGAAGATAAGACTGTCAATGAGCTTAAAGAGAAGATGAAAGAAGTGAAATCATCACTAGAAGCCCATAAAACACAATTAGCCCTTTTGCAAGAACAACAAGAAGTGTACAAAGAAACACTTTGGCTTTTGTCTGATGGGGGCATCAAGGCTATTGTGATTAAGAAGTATCTGCCAGTTATCAATAGTCTTATAAATGAATATGTTTCTCAATTAGGATTATTCGCCACAGTAAGTTTTGATGAAGACTTCAAGGAAACCATCAAAAAGCGGGGCTTCGATAACTTCTCCTTCTACCAGCTTTCAGAAGGTGAAAAGCTGCGTGTTGATTTGTCAATCATGTTAGCTTGGCGGGAAGTAGCAGCCATGAAAGCAGGGCTTAAAACGAACCTGCTAATCATGGATGAAATCTTCAATACATCAATGGATTATCAGGGCTGTAAGGCTTTCATTGACATTCTGAACAGCAAAGACAATCAGAACACTTTCATCATTTCGCCAAACGCTGAAGACATTCTTGACCTGTGCCATTCTTCTATTCACTTGAAGAAGGTAAAAGGTTTTACAGAAATTGTGAACAATGAGTAACAGCATCTTACAGGGGCATGATTATAATGCCCCGTATTCACTAATCAAAAGGAGAACAAAAGATGAAGAAACTGAACACCAACAATATGAAAACCATAGCCAGTCTGTGTTGGGCTTATACTGGCGATGTTTATTTCCGCCCCTATAAACAGCACGCATTGGTTGCTTTCCGTCCTTATGGCAATCTTTCTATTAAAGAAGAATACAAACAAAAGAAAGAAGCCATAAAAGCGATTTCGCTTGAGGATTTTCGTGTAGTGACGCAATGTTGCTACATTTACAATATGATTGTTGAACATTGCAGCGTTACAGAACTTCGGCTTAACAAAGACTTCTTCAGCATTTCCTGTTATGTTGGCGAAGAGTTCTTCATCATTAAAAGTGATAAAGCCCACAACCTGTTCATTCAACACCATCAAGACATGATTGATGTTCTTGATGATGACGCCATCATTAAGTTCATCAAAGTCCTGAAGATACCTAGCTATGAAAAATCCAACAAAGATTATGTTTTACCAATGATTAAGCTCATGGTTAAAACGTTCCCTGAATTTGCTATGTATGGCGGATGGGGCTGTATCAATGCAGTTGCAAAAAGCCGTAGCTTAGTTTTCTTCAATAAAGGTGCTAGTGGCATTCTTCAGGATAATGTAACTGGCTATAAAGCCGCTGCAACATCATGGACTAAGTTCCGCAATCTTTTCAAAAACATTCCATTCTCTTGTAAGGAAGCAAGAATTACCCCGGAACCGCTGGCACAAGCCGAGCGGTTATATGAAGTAGTTGAACGCTATGGAATATTCATTGAAGGCTTTAATATTGCCAAAGAAGTTGACCCTAGTACCGGAAAGGTGCGAATTTGGCTTAATCTGATTCCTGTCAATGCTCAAGCGGGGAATATTATCGTGGCATTATTCGATAAACACGGCGATATTCGTTTTAGAAATGATATGGGGCAAGAAATTCCTGCAGACAAAGTTGCTGAGCGCCTTGTTGCCGTGGCAAACATTCGCCAAGTGCTTTTTGATACCCATTTCAGCCTATACAAATCAGGAGTAACAAATTGAACATTAAAGAATTACAGCAAATGATGGCACAAGACGCCAACATTGACGAAACCGAACTTTCCCACGAATCGTTGCGTACACCATCTCTTTATACAAAGTACGCTAACATTCGCTATGACCTTGAAATGCAGTTAGCTGAACTGTATGAAGAACAGAACAAAACTAAACTAAGACTTTCTGATTATTACTTAGGTAAAGCTGATGATGAAGTGTACAAGGAAAAGCCCAAGAAGATTAAAGTGCTTAAAACTGATGTTGACACTTACATTAAAGGCGATGATGAATACAACCAGCTTTTCAAGCGAGTAAGACAAGCTGAAGCTATCCTGAAACAAGTAGAAGATTTTCTGAAGCAAATTTCCTCAAGGGGCTTTTACATCAAGAACGCTATTGACTATCAGAAATTCCAAAATGGGGGCTATTAAACGTGGCAGAAGCTAAAGATTTTGACATTATTAAAATGGATGACTGGACGCTTAAACTAAAGTTTGACTTAAAGAATAAAAGGCTACTGAAATTCATTGATTTCCTTTACAACCACTACACTTACGAAGTGGAACAGAACAAGGAAATGAAGAGGAAGAAATATGGCTATGTTCCCATCAAGAGAATGTTTCATAAACAGGGCTACAAAATGCCCTGTAAACTTGTTTGGGACTTGTTAAAAGTCTTAAAAGCAAATGGTTTTACGTTCAATGTTGACCCGGAACTTGTTCAACATAACGATAAAGAATGGGTTGAAAACGCCTACAATAACTTCTTGAAAGATGATTTCAAGGGGCATTTCCAGCCACATCCACATCAAGAAAAAGCCATTAAATCATTCCTTTATCGCAAGAACCTGTTCTGCACTATAGCTACATCAGGCGGAAAGTCATTTATCATTTATGCTTTAGCTGGCATTTTTCTAAGAGAACAACTGAAAGCCAAAGAAACACCCTTAAAGAAAGTCCTGATTATCACGGATTCAGTAACACTAGTTGAACAGCTAAAATCAGATTTCTTGTCATACACCAAGAAAGAGAAGTTCTGGAAAGATAAAATCAAGGCTATTCATGGCAAGTCAAAAGATTCAAAGTATGATGAATCAGGGCTTATCTTCATTTCAACCTATGCTTCCATGAAAGAAGAAGATGAATACTTCAAACAGTTTGACTGCGTAATCATTGACGAAGGGCATAAAGCAACAACGCCATCAATAACCGCAATCCTTGAGAAATGCTGGCATGCGCCTTACATCTTTGGCATGACTGGTTCACTTCCTTCTAACAAAGAATCCCGTCTAAACACGTTAAAACTGTTTTCTGATATTCTTCCCATCATCAAAGCTAAAGAACTCATTGAGAATGGGCAAGCAACGCCAGTTAATATTGAAATTGTTACGTTAAAACATACATTTAGACCAACATTTGATGAATACGCTGATTTCCAGTCTTACTACGCTAATGACAAAAAGCGCTTAGAGTATGTAGCTAAAGATTTAATATCCAAACAAACAAACACCATTGCATTATTCATCAGAAGGGCATATGGCACGAAACTGTATGAAGAAATCAAACGACAAGTTAATGAAAAAAACTTGAACATTAACGTAGAATACGTGGATGGCGAAGTATCAGCAGATGAAAGAATCCGTATTAAAGACATGTTTGCTGATGGCGAAAACACCATTGTTGTTGCTTCTTACAAGACAATGGCAACAGGTGTAAACGCGCCAAATCTAAGAGTTCTAGCTTTAGCCCAGCCCATGAAAGCTGAAGTTTCATTGATTCAGGCATTAGGAAGAACCATAAGAAACTGTAAAGGCAAAGACAAAGCCTACATTCTGGATTATGTTGATTCTTACGGATGGGGCTATCGTCATGGGCAGGAAAGAGTTAAACTCTACAAATCAGAAGGGCATAACTGGACAAGAAGGAGTGAAATCATTTGAGCAAAACAAACATTTTTAGCGTGTTATCTGGCTATAAACAAGAAGAAAATGGCACATTGACGATTGGCTCTAAAATCATTAAGCGCATTGTTCCCATCACGCAAAACGCCTTCTACGTTTGTGTTGAGAGGGATGAAATCAACTTCAGGAAAATTAAAGATGCTGATGTCTTAGTGCTTGATTTCTTGCCAGATTTTGATATTATCCGGGAAGATTTCAAAGTGCTTTATAAGGGATACAAGTTTGTTTATGAAGCGAACGAACTGTGGTTGCATTATCAGGTAGCTGTTAGCCTTACAGAAGAAGTGATAGAGCAGAAAGAACAAGAAGAATAAACATTAAAAAGCTGGCTTAATCACCAGCTTCTTTATTGGGCATGCTTCTAGCAAGGGCTTTCTGGATGGCTTCATCCTCATTTTCTTTACTAGCTTCGCCGCCACTATTAACATTCTCATCCCGCCATGCCGAATACATTCGCCCTCTGCCGTAATAATCGTCATCATCACGTTTGTTATTAGCGTACTTAAGGCTTATCCATTTACTTACAGCGGAGTTACCGCCAATAACACCTAGAAAGAATAACCAAAGTTCAGGCAAGTATTCTGGAGGATGTTCGGAAAAGTTAATCTTTATAAATGAAATCGTGCCTACCAAGTATGCTACATTACTCCAAAACTTAGTATGGCTTATCTTGCCGCTTCCATGTGATTCAAACATTTCCGACAAGTCTAAACCATGAATCGCTTTCAATAGAATGAAGGCAAGAATGATGGTAAGCCCTACCGAGAAGGCTTTATCTAGAGTTAATGAGGCAAGGAATGAAAGAACAGAATCCCACATGGCGGTGAATTTCATTTAAGTTGTTGATTTCAAGGAGTATTTGTGAGAAGCCTCATTGTTTATACAGACGGAAGTGTTTCCATTGAAGGCGATAATGACTTGATTAACGAAGGCGTTGTTCTTACATTGCGTAACGGTTTGTGTAAAGACGCTGAGGAAGAAGCTGAACAAGGCGCTGTAGTTAAAGCCATTATCAAAGGATTCTTCTAAATGTACATACAAAACATTGGTAAAGCCCAGTTACAGCGGGGCTACTATAACAATGACGGGCGCGCCGTTGCCATTCCAATTCGTCTTAGAGAACCATACAAGGAAGTAAGTGGCGCAACAGACATGGCAGTTAATCCTGATTATTGGCACTTCACAGTTTATTCGTTGTTTAATTCAAAGAACAAGCCAAGAGACGATTGGGAAATCCATCGAATGAAGTTAAAAGTTCTTTACAATATGGCTGAAGATTTCGTTGATAACATTAGAGGCTACCGTTCAATCAAAGACTATAAGGAAGCGGATAAGTGGCGCGAAAAGTTAAACAAACTTGGCTTTGGATATGATGTTGTTAAGGATGACTACTTCAGGCTCTAAGAATGCCTCTAAAACCGCCTGAATGGCGTTCTACGGCGTTAAAACTCTTACCTGCTATGTTACCCTTCGGATTTTAGACAAAATTATGATTTGTAATAAAATCAATAACTTATAAAATTTAGAGAAATGAAAACAAGCCCTTAAAACGCTTCCTAGAGGCTCAAATTTTAAGGGCTTTAATAATAAACAGAATTAACAACAGGGCTTTAAGGGCAGGAATAAGTGGCTATATAAAGCCTTCAAAAACTTCCGAATAATTTCAAAAAACGCCCGAAAAACTTTGAAAAATTCTGAAAATTTTCCAAAAATTCCTGAAAAATCTCAAAACCCTATGCTTCAGGGGTGTCCCATCCTCCCATGCCTCATTCCTATCCCAGTTTTCTTATTGAGAACCCTTCCCATTCCCTCTTGAGAATGGGAATGGGATTCATTCTCATATACCTGAAACCTATCTGATAATGATTCGCAAGTGGCATGGATAGCTTGCAAACGTTAAGGTTTCAGGTGGTGATTATATCAAAGCGATATAATCGCAAGAAAACTAAGAAACCCTATTGTTATAGAACCGCTAACAGACTAGACTTATAATTTACCGGCTTGATACTATTGCCACAAGCTATAAACGCCAATTGGATAGAGTAGCGTGTATAGCCTGATTGATAAACATATGGCGAGCAAAAATGCGAGCCTGTTATCTATCCGCGTTATGTGGCGCATTGTAGGGTAGCTCAAAAATTGCGATGGTTAAAAATGAGAAATGCAAGCCCTTTTTGATTAACATATAGTTAATGGCAATTTTCCCGAATCTGTGTTATATGGGAGCGCGGAATGCTGATAACACGCCAATCACAAAACAAGCAAAATGTAAATTACAGAATGTTAATTGACAATGCTGTTAAATTGTGGCTGATAGTTTGCCACCAATCATAAACCGCGCTGAAAACAAGTATTGACAAACGCCGGAAAATATGCAAAGCGGCAAACATCGCAAACACAAAACACGGAACAAAGCAAGTATTGACAATCAGCAAAAGCTATGTTATAGGCGTGATGATTGGTAAAACTGAAAACACAAAACAGCTATTGACAAACGCATGGAAATGTTATAGACGCGCGTTTGTCCTTATATATAGGCGGTATGGAGCAATGCGGTATCTAATAAAATCAAAGACTTGCAAGAAAGTCTATGGATAACAAAAATAAAAACACAACAAAAACAAAGACAAACGAAAAAAAGATGAAAAGAATGCGAAAAAGCGCTTGCAACGGTCGGTGAATAGGGTATAATGTGCCACAACAAAAGGAAACAGGTTATCGCCTAGCATTCCGCGAAAGGATAACCAACAAAAAAGAGAGTAAAACTATGGCTACTATTGTAAAATCTATTGATTCTGCTACCGAATTAAGAGACGAGTTTGCGGCTTATGACCGCGACTATTATCCGTTTGCGGTATATGAGGCGCTTATTGATTTTTTCGATGAATGTTATACGGAAGAAAGCCCGTTTCAGCTAGACGTCATTGGCTTATGCTGTGATATTCAACAAATAGACGAAGACGATTTAGAAGATGATGCCATTGACGAAGATGATTATGACGAAGACGGCAACGCCGATGAAGACGCCGTAATCGCCGCTTTAGAAGAAAAAGCCAGCGAACAAGGCTGTTTTCTTTGGGCTGGCATTGAAGACGGAAAACCTGTAGCTTACTATATTTAATAAGCTACCAATAAACATTATTCAGGCGGCGTAAACCGCGCCGCCACAAACAAAACCCGGCACGTTGGATTTATACCAGCATAAAACGTTTTAACAAAATTTCAGAAATTTTTATTTGACTTTTTTCTGAAATTTTGCAAAGAATAATCAAACATTAAAAGAGAGAAAACAATGGAAAGATTACAAACAGCCGTTTTATTCAGTACCTTAGCAGCATTCTGCTTGCTTATTGGATATTCATTAGGCGTGGTGCATTGGTAACAATTTCAGGTTATTGGGAGCGATAAAATGGGAAAGATAAATTATGCGTATAATTTAGAAAATAGTCTGCGCCTAGCTTTAAGCAAAAAACAAACAAAAACAGCAAAATGTTTAATATATACGGCAATGGCTGTTAGGTTCGCTAATAGAAGTTACGCCATTTCATGAAGAAATGCAAGCTGAAATTGATAACGACGTGTATTTGTCGCGCTATATCAAAGCAATTATTAAGACCGCTTTAATGCCTGCCGACGAATATGGCGATGATGAAGACGAATAAATTCTTTTAGAAATAGGAGCTTAGTAAATTTTTCAAGAAAAGACTTTACAATCATAGAAAAATTTACTATAATGCGCATATGGAAACAAGCAAAGCGTGCTTTCCCGGAAGTAAATCAGCTTTTCACCTTTTCACCTTTGCAAACAAAAATCAAAGAGTCAAACCATGAACATTTTACCTTTACCTGTTAAAACTGAAATAGCTGTTTCCTTCAAACATACTTTCCGCTATGATAAAAAATTAGCAAAAGATTTTTACAACGATTTTATGGAAGACGTGCCGTTACTTACTTTGGAATATGGATTAGGTGGCGTTCAGGAAATGGTAATTTTTGCTAGTGAAGAAGCAAAACACGAAAGGCACTATACCGATGAAAAAATTGCGGAATTTAAGAAAAACCCGCTTGCGCTGATTAAAGAATGGCAGCGGTATGACGCTTATACGTATGATTTTTGCGAAAACATAGTTTTCCGTACTATACGCGAAAGAAACTATATTGAAGAATGCGTTTCATTCGTTGAAGCACATGGTTATGATGATGAATATTATACGCCGGAAAAGTATAAAGAATGTAAGGAAAAGCTAGATATTATGCTATCAGACCTTTCTAAAGTAACGGCGCAAAATTATGTAAACATGATTCATGATGAAGAAACTACCGTTAATGAATTGACGGGATTTAGAGTAAAAGGTAATTCCAGAGGGCAATGCGTTGATGTTTATTTTTATGATACAGCCGCATGGAGAAATTTCAAATATATTAACAGAGAATATGTTAAACAGATTTTCTACGATAAACCGCTTTCCGGCTACTTTGAAATGGTATTAGGCGACGGCACGGAATGGAGCGCATTTCTTCTTGATTATATTGACGATAACTATATAGAATGGAATAGCAATGTAAAAGAAGATATTATTGCAAAAATCTGTAATGATATTGCTGAAGATAGTGGGCAAGAATTGCCCTATTCAGAATCCGACCGCACGCAATTAGCTGAAATGGCGCGTAAATGGCTTGAAGAAAATTTAGGCGAAACACTTGAAGTTGTGTGATTAACCTGATAAACTACAAACATTGAAACATTGGCAAGCGCCTTTCACGGAATAAACCGCTTTTCGCTTGCTATTAAAACCTAAGGAAATAAACCATGAAAACCTTACCCTTCAAAACCGAATTAGACGTAAAATTCACCAAAAATTTTTGCTATGATAATTATTTAGCGCGAGTTTATTATGATGATTTTATGGAAGAAACGCCTATTATTAAAATTCTTAATAGCCGATATGAAATAACAGCGCTTATTATTTTCGCCAATGAAGACGCGAAATATGAAAAACATTATACTGAAAAACAGCTTGAAGAATTTAAGAACAATCCGCGCGAATTGATTACCGAATGGCTAAGATATGATGCTTATGAGCTTGGCTTTTCCGCTGGTCAAGTAATAGATGAAAGAAACAATAAGTATTCTATTGCGGATTGTGTAGAGTTTGTTTCAGAAAATGGAATAGATGAAGATGAATACACAAAAGCGGAATATGACGAATGTACGGAAGAATTGGCGGATATGCTACACGACCTTGCAACTATAGAAGCGGAAGATTACGTTAAAATGCTGGCGAATGAAGACGATGACGCGATTGATAATGAATTAAACGGATTTTACGTTAATGGCTATTCGCAAGGCGATTGTGTTTCAATTTATTTCTATAACGAAGAAGCACAAAAACAATATGCCTATATAAATTCTGATTTTATCCAGCATATCTTCTATGATGCCCCTATTTCTGGCGCATTTGAAATGGTAATAGGCGATGAAGTAATATGGAAAGTGTATGTTAATGATTATATTGACGACTATTATCTTTATTGGGATAGTGAGGAAAAAGAAAAAGTTATTAACAAAATCTGCGCGGATATTGTGAAAGACGAAAAGAACCTGTCATATTCCCAAAGTGAACGTGAATTATTAGCGGAAAAGGCTAGAGAATGGCTCAATGAAAATGTTAAAGAAAGCCTTCCCTACGATTATTGAGCCGTTAAACTATCAGTCTGAAACAACGGTAAACGTCTTTCACGGAATAACCCGCTTTTACGTTTACCATAAAATCTAAGGTGAAATAAAATGGAAAAGCAAAACACAGCGTATCAGTTAGAAAACAATATGCGAGCATCTTTTGAAAAATATCCAACAAGAACGTTAAAGGTTTTAATTGACGCTGCTACCGCGATTAAGAACAACGCTGGAAAGAAACTAAAACGCGAAGGTTTTATCGTTGGCTCAAAAACTGATAATATTCATTTGCATATCATGAATGATAGCATTTTTGTAACATATAAAAACGTTTTTGGTTATGAATTTTTGTACAATGAAGAAGAAGGCGAATTTAAGGTTTTGCCGTTTGTTCATTGGTCACTTAATTCGATTTTTGATAAAAATCTGGAATTGGTAAAAGTAGAAACATTTCATGAAGAAATGCAAAATGAAATAGACAACGACGCTTATTTGTCGCGCTGGATTAAAGCTGTTATAGATTGCGCTTTAATGCCAGCCGATACAGAATAAAAGGAGCAATAAAATGACGTTTCAACAATATGGCAAAGGAAACAACGTAACACGTTTTTCAAGCCGCAAACAGGCTAAGAAATGGGAGCGCAAATGCGAAGAAGAGAAAGAAGAACGCCAGACAAAGCGCCTTCATTATTAAGACTTCAGCTTATCCAATACACGCTTTTATCATTTATCTTTTATGCCTTTTTATTTGCTATCCTGATAAATGTTAAAACGCTAATAGAATTAGCCATTTAGTAAAATTTTTGAAAAACGCTTTACAATCCTTCAAAAAATACTATAATGCGCCATATGGAAACAAGCAAAGAACGCTTTCCCTGAAATGTTTCAGCTTTTCGCCTTTGCAAACAAAACCTAAAAGGTAAACCATGAATACAAAAGAACCCGTACTGTTTACAATCCGCTTTCCTGATATTGTTGGCTATAGAAGCGCTGAATACAGGGCAGAATGTGAAATTGAAATTCAGAATGATTACGCATGGCAGATTGCCCATGAATATGAAACAAATAATGCCGCTATTCCAGAAAATGTGCAAAATGCCCTCGATGAATACTGTGGGCAGAATGAAGATTTAGACTGGTCAAAATACGCTTACGCTTTGCGCAAGATGTTTGCAAGTGATGTTTTATATGCCATTTTGAAAGATAAAAACTATCCTTCAAACACTAAAGAAAGATTCTTTCCTGAATGGCACGCTTATGAGGATTCACTTTACATTGATATTCCAGAATCAGCAAAGCCATATTTGCATGAATGGGTTTTGGCAGCATTAGAAGACGGAAGCGATGTTATCAGCGAATTGGCAATGTTTTTCTTTGTCATTGACAATTCACCTTGCGGCTTGCCTAATGAACCTGAAGAATTGGCAGAATACATGGAAATTGATTATGTGCCATATCCTGATTGTTCATTACAAAATGCGTCAAACTTACATAATGATTATTTTACAGAAAGCGTTGCTAAATGGATTGCCGATAATGTTTCTTCTGAATTGATTGAGCAATGCAATTCTAATAAGGCATTGTTGGCTGAATTGTGGAATGCCCTGATTGAAGCTATTGAAGAAGAAAGCGACGATTAAGCCATATAAAGAACAAACGGCAAATGTTTTCTTAGTGACTACATTTGCCGACACAATCCAAAACCGTAAACTGTAAAAGGAAAACCATGAAAAAGCTACTTATCAGCGGCGAAACCGTATCCTACATTGTTCCGCATAAATCCCAAAACATTGCGCAGGCGCTTGTAATTAACATTCCAGAATTTAAGACTTTCCCTAAATCATGGCTTTCATTCCAAAAGCAAAGGGATTCTAAATTGTGGAGAGAACATCTTAAAACAATCGTTGAAGAATACACCAAAGAAAAAGGGTGGAACGTATATATTAAATTTTCAGGTCTTCAATCAGGTGGCGCTTATTCCATTGAGGCTATCTTCTTTGTACCAGATTCGTTGCCGCTTAATTGGGAAACGCAAGCCAGTTTATTACAGGCGTTAAAGTATAGGAAAGAAAAGCGCAAGGGTTTATTCAGCCGTTATGAAAAACAATTTAGCGCTAAAAAGTATCATGATGCTAAACATACCGCTAAATTTAATACAGCGATTGCTGGTTTAGAAAGCCTTAGAATTGCTAATTTAGCTTGATTGGAGAAACTAAAATGGAAACAAAAAAGCGCATTATTAAGGTAGAAGAATTGGGCGAAACCTTTACCTTTTACTTCACCGATTCGGCAAGCGCCAATCTAACAAGCCATTCTATTAAGCCATTCATTGAGTTTTTCATGAAAGCATTACCAAAACATGAAAAAGGAAATTTCATTAAGGAATATCCATTCATGAGTAAACAATCCTTTGTAGAATACTGCGAAAGGTATCCCGTGGATATTTCTAAACGGATTGAAGAATATAACAATAAATTAACGTATGATTTTTCTAGCAGAATTTTAGTTTATCCGGGAATAGGTTATCTGTTTTTGGATACTTATCAAATATTGCGCTTAACGCCAGAAACGCATGAAATGATTGACGCGCATACATTGCTTTGGCGGATTGAACACATTCTACTGCCCTTCCATATTGCTAAAACCATTTTCGCAGATGAAAGAAAACAAAAATTAGCAGGCTTCATTAACAGCGGTTTTGCTATGAAGTTTCCTTATGTGCCTTCTCATGATGCTAATAAACTATTCTATTTGCATTTCAATAAACGGAAAGAATATGAAAGCGATTTTAAGCGCGCCGCCCAAAATGCCTTACATGAATTGAAAATTAAATGGGAAAGAAAAGGATTGAACGCGGTACTTGACGTTGAAGATTTAGATAAAAACTATTACAGTAAATCAGAAAACAGGGATAAAGAAGACTGGCAAGCCATTTACAACAAAGCGAAGGAAAAAGGATTGGATAAAGATTTACTTGAGCTTGCCTTTGAAATGCGGTTTATCAATGCCTTTCGCAATGCTGGCTTCTTTGGAGCATAGCCTTTCCACAAATAACAAACAGCGAAGCGCCTAATACAGGCGCTTCTTATTTTCCTTTGTAAACAATGATTAAGTGAAAAAGTAGAAAAGGCGCTTGCTTCTTTCCATGGAATAGCTATAATGCGCCTAATCCCACAAAACAAACGGAGTGAAAACCATGAAAACCATGAAAACCATGTTACAGAAAATCGAAGAAGCCAATGCTACAGACTATCGTTTTGAGCGCGTTGGTAATATCAACAAACGCGAGAAGCTGGCGTGGATAGGCGTTGTCGCAATTTATGACGGCTGGCAACGTTATCATTTGAAGACAATAAATAGCAATGAATATGGTTGGTCATTAGACGTCTTTGAAATAAACCATAAAGACGGCGCTAAAACCATGAGCGTTGCCATTTCCAACAATTATTTCAGACGCTATCTGCGCCAGAATATACCTTACACAAATAACCTTGATTCACTAGCAATCGAAACATTAAAAGACTGGAACAATATAAGAGGCTAGGATTTCCTAGCCTTCAATCATTCACTAATGGAGCGCATTATGGCGAACAAAAGAACCCTAAACCGCGATTTATTGCTTTCCGGCACATACAAGCAAAGGATTGTTCAGGCTAAGAAAGGCAAGGGCAGTTACAGGCGGAAAGACAAGAGCAAGGGTGGCAATGATGCCACCCTTTCTTTTACCTTCTAAAATCCATAAGTCTTTGATTTTACACAATAATACAGTCTTCACCAATCGCCTTCTATGGCGTTAAATCGTTTTGCCCTTAGCCTTCCTATTCCATGCCCTGTTTTAGGCGCTTAGAAAGCCATTCAGGAAGCCATTTTCTATAGCCTTCATTTATAGCTTTTCTCTTTATCCTTCAAAGTCTTACAAATGGCTTAAAACAGTATTGCGGCGATTTAACCAATGCTAAAAACTAGGCAGCATATAATGCGCGCAACGAAAAGGAAAAGCCATAACACGGTAAACAATCAAATGCAAGCGTTACATTATTGTGGCGAGGGCAGGAGAAAGTAAACCGTAGAAAGTTTTACCGATTCAGAGGCGTATTAGCTGGCGCGCGGCTGATACATAACCTTTAACCTTTAGCCTTTGCTGTTTAATATTGACGCTTGCTAGGTATTAGACAGTAAAGAGAAAGAAGAACAAAGAGAATGGCAGGTGCAAAGAACAAGAACAAAATCCTGCTAGTCTCAAAGAACAGGGAAAGCCACAAAGAACAAGAACAAGAACAAAGGCTTTCCTTAGGAAGAAAGGGTTTGATAATTGCTATCAATTCCAATCAATACAAATGATAATTGCTATCACTTCCATGAAAATGATAATTCCTATCATTCTTGGAATTGATAACAGTTATCAATACCACGAAAATGATAAATGTTATCGGTTGAGAATCTGCCAGAGAATCTGCTATGCGAACCGCCATGGTAACTGCTAGGAGAAGCGCTAGGAGAACTGCTATGCGGCATGGTATTCCAGTTTTTCTTCGGAAAAATTCAGGATTTTTCAAAATTTTTCAGTCATTTTCAGGATTTTTCAAATTTTCTTAACAATTTTCTTAACAAAATTAAGGAGTTATTCAAAATGTTAAACCTGCACGCTGTTGCCAATATTGATTTCCACGGCTATATCATTCCTGTTCCAACTGTTTATCTGCAATGGGCTAAATGGGCTGCTTTAAATCATGAGGGCGTTGTTCACATCTTTGATAGAAAGCCAGAACTTGTAAATGGTGTTTGGAAACTGGTTAATGTTCCTGAAGGTGTAAAACCAGAAATAGCTACCATCGCCATCATGAACATTAAAGAAGATAAAGTTGATGAATGGTATGCGGATAGCCTTGTTGAAATCGTTTTCCCTAGCCTTGTTAACAGTTTGCCTGAAAGAATCACACTTGAACAGATTTTTGAAACGCTTACTGAAATGAAACCTTCAGCGTTTTCATGCCTTATTGATGGCGTTGTAAGGGAAACGCTGAAATACACGGATTTTGAAGTTGAAAAAGTAGTTAATTACAACAACGAAACCTATTACATTTTCACTAATGTAGAATTAGAACAGCTTGAAATATGCTACTTCAATGAAATCAAACGGATGATTTATAAACTGGGGCAGTACACGCTTCTCGTGGATATTGATAAAGGAACTGTAACAGAACAAATGCCAGATACGCTGGATAATGCCACTGATGAAGTGTATTACACCAGAACTATTCACAACTCATTTGATGATATTATTAAGTTCTCTAAGCTGCTCGGCAAGTTCATGATGTTACACTATGAAAATGCCACAGCATGAATTTAACTGAATAAAGGAGAAACCGCCCCCTATGCCATTACCTAACACCGGAAATGAAAGACAAGAAATTCTTGATTTGAAGTACGAAATCATTGAACTTCGGAAAGAAATTGCTGTTAAAGAAGAAACCATTGAGTCTTTGGAAGAAGAACTTGAAAAGCAAGATTCTTATATTCAAAATTTGGAAGATAGAAATGATGAAATCCGCCAAGACCTAGAAGAACAAGAAATTGAAATACGCGAACTGAAAGCCAAACTTCATGAAATCAAAGAAGCCGCTAAAGAAAAAGAGAAAGAACACGAACTTGAACGGCTTGAACTTCAGAACGCCATTGATGAACTTCAGGATAAACTTCAAGAAGCCAATGATGATTATGTTAATCTTTTAGAAGCTCATACTGATTTAATTGGCAGATTTGATAACGAAAAGGAGGACTAAAATGTACTTACGCGAAGACTACAACGAACCCTTAACAAGCCATTCCATTCAAGAGGCTTTGGTAAACCTAAAAACCAAAGCTAAAATGATTAACCCCAATAAATCATTCTTCAATTCCTTTATTAAAACTGTTTTCAGGGATAACTTTGAAGGTGTTGATGTTCAGAATGTAGATGTTGGCTGGGAAGTTGATGAACATGATGCTTTGCTTACTGTTGATGACAGCTACTTCTATGATTCCTACATGCGAATTATTCTACGCGGTGATGATGTTATCTTTGTAAATGGCTTTATGTCTGTAGTTGCAAACGCTGATGGGCTTTTGTTCTATCCGTGCTGGGATGGCGTTGCTAATAAACCTCTTGGCATCATGAAAGAGAAAATGACTTGGCATAATCAGAACGTTGAGATTCATGAGTTTTGCAACGCTGTTAAGGATTTTTACAAGGCATGGCAGAATCCGTAAGGCTGGTTATCAAACGCTTTCCTCCAGACAGAAATGTAACTGTCAATACCAAATATGGTGATTTTGAAGTTCCTTACATATTCGTTCGTGATAACCCTGTTTGTGCCGCCCTTGAACCATACGGGAATCCCCGCAATTATAATTTTTCTGTTGCATTGCTAGCTGGCAGAGAATGTGAATTTGAATATTCTCCGAATTTGGGTTGGATAGCAGAACACGACATGTTGGAAGTTGCCATTGTTCGCTTTACAAAAGAAGAAGTTGGTGGCGAACCGGGAAGCAAAGAATACCGTGATTTCATTCTCAACTCGCTTTGTGAAGTAATGCCCAAAAGAAACGCTGATTAAATTACTTTCTACCAATAAGAAAGCCGCCATATTTCAGGCGGCTTCTTTTATTCCCTTAGTTTTTAAGCATCACGGGCATCAGTGTACGCCTTCAGGATTTCGGTGCTGTCAGTTTCACTGATTTCAGTAGCCTTGCTAACCAGTTCTTCAATTTTATTGGATGAATAGGTCTTGTCAGCGGATTTAGCGTCATCAGCGATTTGCGCGCCGCCAGTGCTGCTAGCTGCTTTAGCTTTACCAAGCACGAAGTTGAGAGCAGCTACCAAAGAAGTATTAGCGCCGCCGTCTTTGATGTCTTGGTCGAAAGTAGCCAAGTCACCAGTGTTACCTTTAAGGGTTTTAATGTCAGCGCCAAAGGCTTGACCAAGTTTTTTAAGGGTGTCTTTCAAAGTTGCCATAAGTTCAATTTTCCTTATTAAATGTTAGGAAGCAGCTTGTTGATACGCTTTAAGAATTTCTTCAGCGTCTAAATCAGTGAGGAGTGGCGCGCTTCCATTTCCACCACCCCCAACTTTCAGGCTTTCCAGCCATTCGGTCTCGCTTCCGGTAAAGCCATGTTCCCTTGCAATTTCATATGCTGATTTGCCCGGAACACTACCTTGACCGTAAGCCATTCTTACTAGATATTCTTTGTTTGTTGGTGCATTTAGATAACTCATTGTTTCTTTTCCCTTCCCTTAGCTTCTACTTAAAGCGATAAACCATATTGTCTTTGTAAGTAGAATCTTTATTGAATGTTGTTTCAATAGTTTTGTATTTGTAGCCTTCAAAGTTTTGATAATTGCCAATCTTTTCACTTGTTATGTATTCAAGATATTCAATGATTTCAGACTTGTCTGATGAGAACAGAACGAAAGGCTTATCAACAAGGCTCATCATTTTCAGAAAATCTACTAAGCCAAATTGACCTTTGTAACGATGCTGTTGCGTATTCGCATAAGGCGGGTCTAATAACAGAAGGCATTTTTCTTTACCTGAATATTGCGGCATGAGTTCTTGGTAAGATGAATGCGTTATTTCTAAACCATCCAAGTAATCATTAGCCATTTCATAGTTTCTGGAAGATATTCTTTTCCAGAAATCAGGATAATCATAGAAGCCTTCTAAAGTGCCGACGTTTCTTCCTACAAACAAGAACCAGTTATTAAGGCAAACAATGTCTTTGTAGCCATCAAAGTTCTTAACAATATCTATTACTTTCTGTCTTTCATCTTCTGATAATCTGGTGTCTTTCTTGCGCTTGACTACAGCTTCAAAAAGCATTTCCCTTAGACGATTTGTATCAGCAATGCCTTTAAGCCTTTCTGCATAGCCATCAAAATCATTGTAGATAATCTTAGCTTTGGGCTTTACTCTTTTAGCAGTATGGGCTAACAATCCAGAACCGCCAAAAACATCAACAATAGTCCAGCCTTCGCCATTGCCTTCTATGTTCTTTTCTAATACTTCAATGAAGTACTTTTGGAAGTTTTTCTTTTGCCCTATAAACGGCAATGGTGCTTTCTTGTAAAGGCGTTGGCTCATGGTGTAACATCCATTTCAATTTCAATATTGCCCTTTACAACTGTTTTGTAAAGCCCTGCCGTATCAACTATTTGAATGTCATAAATGGCTGTACTGAACTTCCAGTCTTTAGTTAATTCATGAGCGAAAAGAACAGCGATTTGATTTCCGCGAACATCAATACCAGCGCCTTCTTTCAAAAGGTAAGTATCCTTGCCTTTTGGCTTGATAAGCATGGTTACTGCGTAGGAAGAAAGGTCAACAGGCTGGTTGGAGGAATCCAGAATAGTAAACGTAACAGCGGTGTCATCGCCACGATAAATTGAAATGTCTTGTTCAAGCATGTTGGATGGTTTCCTTTTTGTAAGGCTTTTAATATTTCCTATTTTTAATTGAACGTTTTAGCAATATTCAGTAACATTGCCATATCAAGAAGCCAACAAAAAGGAGAACGAAGTTATGAAAACTATCTACAAAATCAACGATGTTGAAGTGTCTATAGGGCATTTCTACAAGTTCATTGAGGGCGTCCATGAAATGCCATTTGAACTTGTTAAACACAAGATAAATGAAGAACGGCTTAATCGCTTCCTAGAAATGGGCGTAGGGAAAGCTGATAACATCGTTATCGAAATTTACGGGCGTTCGTGCATTGATGTAACTTATATCAATGGCGATAATCGTGTTATATGCTTCATCAACGAAGAAACAGATTCTTTCGCTTTTAGCGATATGAATTGTGTTGATTACAACGATAGCGGCAATGACTTTCCAGCACTAGAAAAAGCCCTTAATAAACTGGCTGAAGCCAATCCTAATGGCGCCACTTTGAAACATTCTGACATTGACTTCCGTAAGCTAACTGCGGCTATTAAACTGGCTAAGAAATTTAATGTGATTACAGTTGAATACCAACAGGGCGGGAATGATGTCTTTCATCTTGAATTTGAATATTCACCATCATTTGCTGAAGCCGTGGCAATGGGAATGCAGACGAAGAAGCATGACATTATGCTGGTTGGTTATGAGTTCTTTATTAGAGAATTTGCAGAATCACACCCCGATAGCGTCTTGAATGAAGTCAACAAATGAAAGAAAGCCATCATAGGCTTTTGGTAGCAATTCTACCTGAAGGATAAGAACCAAGCCAATAGTCATAAGCCCTAGTAATATAAACCAGAAGCCAGTGAATCCATCATTCTTCTTTCTGAACTTGGCTCGTTCATCCAGAAGCATTAAGAGCCAACAGGAAACGTAAGTAACAGCTATCCACAGAATTGTAAAGGCTATTGGTGGCATTTCTATATCCTCATCATTTTATCATTATATTAAATTTTATTTAACTAAAAGGAGCATCTAAACATGTCTACAGAACATGACAATGTAAACAATCCTGCCCATTATGCCAAGCACGCTATTGAGTGCATTGACATTATGGAATCATTCAGCTATCCGAATCTTGCTAATGCCTTTAAGTACGTTTGGCGGGCTGGTCATAAGAACAATGCTGAAGAAGATATCAATAAAGCCAAGTATTATATTCGCCGCCATTATACATGGCTTAACGATGGTTTTGATGCTTCTTCTAGTCCTGTTGTCAGGGATTTACAACTGAAACTTCTTAGCGTAGTGAAAGGAACAATGGAAGAAGAACGCTATAGCGCTTTGGAAGAAATCATCAACGCCAGTCATGGATTTTCTTCAGAAAGAGCTTGCCTTGTTGATTGCACGATTCTGCTAGGGGCTATTACTAAGAATTAACTTGCCGCTTAATACGGCTATGACTATAATCAGCCCCGTCATTTTATTTCCTCATGTAAATTAAAGCCCTCAATCAAGAGGGCTTCTTTTTACTTGATTGTTGAGAACCATAGTCCTTTGCCAAACATTTCATCAATCTTGGCTGTTTCTTCTGGTGTTGGCTTATGTGTAGTGATGATTTGTAAGCGCCCTTCGCCATTTGCCAGTATCAGGTTCTTCTTCCTGTCTTTGCCATCAAGCCATTCTTCTTTGTATTCATTGTCCTTGAACACAACCTTTCCAATTTCTTTAAGTTCGCCGTTTTCATCAAGACCATAGGCTTTGTAGATTTCATCTAAAACGATTGCTTGTTTCTCCCGGAAATTCAGCTTTTTAACCTTGCCAGTATTATCAACGTAAGCATTCAGAACAGTTACCGTTTGCTGTCTTTTCTCATTGAAAACATACTTGATTTCATCCACATCAAGGTCATTAGGGAATACATCAACTGTGTAGGAATCTTTCTGTAGATAAATGAAAGTGTCTAAAAGATGATTCTGGGATTGCCAGTAAACAATGTCCTTGTACTTATTACCTAAAACTTTCCTAAGTTCTGGAACAAGGAATAAACGATTTCTAAGCGTTTCTTTAATTGACCATTTGCCCACTTTGTTCGGGTCATCCCTATCTTCATTCTGATTAGGCTGAATGTTTGGCTTGGTTGTATCCGGTGGTGTAGGTTTCAATGAATCCTGCCCATCAGAATCAACATCAGGCTTCGTATCATTCTTGGATTTGTACTTGTACTTGTAAAAAGCAGAACGCAGTTCTTTGTTGTAATCCACTTCATAGCCAGCTAAATTGAATTGCGCATAGCGAATGTAGCCAACGGGATGGCTCATGATGTCAACTGCTTTATCGTAAATGTAACGTGGAATTGAAGCATCAATTTTGTAGGAGAACTGCTGGTAATACAGGGAATCTGTCAGATATGAAGTGTTTGAAAGAAAGCCCATGTAATCAAAGTACACATTGTTTGTGTCATTGATTACAACAAGTTCATAGTCAATTTTAATCTCATCGCCGGTTTTAGTTTTAACCCAGAATCTAAGGTCTCTTTGGGCTTGCTCCAAAGTATCCATAGCGTAATTATAGAAGTAATCCAGTGATTGAACACCACCGATTTCTACGCTTTTAGCTTTTACTTTGGCGTCTTTACCAGTTCTTGTAGCAACATCAATACGTGGCAGTTTTGAAAAGCCCCTACCTTTGCTTCTTACTTCAATTTTGAGAATAGCGCCATTTGGGTCAACTTCTGTTACTTCAGCGTAGAAGCCACCACCAGTTCTTTCTGGATTGGATTCTGTGAAGACATAATCACCAACTTTGTAATCTCTGCCTGCTGCGATGATTTCAACGTCATTGATGCCGCCAGTAGTAACGGATTTAACCATTACAGAACCCTGATTGATACCGCCTTTTACGCCTATGGCATCGCCAATGGAGAAGCCATAACCCTTTTCTTTAATCTTGAACTTGATTAAAGGGCAGTTCACAACAAGTTCATCTAAAAGACCATCATTGTCTTTTAAGCGCATTTGTTCTGATGGCACAAATTTGTTGGTGAAAAGATACTTCACTTTCAAGAACAAGTAAGTAGCACCATTGAACAGGTGATAATGCACGGATTCAACGTCTAAAGTAAAGCCAGAAGCAACGCTTTGAATGATAAGTGAGTAGTTATTAAGGGCGTCAGTAATCTTCTTGTGCAATGCAGGTTCAAGTTTGTTCAGCTTAACGCACATGTACTGGTTGTTTGAATAGTGCGCTTGGGATGGGATTAAAAGCTGTTCTCTAGGATAGCTTACTTTGCAATCTTCATCGTAAAGCACTGAAATCAAGAACTTCAATCCTTTTACGCTGCCCCTGTACATGTAGAAGTCCATAAGGTAGTTGAAGAAAGCCCTTTGGTCTATTCTTAAATCCTTGTTGAAAGGAAATCCACCATCGGCGTAAATTTCATCCCAGAACTGATTAAGAGGGCTGATTACATTGTGGTGTTCATACAAGTGGTCTAAAGCCCAAAAGATTTTACCTTTATCTTCATTACTCAAGAACTTGTAGAAGTGTTCAAGCAGCTTGGTGAATAAAGGATATTCCCTTTGAATGTAAGAGGGAATGTTGTATAAAGAGAAAGAGCCTAGGTCAAATCTGTTCTTGTAAAACAGCCCTTGATAGATTTCATTATCCGCCATTATTCTACCTCCCTTAAAACATCAGCTATTTCAACTGTTCTTATTCTTACAATGTTTACATGCTTGGAATAGATGTTTGGCTTGGCTGCTTTTGCCTTCAAGTCAATGATGTAAGAGAAATCAATGCCAGATACAAGTGGCAAGTAGAATTGGAAAGTACCATGTTCGTAATCTACGTTTCCAATTTCTTTCTTAATTTCCTCGTTGTACTGGTTCTTGGTCAAAGCGTATAGCTTGCCTTCTTCATCCCATACGTTCCAAGTGTAGTTGTAATCCTTAAACTGGCTCTTAACTGTGCCTTTTTCAATCTTGTTGTTCAAGGTTGTAAGGTACATTGAAGTGTACTTGGTGTTCACTTCCATTTGTTTTGAAAGCATCTTCTCTGAATAAACAGAATCAACGCCGTTTACTTCCTTAACAATCATTGAGTTCAGGTCAATGTCGTTGTAATAGTTGCCAAACTGGTTCAAATGTTCGGCGGAATACCTGTCAACGATTTCCTTGATTTTGCCCTCAATATCCGTTCTGGAAACATGGGAAATTTCATCTGAAAGAACTGCTGTAAGGCGCATGTCAATGTTCACGTATTCCGGGTCGATGAGTTCAATGTCCATGCCACAGTAAGCATAAGTATCAAGAAGGCGTTTTCTGATGTCAATCTTAGCGCCTTGTGAAAGGGCTTCAGAGTTGTTTGGTTTCACTGAAATGATGACCTTGCCATACTTCTTGGGAATGTTCTCTTCCCCGCCCCATACGTTAATAGATTTAATGTTCCTGAACTCTTCCAGAAGGATTGATTTGATGTCGCCTTCTGTTAGTAAACGGTTTTGCCTTCTGTAGGAATGAATGGCATTGTAGCGAATCATTTCATTGGATTCACCGTCAGAACCGCCAAATGAAGGTGCTGCTGTTTTCAGTGTAAAGCCACCTACTTTAAACTCCGTACAGCCATCCCCAGAAGTTCCTAGGGGCGCTATATATTCAATGATGATGTATTGATTGAGCTTGGGGGATTTAGCGATTATATCGTTGCCAAAGAAGATTTCATACCAACCATTTTCAGCACCAGCAATGAAGAAGTTCTTATTGTTCTTGCCAGCATCTCTAACCATGTTGGTTGACATTTTATATTCTTCTCCAATTTCCTTTTCATCAACTGTGTTTTTGACATACATTCTAATGGTATCAATATCAATATCACGGTCTTTAATTAGAAATCTTTGTGTGGGGTCGCCACGGAAGATAGTTTTCCATTCCCTTCTTTCACCTTGAATCAGCGTGAATGTCTTTTTAGAAGTGAATTTGTATTTGCCATCTGGCGTCTTTTCATAATCATAAAGGAATACATCTTTATCAAATACAAAGTCTCTATAGATTGAAGACAATGAATTGATTCCTTGAATATGAATGTCCCTTGAAAGATGAATATATCTTTCTGGCGGAACTTCATCAACAATTCTTTCTACATAAACTTCCGCTCTTGAACATCTCTTTCCTCTAACAATGTAGCCATTTCGTTTAGCTCCTGCTATTAGCGCTTCTTTGGTTTTGGCTGTAGAAAGATAGTTTTCATTCTGGTTCATTTGTAGATACAGCCCTTGGTAAGTAGCTGTGTAAGCCAGAATGTTAATAAGCTGGTTGATGGCTGAACCTTCAAAGTTCACGTCTTTGAAGTCTGTTGTCTGCTTGATGTAGTCCCGTAGATGGGCTTTCAGTTGTTCGTTGTCGAGTTCATGAGTAAGCATGGTCTGGTCTTCTTGGGAAGCTATGAAATCTGTATGGGCTTATTTTCCAAGCTATTGAAATGTTTATTGATTATATAGTAGTTGTTTGTAAGTTGTTGTTTTTAGTGAATGTTTTGTATAGAGTTGTCTTTTGTTTTTTGTTCATCTTAGAAGTCTTCGTGGTGGCGTCTAGGGCGTCCCTTCACGATTTCACTTTTTTCGTTTTTTGTTCATCTTAGAAGTCTCAAGATGGCTTCGTCGCATGATTTCACTTTTTCGTTTTTGTTCATCTTAGAAGTAATCTTCATCTGGCACTTCTTTTCACTTTTTCACTTTTTCATCATATGGACAACAAGAGAATGAACGAGCGCTAGCTCTTTTAAGATTAAAAACTTTAAAAAGTGAAAAAAGTGAAAAATCAATGATTTAAGAGTTTTTAAGAGTACTTAGAAGCCATCTAAAAGAAGACACTTATAAGACTTTTTCTAAGATAAACAAGAAAAAGACGAACATCATATGATGAAGCCATCTGTAAGAACTCTATAAATCTACTTAACAACCATTCTCATCTTCTAAGAACAGAAATTGAAAGCTACTAAACAGCTTCCATGAAATAATTACAAAGCCCCATTATTCAATTTGTCTTTCAAAAGATGCCATTCTTTCAATTTGACCTTACCTTTAGAAAAAGTTCTAAAGATGACTTTTATAAGAACCCTTATAAAGATTTAGACTTCACTTTCATTTCTTCCATCAAGAAAGAAGAAGATTTTTATAACAGAGTTGTTAAACCTACTTATCCTTTAACGCCTAAAGAAAAGACTTTCCCTTCACCTTTTAAGTTCTATTCTTTTTATGCAGCCGAATATGTAAACTTCGTAGGATTAGAAACACCACCTAATAAAGATGACAGCAGTGAAATCATTTTTAAGAGAATTTATGGAACTGTATTCGATGCCAGAGGAAAAGGATTAGAAGGTATTAGAATTGAACTTACCAATGATTCAACTGAAGATAGAATCTTGAAATATGGCTTCACAGATTCATTAGGCTTTTATGAGTTCATTTTGTTTGATGAAGATACTGATTATGCTGTACGCGCTGGTGATGATTTGCACCGCTGGAATAAGCAAGTCAAATACTACACAAAACCTGAAACCGTGAAGAATAGGGAGTTTTTAAAAGTGAAGAAAGAAAGTGATGGCACATTTACATTCAGCCGCGAGGAGCAGTAATTATGGCTAAACAATACACACGTTCAAGAGGGCAGTTCTTTTCCAGCCTTCTGAAAACTTCATCTGACCTTACTATTTACCAGTTCGATACTACTGATTCAGCTTCTTTAATGACTACTGAAAAGGTCATTAAGGAATGGATTTGCGGCAATGGTAAGAAAGTAGGCATTGTTGAAAACATTACCACTGATTTAGCCAAGCAGGAAATCCGTATTACTTATTCTGGAAGTCCTGATGTTCGTACACATTGCTGCATTTGGCTTCAGGGTGTTTACGATGAAGACCTGAAACTTCGGGTTTGGAAGAAGAACGGTAACAATCTTATTTGTAAAACATGGGATTTGGATTTTGTTCTTGAGAGTAAGCATGTCATTCAGAACCAGAAACGGGGTTCTTTTATACGGGCTGGTTTGGGATGGGAACTCTTAACACCTGTTAATGAAAGAATTGATGGTGTTGATGATGGCTTTGCAATTCGCCCCAATAATGTTTACAAGAATGGTGTTCATGCTCTAGCTTTTCGTATCATTAACAGAAATTTACCTGCTAATGATTTTGAAAACATCATTTGGATGAAGAATAAGATTCCTGTTGCTATTATTAACAAACTGGATTGTCCTACTGACCGTAATGTTGCTAACTATACAGGTTATATGAATAGTGCGCATACTTTAGACCAGTTAGGAAGCAGAAATCAAAGCGTTCTGGTTTGTTATATGCTTTGGAACTATGACAAGAGTAAAAGCCTGCAACAGAACATTGATGACTTTGAAATCGTGCCAAAAGAGCCTTGGCAATATGATTCACCCAGCTTAGATAGGGTTAAGGGCTTTTTCCGTAGAGTTATTCCCAATACTGTTATTGGCTCTTATGGTGGGAAAACTGCGCAAGTCTGGCACTGGCATTTATTTGGTGATGACCAGTATTTCCAATTAGTAATGCCATGTAACTATAGATTTGGTAGTACTTATGGCACGCAGTTTATGAGTTGCGGTTACATGGAAGACTGTAACACACAAAGAATGCGATTCTTTCTACAAGCGCCCTACTATATACAATATGGCACCACTTGTTTAGCTATTGACTATCAGATAAATCCTACTTACGTTACACCTTATTACAACGGTTCAGCTATGGTTGAAAGCTATACTGACAACAAGATTATGGATTACACGCATGGCTTCAGCCCCAACAAAGCAAGTATTGATTACTTTGTTCGTAGTATTGGTGTTGAAAGTTATTCACAAAACGCATTCGCCAAGAATTTCTTGATGCAATCTTCTATTGCTAATTTATGGGTTATTATTGCGCCGGATTTCTTCATACCCCTTTACACTGGCACTGAACAGCAAACCTTAAGTGGTACTGAAACTTGCAAAGTGGTTAATGTCAATACGAAGAATTACATTTATGTAAGTATTCTCTTTGGGTGGAATGGTAATGAAAATGTTAGCTACACTCCGCCTTATCACTACATGCCAACTGATGAAATTTTCCGTGATTACCAAACTTGCCCAAAGAGAAAAGAAGATTAAAGAAAGGAAAGTCTGTTTATGTTAGAACACGTTATTATTGACCATACACCTACTGATGCTAATGACCCTGAAACATTGAACTTGTGGCTTTTGCATATGAAAACACAAAGCGATAAACTAGGTGTTTTTTCAGCTGAAGATTTCTTTGTCGGTGAAGCTAACAATAAGTGTCAGATTTATCAGAACATCAGTATTCCAAATGGACTTCGTGTCAACAAGTTCACTTTTGTTTACGCACCATCTGATGCTTACTACACGAGGCTTGGCACAGATTCATTCAAAACTGTATTAAGGAAAAGTGATATAGCTTTAGGTGTAAGCACTAAAATTACTAGTGTTAAAGTAACACCTGAATCTTCAAGAACAGAACTTGTTGCGGGTGAAGAATTTGAAATTACTTTTAAGAAAGGTAAAAGCGTTGAAGTTGAAATTGAAACACAAGCTGCTTTAAGTGGCAATATTTCATTTAGACCGTATTACCAGTTGTCTTTTGCCGATGGCATTTACGCTGTTCTTTATGATTTCCCTTGTACAGTGAAGTTTGAAAACAGGTCTTATGATTTGTCTAAAACAGGAACATTTACAAGGATTTATTACTCATTTAACTTTGGCTGGTCTAAGCAAATAAGCGATATTCTTGGCGTTAATTTGACGCTAAAGTTTAACTCTGAAAACTCTACTTTTCTTGCTACAGTAAACGGTGTTGAATTTTGGGCGCAGCGCCAATATCAAAATTCTTTTAAGTACATTAGGGAATCCGTTTCACAATGTTTTGCTTCATGGCTTGGCGGGGAACTAGATGGCTATAAGACATTTGTTTACACTCTGGAAACATTTGACAACAAATCTAAATCAAGTGTTGTCCCAAAAAACTATCCTTTCTTCTGCATTCTTAGAGTGAAAGATGACGGTGAAAATTCTGTTTTTGAAATTATTAACAACTTGCAAGACCCGAAAGGTCAATTAACTGGCGAATACATTACATATTCAGACCATAATTCATTTGTAAACAGGGTTCACTACGATAAGAGAGCAAACCTTATTAAAACTGAAACTTATCCGCTTTACTATCCTTGCTTTACAAACACAAACATTACTATTGCCGTTCCAAATCCAGAAAGCCCTGATGCAACTGTTTTCAAAAGCTATCCGATAATGGTTAAAGAGAAAATGGAAACTGAAGTAATGCCATACTTCACGCCTTGTAACTGGTATAAAGATAGAACAGGTAATATCAATAACAAAGCAGACCTTATTGGCAAAATGTATGAAATTGATGGTAAGAAGTGGTACCACACGAAAGCTGTTGGTACTTATACAAACACTTACTTTATTAGATGTGAAGATGGAGAGTGATTAGATGGCATTCGGCGATAATGTAACTGTTCAGGTTCTTCCCAAGAAACTGACTAAGAAGATAGCTTCAGAGCTTTCCCAGAATAACTATGTGCTTTGTAATAAAGTCGGCAAGGTTTACTTTCATGATGGTTATCCTTTACAACAGAAAGTAACAAACGTTGAATACATTGAGGCGGATAGAATCCTTAAAATGACCTTCAACGCAAGTATTGAAGACGTGCTTTTTCCCGCTTGTGTAGTTCAGTTCAAGAAAGACACAAATACTTACTTCTTTAGAATTGCCAAAACAGCATCCGCTACTGAAGTTCATTTTATTGCTCATAAATCCTACAGGGAATTGCTGTTTAAGGAAACTGTAAGCACTAACATAGTTGGCGCGAATGTTAGTATTCCGCCACTTGGCATTAAAGCCTCATCAGCTTACCCCGCTACTGACAATAAGAACTTGTCGCTGAATGTTCTAGGGCTGGATATTGGCAACGGCAAGTATGACGACGCTGGCTTTACGAATCAAACAACAGCAGAAGGAACATTGATAATTGGTAGTCCTGTTGGTTTTCATGCTTTTTCAAGCACTAACTTGTACTTTTCCTTGTACGCTATAAACAAAACCAGTATTAGCTTTAACGTTACCAACACTTCTTCATACAACAAGGACATTTTCTTCTTTCTGAAAGAATGGTACGCCAATAATGAGGCTTCAGCCAATAATGATAGTTATTTGGCTTCATGGCTCAAAAACACAAGTTACATGCCCGTTAAAAGAACTAAAAATCTAGCAGATTCTTTCTTAGTTCATAAATGCGCTTCTTCCTTCAACAACATGCCCTATTACCAAGACAGTAAAACTACATGGGCTGAAGCATGGGTTCAAGCGATTCCTATTCAAGCTAATGACAATACCAATCTGGGCATGCCTTATCAAGTGCCGGGCGTTGTCAAGTTCTTCACGATTGAGAAAGAAGTTCTTGATGGCTATGAAGAAGTACATTACAAGAATGATAATGTTATCTTCAACATGGGCAAGCCCTTCTACTTCTTATCGCCATTTATCCTTAGCCTCAATGATGCTGATTGGAACTTGAAACTGCTTGAAACAGAACTAGAACACACATGGCGATGAACTTTTAGTTGCAAACATTTAACCACAGCCCTCATCAGAGGGCTTTATCATTGTCCCATCTTTCACAAACAAAAGGAGAACTGCAAAATGGCTAAAACTGAAAAACCTTCCATCAAGCCCATGTTGGCTGGAACTGTTAAGAATTTAGGTGAACTGAAAGATTACCCTTATCTTTGTTCACGTAAACTTGATGGCGTTAGAGCCCTGATTATTGACGGCAAAGTCTATTCCCGTACATTGAAACTCATTCCCAACAAACATGTTCAGGCGTTGTTTGGTAAGGAAGAATTCAATGGTTTTGATGGTGAACTGATTATTGGTGAACCTAATGCTCATGATGTTTACAACAAAACTGTTAGTGGCGTCATGAGCCATGATGGCGAGCCCGATGTTCACTATTACATTTTTGACCTTTACAACCAAGGTGAATCTGACTATGAAGACCGATACCGCCACATTATCAATACCCATTTGCCTGCCAATATTCATATCGTAGAATCTTTCATTGGTCATGATGCTGACAGTATTCTTCAGTTTGAAACCATAACTGTTGAACAGGAAGGCTACGAAGGCATTATGCTTAGGAAGATGGATAAGCCTTATAAGTTTGGGCGTTCAACATTGAAAGAAGGCTGTTTGTTGAAGTTCAAGCGCTTTACTGATGATGAAGCTGTTATTCTTTCTGTTACCGAGAAAATGAGTAATCAGAATGAAGCCTTTACTAACGAACTTGGCGCTACTGCAAGAAGCCTCAAGAAAGAAGGCATGGTTCAAGCTGGTACGATGGGTTCTATTCTGGTTAAGAATACTGAAGGCGTTGAGTTTGAAGTTGGAACTGGTTTTACTGATGAACAGCGCCAATACTTCTGGGATAACAAAGATAAACTGATTGGCAAAACAATCAAGTATCGTTATCAGAAAATTGGTGTTAAGGAAAAGCCCCGCTTCCCATCTTTCATTGGCTTTAGAAGCGAACTTGACATGTAAACTGTAAAGCCATTCTGAAGAAAAGCCGCCTTCATGGTGGCTTTTAAATTGCCAGAAATAATGCTATGAAGCCTTCTAAGGGCTTTATAATCTCTATTAACAATTAGTAAAGGCAATTTCAAATGGCGAAGCGTCATTCAAATTCTTCTGGTTCTGATTCAATCTTCCATCACTTCGATGAACACTTGACCCTCAAAACTGATAATCATAAATCGTTCTACAGGTCATTGATTGAAGGCTATGATTCAATCTGTTACGGCTATGCAGGAAGCGCTAAAACATTCATTTCACTAGGCTACGCCCTAAGGAAACTGAAGCAAAGGGAAATTGAAAAAATCATTATCATCAGGTCGGCTGTGGCGACAAGGGATGTTGGTTTCCTGCCCGGCACTGAAGAAGAAAAAATGGCTATCTTCGAGACGCCCTACATTAACATTGTGAATGATTTACTGCAACGTGGTGATGGCTATGAAGTATTAAAGAAGAAAGGTAATATCGTGTTCCTTTCTTCTTCTTATTTGCGGGGGCTAACTTTTGACAATGCCATTGTGATTGTTGATGAATGCCAAAACTATACTTTCCATGAGATTGACACCATCTACACCAGAACAGGTGAAAACACTCAGGTAATCTTTGTTGGCGATGCCCTGCAAATGGATAGTGGCGTTGGCAAAGAAGGCAGTGGCTTTAATCACTTGGTTTCTGTTGCTTCTAATTTAGAAGCCTTCTCTGTTCATAACTTTGGTGTTGAAGATATTGTTCGTTCGGCTAAAGTGAAAAGCTGGATTGTTGCCACTTCACTGCTTAAACAACACTAGAAAGCCCCATATAAGAAAAGCCGCCTGTGTTTTGGCGGCTTTTTCGTTTCTATAAATGCTGTTAAATTAACAAGTAGCGCGGCTAATACGCAACTGGTTAGCAAGAATACGCGGGGCGTTATCCGTGCCACTTACTGTTTTTGGTGTTACCAAGTAGCCTGTGTAGAGCAGGTTGCCATCCGTTTCAGCATCAAACAAACCAATGCCGCGAATAGTTCCCCAGTTAGCAGTAGGCGTTTCAAAGGAAAGAATATCAACGTTTGAATAGGTAAGGTTCGCGCCAACAGCATTTGTCCAACCAGTGCCTTGCGCAATACCAATTCTCTTGTAAGCAGTGCCAGTTGAACTTACTTCAACGCCGCCAGTGCCATCAAGGTTTGGAACAGTTGTAAAGAGTGCAACGTAAATGGTAGTGGGCGCAGTCCAAGCCGTGCCTTTCAAAAGAAAGTCCATTTGTTTTGTGTTTAGATAATTAGAAGCGGTTGAGCTTGCCATCGTTTATTAGTCCAGACAATAAATTGAGAATTCTTGAATCTTATTTAGCCTTAACAGCCATTTCAATGATTTGTCTGAAGATTCTTGTATAGTCTGCTTTTGACTTCTTGCCAGCTTCTTCGTTAATCATTTTCTTCATTTCTTTTTCTCTTTCAACAAGAACACCGTTTTCAAAAACCCATTCTCTGCTTTCCATAATGGCATTCATAAAAGCATCTGGCGCCGAAGGATTCATAACAACATCAACTGTTTTCAATACTAAATCTTTCACATAAGTTTTGCCTTCACGAAGTTCTGTTTCACCAAAGCCTCTTGTAGAAACACCAACAGTTACGCCTTCTGATAACAAACCATGAACAATAGCGCCACAGGGCAGGCTTTTCATGACTTTGGCTTTACCCATGATGTTATTGCCGTCTTCATGCAAGTGCAGAATCTTGATACAGCTTCTATCCGGGTTAATATCAGAAGCGTTTACTTTCGGATGTTCCAGTTCTCCCAGAAGTCTTGAATGGGCAATCATTTCATTCAGGGGCTTGATGGCTTCTGTTAGAACCTTACGCGGGTAAATTCTTCTATTGCCATTTAGAACATCAGCTTGGGCAAAGATGCCTTCAATGTAATAGGCTTTTTCTTGTTTATCTTCTAAACTTTCTACAACGCGGGTATTTGGCGCGTTTTCAATAAGATACGAATAACTCATTGTTTTTCCTTATTAAATTTTGATGGAACGCCAAATGGGCGCTAAATTGTTGTTATTTATCAGATTATTAAAATAAAGCCAAACCTTGATTTTAATTAGCTAATTGGAGAAATCAAATCTATGGCAGTTCATCCCGCTGATGCCCAAGCGTACATAGCCCACATGGCGAATGGCGGTTATCGTCCTAACCGTTACCGCGTTACCCTTACTGGCGATTTGGAAGGCATTGACCCATCACTTGCTTCCCGCGCTAAAGAACAATTCCAGTTCCTAGCTGTTTCCGCCCAGCTTCCGCAATCTACTATCGGCATTGCTTCTACTTTCTACTTTGGACGTGAAGTTAAATTCGCAGGTGATAAAACCTTCGATGACTGGACTATTGAAGTCTATGATGATGGTGATGGTGGCTCTGGCAGTAATGGTGTTGCTGGTATCCGTACCTTCCTTGAAAACTGGCACGATAACATTCTGGGCTTTGAAACGAACTTGGCTTTGAACAACTATCGTAAGCCTTTGACTTACTACCTGAACGGCATGGTTGAATGCTTTGACCGTGAAGGCAACCTGCTGCGTACTTATGAAATGCGCCAAATCTTCCCTTCAAGTGTTGGTGAAATTGCGCTTTCTTATGAGAACAACAACCAGATTGCCCGTTTCCCTGTTACTTTCGCTGTGAACTACTTTATGCCTGTGAACAATGGCACTAACTTCCAGCGGCTTGGTAATGGTCGCGGTGCTGGTCGCCCTGTTGTATAAACAATAAGCCATATATAAGAAAGCCGCCATATTTCAGGCGGCTTTTCTTTTTCATCTTTATACTGTTAGCTCTAATCCGGCTACTCCCATTTCCCCGCTTTCGCCCATTTCTTTTACAGGCAAAATGGCTTCATGCCATGGGAATCCTTCTAAATCTACTTCACCAACAATAGCGAAGCCACCATGAACATGTTTCCAGCCTGTTGCTGTTGCTTCGGGATAAATTTCATAAATGAACACATCAGATACGCCAGTTTCCGGGTCTGGTTTTGATGCGGCAATATGATTAGCCCATGACTTGAATGAATCATTTACTGTGATTGGCAAGCCAAAGAAATCAATGATAAAAGGGCGATAGCGGTCAGTTTTAGCTAGTTTCATTTGTCTTCTCCATTTGTTTGTGCCGAAAGCTGTTTCATATAATCAAAAACTTCTGCTTTGTGTTCTAAGGAAGATTCTTCGATGACTTCTTTGACAAATTCTAGGGAAGAAACTTCTTTCTGGTGTTTGTAATCAGCCAAAGTGTTTACCGATTCATTGGCTTCATCTTGATATTCAATTTCAACTATGTTTCCTTTCTGATACAATGCTTCAATGAAGTTGGCAAATTGCTGTTTAGCGGTATCTGTTTTAACTTCGTTTTGGCTGATGTAAACTTTCAAGACTTGGTTCTTGTAGTCATTACTGATGTTTTTGTTGTACTCAACAACATGATAAACCTTATCATTTGTAGTGATTTTCTGGTATTCTTGTGTGTCGGTGTCCAGAATCAAGAAGCCTTTTTCATCGCCATAATCATTCCATGAAGTAAAGAAAGGATTGCCGGGATACCAAACATTGCCATTTTCTGATGGATTGTGGAAATGCCCGGATATTACACGTTTGAATTTGCGGAATGGCTGAAGTGGCGTGCCGTGTTCACAAACACCGAACTTACCCATTGTGCAGCCAATAAACTGGAAATGCCCTAGAACAGTTGTTTGTTGCGCTTCTTTCAAAGGAATACGTTCCAGCGCTTGTTCAATCATAGCCCATTGTTCTTGGTTTGAAATCCACGGAATGAAGATAAAGGGCATGCTACCAATAGTTTCTTGATGAATATCAATAAGCCATTCATCCGTGTAAACAGTTAGATTTTCATAAGATGATTGCAGGATTTCTGGAATAGAACAATGCGTCATGTTCTTGTAGAAACAGTCATGATTGCCAAGAATAATGTCCAAATCAATATTCAGTCTATTCAGAATCTCATCAAAGAAGGCTTCCTTGAAAACTGATAGTGTATGAATGTTTACATTTACACGGTTATCAAAGACATCGCCTAAGTGAATGATTCGTTTAACATTATGTTCTTTAATGGCTGGAATGAACTGATTAGAAAGCCATTCTAACTGCTTCTGTTGGAAGAAATTGGCGTCTTTTCTACAGCCAAAATGTGTATCGTTAAGGATTGCAATTTTCATAAGCCATACTTCTCCTTATTGAATTTAAGCAGGATAGGAATACACACGTCATTTCCTTGGGTTTTGAAGTGGTCACTAATGGCTATGAGTTCATAGCCAAGTGTTGTTAGTCCATCAAGAACATCATTGTTTAATGTTTCCCAGAATTCATTAAGCCATACAGAAATGGCTTTGTCTTTGTCCTTGTTGAAAGCATCTCTGATGATGTAGAAATTTTCAACTTCAGTAAACCATTTCAATATTGGATAATCTGGCTTATCATTGTCAAAGACCATGTACGAAGACGAATACTTGTCTGTTTTACTAAGCATGGCTGGCTTGCCATTTATGGATGGAATGTACTTCCATTTCCAGTCTTGCAAGATTAAATCCTGTTGGAAATCAATTAAATTGCAATTCACGGAACGCCTCCTTAGCGCAGAAAGCCGGGTATTCTTCTTTAGAAAGAGCGAGTGGGATTTTTAGGTCAATGTATGGATTCTGAATGGCTATGTAAAGTTCGTCAGCTTGGTTGCGGTAAGCAGAAAAAATAAACCCATATTCAGTAAGCCCTGACTGTTGGAACTTATCATATTCTTGTTTGATGAGAACAGCTTGGTCTTTTCTTAACGGTGGTTCGTCCGACCAGAGTTTGCTACGTACATCATCGCCAATGTTGTATTCAATGGCTTTAATGATTTTAGAGTGTTCACTAAGATTGAAATGTTCTTCATGAAGTCCATAAGGAAAATTATTACCGATAATGATTTTCACCATTGAATGTGGCAACATTCCAATCATAACAGAATTGAGGAAGAAGCTGTCGTTGTATGATGCGCAATCAACGCTAAAGAACTTTATCTTCTTATGATTCTTATAAATGTAATCCAGAAGCAAAGCGCCAAGTTCTGTATTCGGCTGTCTAGGCTGAATGCTAAGGTCTTTGTGTTTTGACCAGTCTAATGTTTTGCAGGCTTCATAAAACTGGTTAAAGCTGTTTTCTGAAACCTCATTATAGAAAAGCTCGTAATAAATTTTGTTCATAAAGAAAGCTCCCATGTGTTGTTTACATGGGAGCTATTGTACGATTTAGATTCAGGTGGCGTGATTACTATTAGACAACCTTAAATTTAGAGCCACGTTCATCATCTTCGCCCCGTTTGCGTTTAATGGGGATGAAATCAGTAGATTCTTCTTTAGCTGGCGCTTTTGGCTTTTCTTCAAAGACGCCATCTTCATCAATATCAATAAACTGCTCATCTTTCTTTTTCAGAAAAGCCTTTGTTTTCTCTGAAGTTTCTTTCTTAATATCAGAAAATGTCTTCTGTTCCAGCTTTGTAGTAAGCCCTACATCAGGTTCTTTATCAGGCTGCAAATCAAAGATTTCCTGATATTCCATGCTAATACCGAACTTGCCAAGCACGTTTTCTTTCTCGCCAAAACGGTTCTTGAACAGTTTGAACTTGCGCTTTTTCGGGTCATCTTCATCAGCGTAGAAGAACATAAGGAAGTCAAAAGTGTTTACCATGTCTATTGATGTAGCAACATCAGAAACATCAGCGCCATCGCCATCACTTGCCGCACTTCTGTTCATTTGTACACCAGTCCAAACCACTACATTCAAATCCCTTGCGAAGTTCTTAAGGTCTTCAGAAATGGCTTTCATGGCTTCATAGGCTTTTTGATAAGGAACAACTGGCTTCATTAGTCCCATGTAATCCACAATAATGACATCAGGAATGAAGTTGTTTTGAACTTGATAGGTTTCTACAAGTGTTCTTAAATCCACAATATTACACTTTGACAAGTTTTCAGAAACTACTGAAATTTCCCCATATCCCTTTTGTTCTAGGGTTTTAATGGCTTCCATGTAAGTGTCTTTAGACACGTTTTCAAACTGGGAAACTGGCGTTCTAAGAATGTTTGAATGCAACCTGTTCATGACTAATGATGGCTGAAGTTCTAATGACCAAAGAAGAACTTTCTTGCCCATTTTAGAATAATTCATTGCTAGTGAACACATGGCTAACGTTTTACCGCCACCTGATGCTGCCGCAAAGCCACACAATGAACCGGGCGCTACGCCGCCTGATGTAATGCTATCCATGAAATGATAGCCTGTTGGCACTTTGAGTTCTGTGTCAGTAAGCATTTCATAGTTCTTTTCCTTGTTGCGATAAAGCGACAGGATTTCCTGTTTTTGGAACTTGAAAATGTTAGCAGCTTCCAGTTCCCTAGTAACACTTTCAATACTTTCGTTCTTAGGAAAGCCTTCTTGCATGTAATTAACAAGTTTGTGAACAGCTACTTTTTGCATTCTTCGGCGGCAAAATTCTTCTGCTTTTTCATTAAGCCATTCGTCATCTGGCTTGAAATCTACAGCAGCTATTAAATCCAGAGCTTCTTCATTTAAGTTAGACATATTGCCCTTGTGCATTTCCCTTGTAAGGGTTTCTAAAGGGATTCTTGATTGATACTTGTTGAAGTAGTCCTTAATGATAGTGAAGGCTTTATTCGCTTGATTAACTTCAAAAAAATCAGGTTTGAAGTATCTAATGGTTTCTTTAATGAAATCATCACTGTGAAGAAAGCCTGCTAAAACATGGACTTCATCATCAGTTTGTAAAGCCATGATTTCTTTTTTCTTTTCTTGTTCTTGGTCGTTAGCCATTATGTGTGTTCTCCTTTTCATTAAACGTTAATCTATTGTGTTTCCGCCTTCATCAGCCCATTCGTCAAAGGCATTTCTATTGTAAGAAGTGTACTTGGCAAGCTCATTGATTTCTTTATTGTGGGCTATAAGGTCGGGAACGAATTTGGGTTGGAAGTCTTTTGGCAGCATGGCGAACTTCTTGCCGTTTCTTGTGTAGAAGCCATACTTAACCCTACAGAAATCTTCCAGTTCTTTTGGCACGCCAAGATAACGTAATGTGCCGTACTTAAGCAAATGGGTTGTTACTTCATCCGAATCATACGGCAATGTTTTGAAGAAATCAATGTACTCACGATTCTTTGTATAAGGGATTGATTGATAAGTGATTTGGGGCTTGGCTAAGGGCTTAACTTGCCTTTCTTGGATTGGCAGTTCTTTACTGATTTCTTCTTTAATCTTTCGTTCATTCAGTTCATCCAGAATCTTGATAATCTTGTTTCTTCTGGATTTTACATAGCCATTTACGTTTAACAGAACGTTATTGAAGTAATCCTGAACATGAAAGTAAGAGCCACCGTATTCATAACTTACAATGTCATTAAAGTCATGTTTAAGAAGGCGTTTTGTTAATCTTAAGGCTTTATTCCACGGGGCGATTTCAGGAATAACGCCAGTGAAATCTCTTACACATTTGTTTTCGTGAATGAAATCTGCGAAAACTGTTTTCCATGTTTGCTTCCAAACGCTTCTTAAATTTGCTACTGGATAATTAAGAACAGTTTCTTCTGTTACCACATCCAGCATAAGCCCCGATAAGCCATGATGTTTATTAGGATAGGAATTACACATGGCATTTAGAACCCGCATTAAATGGGTGTCAGTAAGGCATTCTAAATGGAATTTATCAGCATCTTCAGTGGCTCTTTTCTCAAAATCTGATATGAAAAATTCCTTTTCATACAGATACTTAGAAGATAGCCATATTGCTTTATCTACAACCTGTTGATTATTAAGCATAAATTCTCCTTTTGTTAGACATTTAACGGAGCAGATTCTATAAGGAAGCCCTTAACCAGTCACTTAAATAAAAGCAACCTTTCTTCTTGACGTTGTTTTATAAGGATTTTCTTCATGCTTCCATACATTGGACTAGTAGCAGCCAGACAACTTGCTGCTAATGCTGCTAAAGGCGTTGTTAAGCGCGGTGTAACCAGTATTGCCGGAGGGCTTGGTTTAACCGCTAAATCCCTAGCGGAAGCTGGCGCATCCAGTCTTGCTGATATTGTTAATGAACGCAACGCTGACATTAGAACAAGGGAAACTGAAAAAGCCAAGCAGCGGGATATGAAGCGCAATGCTGAAATTAATAGAGCTTTGGCTCTAGGTCAAGATGTTAATGCGGTCATTGACAAGTATCGCCGCCAAGAAGAAAGACGCCGCAAATCCGAAGAAAAAGCCAAGAATAAAGTTGCTTCCCGTGTTAAAAGAAGGGAAGCTGCGGTTAAAACATTAGCTGCTTCTAAAGCCGCCACTGAATACGTCAAGAATACTGGCAAAAGAACCAAACAGAACTACGGCATAGAAGGCGGCGGTATTGCTGGTATTAGAAATGTTATCAATACTACGCTTCTTGGCAAAGGCGTAAACACTAGCGGTAAAATCATTGGCGGCAAGATTACATCTAGTGTTAAAAACGCTGCTACTAAAGTTGGTGGCACTATTAAGAAGAAAGTAACAAATGCTGTTGATGCTGTTCGCTATTCCAAAATGAACCTTGATTATTCCAATGAAGGGAAAGGGCGAATCTCAAAACTGGTTAGCAATTTCAACTGGGGCGTTACTGACCCGTTGAAAAGAAGTGCCGCTTATATGACTGGCAACAACAAAGTTGGCAAGTCATTTGCTGCTCTTGGCGATATTATGACATTCTCAAAGCCCAAATGGCAACATGACCCAGAAAAAGAGCTTGAGAAAAGAGCCAAGAGAAAAGTCAAGATTTCTGGAAGTGAAGCCCGCCGTAGAGGGCTTACCAAAGAAGGTGTTAAAAAAGCTGAAGAAGCTGCAATGCCTAACGCTAAGAAACAAGCCTACATGGAAGCGGATATGGGAACACTCATTCGCGGTAACAAGTACCGTAGAATGGGTGGTGCTATGGTAAGTTATCATTCTGATGATTTAATGGGTTCTGGTGGCGTAAGAGCAGCAGGCGCTATTGCTAAATCCCGTGGTGTTCAGAAAGTTGATGTACTGGCTTCTTCTTCTGGTATTACTGTTCTTAGTAATGCTGTAGGCGATGTTAAAGGCGCTGTAACGGGCGTATCCGGCTCTGTAAAAGGGCTTGAACAAGTATTAGCGCATGCCAAGAATGCAGAAGCTAACAAAAACGTTGATGTAAATGGTGTTGAAGACATTGCCCAGCAACTTCAAGCTGTTGCCCAGAATACTGCTGGCATTCAACAAGGGCAAGACAGTGGGGTTGTCGCCGAACTTACCAAGATTAGCAACAATACAGAGCCTTCATTATTCTCACGTGTATGGGATGGCATTAAAGCTGTACTTACAACTGGCGTGAACTTCACTAAGATTGGTAACGAACTTAGATTAGTTGGTAATAAATCCCTTGATTTCATTGCTAAAAAACTGGGCATGCCCATTCCCAAACTGAAGCCCAGAAGATTGAAAGCATTGTTGGGCATGTCTGGTTTAGCTGGCTTATCCTACATTGCTACCAAGATGGACGATATTGTCAAATGGTTTACTGATACGAAAGAAGGAATTACAGATTCTATTAAGAACTTCTTAGGCATTGGCAAGACTGATATGGTTTCCGGTGCAGATAATCCGGGTGTTGGCGTAAACGGCGCGCCAGATAAATCTATTGGTCAGAAGGCTGTTGAGTTCTGGGAAAATGTCAAAGAAGGTTTCAAAACAAGCTGGGCTTATATCAAAGACTTGTTTGCAAGAGGCTGGGAATGGCTTAAAAACATTTCATGGGAAGATATTCTCAAAGGCTTGAAAGCTGTTAAAGATGGCATTGTTTCCTTGTTTGACATGATTAAAAGCCTTGTTGTTGGTGTTTGGAACATTGGCAAGAACATTTACAACGCCATTAAAGAAGCCTTTAGCAGTACGGATAAAATCAAAGAGAAGTTCCAAGAGATGTGGAAGTCTTTTGGTGAATACTTCCAGCTTGCTGGTGAAAAGTTCAAAGAGTTTATGAGTACGCTTAAAACAGCTTTCCAATCATTGATGGATGCGGTGAGTGAGATTATAAAGGCTATTCTCATTATTCTCAAGCCCATTTTCAACATGATTGTTTCAATTCTTTCCGTTATCTGGTCTGTTATTGAAAAAATCTTCAAAGTTGTCCTTACAGTTGTTGGAATGATTTGGGATGTGCTGACTGGAATTGTTGATTTGATTGGTGGGCTCTTCAAATGGGTTGCTGATACGGTTAACTGGATTAGAAACAGCGCTTTAGGAAGGGCTTTAGGCTGGGATGATAAAGACAACACTATTGACAAGTCTGCTGAACAGGCTTATAAAGCGCATCTTGAAAAGAATAACGCTATTCAAGAGAAACAGCTTGAGGCTATCAATCAGGGTAATACTCAACGGGATAGAATTGCCCAAAGGCAAGAAGATTTAGCCAGAAAAGAATATCAGCGTAATAGAGAAGCTGATGCTAATCGCGATAAGCTGATGAGAGAGCAACTGGCTTCTCAAGACGAATCCAAGAAACTTCAGAAACAGCAAACCAAAGAGCAGAAAGAACTTCGCGAACAGTTTACAAAAGCGTTCAATGATACTGATGAAGCCCAACAAATTGACGCCGAAACTGAAGAAGCGAAGAAAACCTTTACTACTCTAGCTGGCGTTAGAGACTTCACAAGTTCTATGACTGTTACCGCTGCTAATGAACTTGGCGTGTTTAAGAACATGAGCAAAGAACAAGTAGAAGAAGCAATAGCCAAACAAGCTAGAGATGAAGGCGAGAACATGGCTTTAACCTTCCAAAAAGCTGCTGACAGCGGAATGTTTACAGCAACTCAAGGCGGTTATGAGAACCAGAATACCAAACTTACCTATGGAATTTATGGCGATAATTTAAGCCACATGGAAGCTCGTGGCGTTGACATGATGCTTAGAATGGGCAAAACCGCAGAAGAAGCCATGAAGTTCATGGAAGAAGCAGCCAGAAAAGGCGATGTTGGTCAAGGTGCTGCTTACGGTAGATTGGAAAAAGAATATGAAGCATTTGCCGGTAAGAAGTATTCTGGTTCTGGTAAAGCCGGTGAAAAATTAAGTATTGCCAACAAGGAAATGTTCCGCTTTCAAGGATTGAACAATGCTAGACTTAGAACTTCTGGCAGTATTACAGAAGGACTTGGTTGGCTTTTAGGCGGCGCTAAGTACAATACTTTTACTGACCAAAACGAATATTCTGCCGCTAATCAACGCGCTATTCTTGACACTCGTGAATATCAAGATAGCATTATTACAGCTTTACAAGAGCAAGCTGGTCAAGTTGGTGAACAGAAGAAAGCCAAATTACGCAAGGCTTATGTTGATAGAATGAGCCGCCCGATTTCTGAAGCTGAAATTACAGCAGCTATTACTGGTAAACCTGCTGTGCCTGAAGTGAATACACAGCAAAGCATCAATAGTGGAGTTATGAAAACCCTGTCTATTGTTGCTACTAAAACTCAAGCTGAAGCGGCTAAAGCGCCAGTTATCATTAACAACAATAATGTTACCAATAACAATGTTGCTGGTGGCGGAAATGATAAAGCTGCGCCTAAAGTTGTTGATAATAATGTTTACTTCTTGGGCAACATTGCTGCTACAGTTGCTATGAACAGAGTGATGAACAGAAGTTTGTAAGTAATATCAGAAGATTAAGCCCTCATTCAAGAGGGCTTTACTTATTTGACCATCCTGAAGAATATGTGATGTTTGCCAATCTTGCCAATTTTAATTGTTCCCTTCCAGCCTTTTTCGGACTTTTGGAAATGCGTTGCGCCTGATGTAACGTCTTCTCTTACTAGGGCATATTGTCTTTTAAGTTTTCTTTCAGCCAGTTTTTCGGCTTTCGCCCATGCTTCTTTTTCTTTTACAGCGGGTTTATTTACTGACCATGAAAATTGCCCTTTCTGGTACACAACCTTGCATACAGAGTTCGGATAGGCTTTATGCTCTACACGGTTTAGAACAACATCAGCTACAGCTTGTTGTCCCTTTTCTGTATCGTTTCGGGCTTCGTAATAAACAGCTTCAGTAAGGCATTTGTGTTCTTGTTTATTGAGAACAACAGAATGTGTTGTAACTTGTTTTGTTTGGCTGCTATTCATGGGCGCAACGCTTAAAGCAGCAGCCAGTAGTAGTTTAGTTAGGTAATACAAAATTTGGATACCTCTTTATGCCACAATAAGATATATTTCCTAGCTTACAAGAGCTTTTTCTCATGTCAAATGAACAAATCGAAATCCAAGATTCCATACTCAATCCTGAACCGCCAGATGGGCGTTACAAAATTAAAGGCACTTCTTATATCAAGAGCCATGGCGCTGTCATTAACACTTCTACTGATGATTATCAGAAACGGCTGAATGCCATTGCGCAGCAGAAGAAGATTGTTGAGAACGAAAAGAGGCTTAATGAACTTGATGACAAGCTGAATAAGATAATGAAAGCACTTGGAATTGATGAGTAGTTACTGATTCGTCTTAGAATGAAGAATGGCTTGGTTGAGCCATTCTTATGACTTTTCCCTAGGACTTATTCGCCACATTTTCCGCCATTTTGGCAAAATCACTACTGTAGCGTCTAGCCCATCGAAAGCCATTAAAACAGGGCTTCTAAATCGTGTTTTAAGCCATTATATTAGAACTTTCTAATATACATAAACCATTGATTTTATTTAAATTGTTAGTTTTACTAAATTCACCCTAAAATCCTAATACCAACATAGCGGGTAAGCATTTCGTCGCCTTAGAACGCCATTCAGGCGGTTCTAGGGGCATATTAAGAAGCCCTTCAAACTCAATTAGAAGTTGAAGGGCTTTTGATTGGATTTAATTAAGAAGCTAAACGATTTCAACCAATTCACCACCACCTAATTCGTGAACAGTTGCTTTCTGAAGTTTGCCATTCTTATACATCATGAGTGAATGGTCTTCAGTAACCGTTACTTCATTGCCGCTTTTGATTTTAACCGTGTGTAGAGGCTTATTAACTTCATGACGCATGACGTATTTGACTGGCTTGTAAACAAGTTTATTGTCATGAATGGTAAGGGCTTTCAGGAAATCAACTGGAATGACTTCAGCGCCATTCTTGGTAATCACGATTTTCTCACCATTTTCTTCCAGCTTCCTAACAGCTTGAACGAAGATTTCTTCTATTGAAATAGCGCCTTCTTCTGTTCTTATCATGGTTTCGCCAGTTACAGAATCCGTATCGCCTGCAATGATGAAGTCTTTTTGCGCGTTGGTTAATTTGGAGAGGAAAGCGTTTACTTTGTCACCAATGTACATAGCCATTAACTGCCCTGTAAGGGTTATTGCTTCTGCCATATCCAGCTTGTAATAGCGGAATGTGTTTGTTCCCAGTGCGCCATAAAGTGAGTTGATAAGAATCTTCATAGCGTACTGGTATTGGTCGTAGAGCTTTACCTTTATAGAAAGTTCGTCGTATAAAGCTAACAGTTCTTCGTTTGAAAGTTTAGTAAGGTCTTGATTTTCATCCATTTATAGAATCCAGATTAGAAGTTTAGCGGCTAGATAAAGCACTGCGAACAGTGCCATTATCCAGCCTAGCGTTCCTGTTGGCGTTGATTCAACGTCTTGATAGCGTTTACCTGTTTTATCATCAATTACATCAATGAGTTCGGATTCAGCTTGGAACAGGTAAAGCCCTACAACCAACAGAATTAAAGCGCCTAGAATTTGAATCATAGCTTCATACCTGCGTAGTAGCCAATGATGCCGCCAGTAATAAACAAAGCTATGAGAATTAGGATTTGAATAAACATTTTAAGTTCTCCTTTTAATCGTTTAATCCAGCAATTTTAGGCAAGACTTTCGCTACAAAAAGCGCGAAGTCTTTGTAATCCTGATGGAGTTGGTTTGAATCAAAGGCAAGCATTGGTACAAATGTTTCTGTGTTGCCTATTGCGCCTTCTACTTTTGAATCATTCTCAAGAATTTTGAATCTGACACACAACGCATTTAACCAGAACGTAAGTTCAATCCAAGATGTGTCTGTTACATAATCTTCAAAGTTCTCATAACGAATTTCAACATCACCAGAATTATCTGTGTTCAAGTTCCATTCGATTACTACATAGCCAGTGCCATCATCCTCAACCCCAGTTACAAGCAATTTTTCATCACGGCGGAAAACATCAATAACAGATTTAATGATGGTGTAAATAAGCCCTTCTTTGGCTTTAATGCACTCAAACGCAGCAAACACATCTTTTGCAGTTGGCTTAATGTCTTCTTTACTGGCGGCTCCAACATTATAACGCTGCGTAACCGTTAGGAAATCCTTAACGGGGCGTCCCATGTAAAACATTCCGCAATCCCGTTTTTGAACAATTACTTTCTCTTTAGCTTTTCTGATGAGAGATTCAAACGAATAAGATTTAGTGGAATCACCTTTGAAATTGCCATCTAAATTCTCTAATTTCAACTGCTCTGTAAAGCTATCCCATCTAGCGCCATCAAACGCTGGTAAGCCTTTATGTAAACGTACAGCTTGGTCTTTTGTATTGTCAATCGTAAGGTAGTTGAATTTAGCCAACAATTCTGAATCAAGCTCAATGATGTAATCGTCTGAAACTGGTAACAAGATGACTTCAGAATCTATAAAAGTTGGTTCTGCTTTAGCATCGGCTCTAATGTAACTCGTTTCAAACTTAGCGAAGGCGTCTTCTTCTCGGTCTTTAACTGGCAATGTTGATAAACGTCGCGAAAGCAGTTCTCTGCGCTCTATTTCATCTGGCGTAACATCAACAGAACCAAGAATGATGTTTATATCAGGGGTTGCTTTCAATACAGCATTGCCATCATGGCTTACTGTAACGATGCTATCAAAGATTTCAGCAAAGTAATATTCACCAACAAAGTATTGCTGATTGTGGAATTCTATAATTTTGACTGCCATTTTCTGGTCTCCTTTCTATGATGTGTTAATGGCGGCATTATAGCCGCCATTTTGGGTTGGTTCAATTACAAAGGTTTCATTTAGATGGTCTAAAGAACTTCGCCGCTTCTTCAAAGAACTTACCTGCTGATGCAAACAAGTCATCAAATTTCGCCATGATTTAATTAGCTGTAGATTTTTCATCCTCATCAGCTTTCCCGCCACTTTTGACTTTCTTGCCTTTCTTATACATCTGAATTACATTACGGTCAAGCAGTTCAACACGATGGTCGTAATGTACAAGTTTTGGTGATTTATACTCAATGCCAATGAGTTTGGCTTCATCAACAAGGAAATTGATATTGTGCGCTGTACTAACTAGCAATGATACGTCCGACAACGTGCTTTCCAACTTGCACCATCTTAATTGAATGGCTGTACTATCCCATCGCCCATTTGTGTAGAACGGTTTGGATTTATGCAGACGAATAGTGTGGTCTTCGTCAAACGTAATGAAGTAGAAGTTACCAATTACATTTTGAGGAAGAATGATTACATCGTTATAAATTTTCAACGCTACGACATCGTCTTCTTTAACAGGCGCTTTGCCAAATTCTCTCGTTACAAAGTAACTAAAATCATCATCGTCTTGGTCTTTAACTGGCAAAGCATTGAGCCTCCGGGTCATACCCTGAAGATTTAGGCGCGTCTCTATCTGTAGGTTAGGCAAGAGCCCGATAGCAAAAGTTTCGCCTTCTTCATATTCAAATTGAGGCTGTGATTTAACAAAGACCTCGCAATGCCCCGTTGTGAAGACAATAGATTCTTTATAGTCAATGAAGAAGCGTTCAGGCACAAGGAACTCTTTGCCATAATAAATGATTTCTTTAACTTCTTTCATTCTAATCTCCTTATTCCTTGTTGCTAAAATTGACCAAAAATTCTACAAAGTTTTTAGTTACTTCATTGTAGTCTTGAACTTTTACAAATTGGTCTTTGCTAACTTCTTTAAGGTCATCAGTCGAAAAGAACGAATAGAGCCCATCATCAAACACTCTAAGCGCCAAAATGCCTCTATCAGAATGAAATTCAACAACTTTTACATTATTGAAAATCTTAATGATGTCTTTGTTTTGGCTTTTATCTTTAATGCACGTAACCCTACCGACAGTACCGCGAATCTCAATATCCTTGCGTGAAAGACAATATATCGCATCACGAATAAAACTCTCCTCAAGCGATTTGTCCTTTTTAGCAAGAAGTTTTTGTTGGAAATCAATCAATGTGTCTGCTGCGTCTTTTGCTGTATCAACAGTTTCATGTTGAATAACTTCACAATCACTAATTTTAGCTATATACGTCTTCCATTTTTCGCTTGTTTCTTCGTCTAAAGGAAACGCCGTGTTGATGAGTTTTGAACCAGATGAAACCCAACATACGGACATAGCCGTATAGGGCTTTTCTTTGTGGGCAAGTATGCCTCCATCTTTATTCAACGAAATCCATTCATAGCCTTCGCGAATCAAATGCGCCGGAACGGAAGCCAATAATGTCTTACCATCACCCTTCAATTCTACAATGCGATAATTTTTGGTCTTGTTAATCAAGTCCTCAATCCTACACAGAGTATCTGTGAAAAACATCAGTGAACGTGGCTTACAATTAAGTTTAACAGCGAGTTGCTCACCATCCGCATGCCAAACACCATTATCCAAACGAGTTGGTTCTTGAACATGCAGTCGCATGATTTGATGTTTGTCATCAAATGTGAGATGAGTGAATTTGTTCAACCATTCTTTAGACACAAAAAGAATAAAGCCATTATCAAGACGCAAGAATGTTGCGTGTTTCATAATGCGTTTATTAAATGCTTTTCTAAATAATTCACTAGTGAGTTTATCAATCGTATCGTTGGGAAGTGAATCTGTAGCGTCGTAGGCTTCTTTAGGCGTCATATCTGGCTTTTGTTTAGCTGCCGCATTTTGCAGCATTTCTTCAAATGCCTCGTGGAAAGATTGGTGTTTAGGTTTAGATTTAGGTTCTTCTGACACTTTGATGTCTTCTAAACGGTAAACCATTTGTTCAGCGTTAGCAACTTTGCCATAGAACGCCCTACCAACTACTTCCATTTTATCCAACACTTCATTTGATTCTAACCATTCATTGGCGTAGAATGTTGGCTTATCTGTGAAAAGTGAGATTAAACCATCTGGGTCAACAGCAAGCCATTTATAGGGGTTATCCCACTTGGGCTCAATGTTGATGATTTTGTTCTGAATTTTTACTTTCATGTTTTTGCTCCCGTTTGGGGTTAAGAGAAAGGCGCTTAGTATAGCGCCATTCTGTTTGATTTCAATTTCTATTCGGTAATTCCATTCTGGAAGAACCAAGTTCTAGCCTTAACAGCTATTGCTGTATTCACGGCTTTCATATTGAAGCCATTCTCAACAATCGTATCCCGTTCTTCTTTCAGCACATCCTGTTGAATCCATTTAATGTATTCACCAGTTGACTTCTGATTAAGCTGGAAGTTGTTCATACGCAAATGTTCCAGCCCCTGAAGTAGGCGGGATTCTGTCACGGCGTAATCAGCGAATTTCTGAATATCAGCAAGTTTTTCAACATCAACTGAAACCAGTTTCTTCACTTTAGAAGATTGATGTTTTTCACCTTTTACTTTGAACCTGTAATAGTCCTTATGGCTTTCATCCAAGAATGACCAAACGATTCCTTCACCAATCCCAGAAACACCGAATGCTTTAGCTACAGGGCATTCCTGTTCAACCCTTTCTGTAAGGTCTTGCAGTTCGTGAAGAACAAGTTCTGGTTCATTGAAATCAATAGTAATTTCAAATGTTTGGAAATTTGTGATGGGATAAATCTGGTGTTCAGCTTCTTTGATTAGCTTCAGGTTTTGGTCTGAAGTAAGCCACTTGCCATTTTCCAGAAGGTTTACTGCCGATTCCCGAACTTTATCTTCGTCTGAATGGAATGTGAAAATGTCAAATGCAACAAACATTTTGGGCAGCTTAGTAAGCGCTACTTTAGATTGAATGTTTCCGCCGCACCATTCGCCATAAATGACAATGAAATGATTGTCAGGAATGTTATTAGCGATTCTTAGTTCTTCAAAGATTTGAATGAACTGTTGGCACTTTTGCTCCGCGAACATGCAGAAGCCAGCATTATCAGATTCCAATGACAACAATCGGTCTCTGGATTGTGCCCGGTAGTAATCAAGGGACTTATTGTAAATGATGGCGGCGTTTGTGCCATGCAGCTTTACTGTTCCTTTGAAAGTAATGGTTGGTGATTGTTTAGAAAGGTCAAAGATGGGCTTGCCATCTTCATCCGCGCCAATAAAACGCGCTTTCTTCTGGATATTTGCAACAACATTACGGAATTGTTCGATTGAGGGGAACTTTACAAAGTAAGCCATATAACACCTGCCACGTCTAAGATTTTATTAACAAGTTTACCAGTATTCTCAACTTCAATAGCATCTCTGCTATTGAAGAAGTCTTCTAAATGCTTTGCAAACGCTTTCCAAATAGAATCATTTTGAAGCCATTCAACTTCAACTTCGCCATCATTATGAATGTTTAGGGATAACTCGTCTTCCACTACAGTCACACTGATGTACTTTAAGACCACATCAATAAAAATGGATGTGTAGTCATATTCGGTTGAAAGATGTGAATCCCACTTGTCCCACCTGCTAAACTTGCTGGTCTTACTAGGCTTGTTAGTCTTCAAAGCACCAAGAACCTTGGCTAGAGTTCCTTTTATAAGGTCAGTTTTCAAGTCTGGCAACATATCTACAGCAAGTTTGTAGTCCACTTCTTTCGTTTTACAATCTTTCTTTTCAGCGGCTACGGCTAAGAGCTCGCTGACAAGTTTACTAGTGTTTTCAACTTCAAGAGCATCTCTGCTATTGAAATCTTCTTCTATGGATTCAACATATTCCCTTACGGGTCTATCTAACCATCCCCGCTCATCTGTCATTACATTGACTTTGCCTTTATCATCAAAAACAAAAGGCAAGAAATCTGTATAGCAAATGATTTTGTTCTTGGCGGTATCAATAGAAATTCTTAAGCCCTTATAATCATTCGCAACACAATGATTGCCAGTCTTCACCCACTCGCCATACTTCAGCGCCCTAATAACCTTTATTAGATTTTCTTTCGCTATATTAGTCTTAAGAGTTAGCACTATGTCTGCGGCGAATTTGTAATCCTCTTGTTTCATTCCTAATCTCCTTTTTCTTCAGTGGCTAAAGCTAAAATGATATTAACAATTTTCTTAGTAATTTCAGTCTCAAGAGCATCTCTGTTATTGATGGCGGCTTCTGTTTGGTCAAGATAATCCCACCGTATAGCTCTGTTAGCCATTAAATCAATCCCACCATTGCTAGTAAAAATAACAGTTAAGTATGGTTTTACATAGCAAAGGATTTCATTATCAGCAAAATCAATGGCATATCTTACACCCTTGTAATCCTCTATGATGTAATACTCGCCAACCTCCTTCCACTCGCCATACTTCAAAGCATTGACAACATTCTGTAGATTTTCTCTCGCAATGTCGGTTTTCAGATTTAGCACCACATCTATAGCAAGTTTGTGATAGGCTTCCTTCATTATTAAGCTCCTTTCATTTGTTGTTTAAGATTAAGCAAACGTTTTTCTGATTGTTCTTTGTAAAGCTGGAACTGGTTCTTTGGCATGCCTTCACGAAAGAGTTTCATCAGTTTCTTTTGAATCAGTTCTTCCGCAGCAATTTTCTCATGGATTGATTGCTTTTTCTTGGCGGGTTTAGCTTGACCGCGAATGGTTTTATAGTTAGCTTTGATGTTTCTAGCAATGACTTCCGCTTGTCCCTTACGCATGGTTTTAGAAGTGAAGTCTTTTGGCTCTTTAACTGGCTCTGCTTTCTTAGTATCCTTTGGAAAACGAACCTTAAGCGTAATCTTGTGAACTTTCTTAGGCTCTGGCGCATGGCGCTTTTCAATCTTTGCCCAATGTTTAGCAGAAACCTTTTCGCCAGCAGCTTTTACCTTCGGAACAGTTGTACGTTGCCACTCGTCATGAATTTCTTTCATCGTATCTTTAATACGCTTGTGTCCTTGATAAATTTCACAGCCAGCATTAACAATAACGCCAAACACAACAAGCACTAAACAGAAAATCATCATTTTGAAACCTCTCTTTTGTTCTCTTTCGATGGGGCACATTATAGTCATAAATGAGAAAGCAGCCAATTACGGCTGCTTAAGGTTTCTGTAAAGTATCTTTAAGGTTTCTGTTATGGGATTTACTCACCATGTATCAAGTTTTCGTAGCTTCGGCGGCTTTGGCTCTGGGTCAATACCCGGAAGATAGCCGGGTGGATAATTAGCAGCTAGCTTCTTCTGAAGATTGCGCTTTCTCTCTTCAAGTTCATTTTCCTGTCTGCTGATACTTCTAAAAATAAACACAACCATGGACAATATACACGCCAGCAATGCCGCACTAATCCCCATTATGAATCCAACCATAATGCCTCACATCAGTTCAAGGTTTCTTTGCGCCAGTTGCAATGGTCTGGCTCATTGAACAGTTGCCTGTATTGTATCCAATTTTGCAGGTTTCCTGAACAGGGCGTTTTCTTTTCATCATTTAGGAAATGCGTAATGCCCTTATCAGTTTCTGAAGTTACGGGTGTTGCTTGGTGTTCAGCGGCAGAGCCATGAATAGCCCTTCCTTCAAAGAGTATTTTCCATAGCTTTTTAGCCTTTTCTAATGAAGCGTCTTCGTTACGGTATGAAACTTGTGCGCAAAGTGAAACCGAAATCATTCTGGCTTCTTCTAAGGGCAGTTCCAGTTCATTATTGAAAATGGCTCTATACGTTCCAGCACCAGTGTAAACAAAGTAAGGCAAATGCCACTCGCCGCTATGTAAAGGTTGTGGCATTGAATCATTCATCGCTTCCTTCATTTTCTCTGCCAGTTCTCTGATTTCTGGCTGGGCGTCATCAGCAATTCTTAAGAAGAAGAAGTTTTTTAACTCTGTAGCGGTAATGATACCTTTGATGTATGAAAAAGGCTCTAAAAGTCTGTTTGCTAATTGCTTATGAACGCCAATAGAGATGAGTTCTTTAGCTTGCCAGATAGCTTTGTCTCTAGCAGAAAGCCATTCTCTACGGGCTTTAATCAGGTCTTCTCCTTCAAGATTCTGAGACGCCGCCATGCCCGGCTTGTTCTTACCAAATTCAGATGGCATGAATGGTGAAGTTTGAATCATTTCTATGTTCTTCTCAATTGGAATCGCCCTTGAAGAAGCATATGATTTCGCTATCATTTTGTGTGTATTGAGTTGTGCCAATACAATTCTTGGGAACTCTACTTCAAAAGTTGTTATTCGCTGTCCTGAATTGAATGAAACGGAATCAGCAATAATGCGGGCTTGTGTTTGATGCTTCATAAGGGTTAAACCTTTGTTTGTTAATAGAAAATTTGGACAATAGTGCCGTCTGTCAGATAAATTGTAGCATTTGGAAATGGCTTTAGCTTAAATTCAACTTCATCCGCCTCATCTCCCAGTTCATGAAGTCTTTCCACAACTTTCTGCCATAGAGGATGCGGTTCTTGTGCGGGCGGGTAAATGATGTCAATAAATTCATCATTTCCATCAGTGAAATTTTCAACGATTTTACCTGATGGCAGAAATTCAAAAGCTCTATGAGCAAACTCACCAAATCTTACATCAAATGCAACAAGGTAATTTACGCTTGGCGCTTCATCATCAAACTTAAGCTGAACTTCTTCATAGCCATTTCCCAGCAAGTATTGGATGAACCTACCAATTATCTTTTCATGTTTCAAACAGAGCAACACTGTTCTTCTCCTTCGATGAAGCATTCATCTTTAGTGATAATCAGTGATTTTTCTTCGTGAACAGCCTTAAGCCTTTCTAAACAGGGCATCACATCTTTCAATGTGCGTTCCTGTTTAGTCACTGCGTAATTAGCCAATTCTTTCTTTAGAATCTCAAGGAAATCTTTCTTCTTTTCCTTCAGGTAAGAACAATCAGTATTGCCTGATAACAGGAAGAATGGCTGTTCTTTATCAGGGAAGATTCTAATAAGTGTTGTGTATGATTTGTTGCCAAAAATCCAAAGATTGATGGAATAGCCATCATCCTGAATATGCTGCAATTTTAATCTTCTTGTATAGGGCAGGCAAATGTCCACTATTTCACGGATGATTTTATCAGTGTTCACGGTGTAAAGCTCCTTTGGGCTGGCTAACTTGATAATGGGAATTTTATTTAAAGCCGCCCTTTTTGTCTGTTAAAAGCTGGAAAGTTTTAGGATGGCTTCTTGCCCTTTGTATGTGTTTTCATCAAGAAAATCATTGAGTTTTCCACCACTTTGAAACTTTCCTGATAAGTAAAGGTCGTTTACGTCTTTGTAACGGATGTAAGACTTGGGCATGATTACAACTTCAAAGCCACTATTGATGATTTGTATAAGGTTCTTCTTGACTTGTTTGTTCTTAGTAAAGTCATTGTCAATGATGAACCTTACTGACTTTACTAATGGCTGATATTCTTTTAATGAATGCCAATCTGTAATGCCAGAAATGGCTATGCAATTTCTTACAAACAGTGAATCAAATGCGCCTTCTGTAACTGACAAGACTTTATCATTAGAAATAATGGCTCTTTCAAGCCCGAAAATCTTGTGAATGTTTTCGTCTTCTGTTAGCTGCAATGTCATGTATCGGATTTTAGGTTGATTGATGAATCTTAACTGCATGAAGTTCAGTTCTGTTTTGTCTTTGTTCCAGTGTGGAATGCCAATAGCCGCATCTTCCAAGAAACAGGGCTTTTCTTGATAACGCGGAATGGTTTTGGAATATTCCTTTGCGTTTGGAATGTAGTACAGCAGCTTTAAAGCATGAGAAAGCCCTCTTTTCACAAGATACTGTCTTTCTGGATTTGATTCTGGCATTTCTGCCATGGTTTTGAAAGGCAGGGATAAGGGCTTTTCTGCGGCTTGTTGTTCTTCTAGCGCTTTTGGCTTTCTTACTTGGCGCTTGATTTTAGGCAGTTCTTTCTTCTTGTAGGAAGATGAACTGAACTCCTCATAAATCATTTCCTGATAATCAGCAGGGAAATGTTCTTTAAGGAAAGCCATGAAAGACATGGAAGTTCCGCAGTTATGGCACTTGTAGAAAAGCGTATTGTCTTTCTTGAAGAAGTAACCCCTTGCTTTGGCTGTATCTTTCTGGGAATCGCCACAAACCACACAGCGGCAGTTATAAACATCATGCCCTTTGTCTTTGAAAAGTGGCAATCTGCTTTGGATTTTTCTTAAGTAGTAAAGCTGGCTGTAATATTCCACTTTGGTCTCCTTCTATTCATTTGTACAGGCAAATGATAATGACTAACAATGCTGCTGAAATGCCATAACCAATCATTGCCCGATTTTCAGCGCTGATGTTTCTGGTCTTCTGGCTTTTCAGGTCGTAGTTGACAGCCACCGAAAGCGTTACTGCAAATGTTATAAGCAAAATGAAGATTGTCATTAGAAAACTTGCCTCTTGGAATGTTTTCACCGATAATAGCAGAAACACTAACGTGGAGACATTACTAATGAATTACAACAAAACCTTCATTGAAGCCATTGCCCATCATCTTGATGAATTTGACATTACCTTTGACACGGTTAATAGAGAAGTCATCGTTTCGTTCGTTGCCAATAAGACGGAAATGACAGCCACCATACATGGAAACGGCTATATTGGTTTCAATGGCGAAACGTTTACTTCTGTCAAAACCTTTGCTGATAAGTTCGATGAAGTAGTTGGTGTTTACCGCCGCAAACGCCCTTTCCTTAGAGTTGAAGTCAATCATGACTTCTGGCGTAAGCTCGGGGTTGAAATCCTGCCCCGTTTCATTGAAAAGCCCATTATTCATGTTGCTGGCAATAAGAGTAGCTCAATCTTTGTGGCTGATGAACAGACCTTTGTCATTAGAAGTTTTCCTGATTCTACTTCTGGTGATATAGGTTACCAATACAGTCCTAAAGAAACAAACACTCACTACAACTTGGAAAATTTCTTGGATTTAGTTGAATCTGACTTAGAGAAGAAACTTCTTTAATTACAGTTACTTATAAAACAAGCCCCATTTAAGGGGCTTTTATTACGTCTAAAAGTTTAGTATCTCTAAAATTCAATTAACACAGTATCTTACAAGAATTAGTCAGAAAGGGGAAGGGGTAGTTGACATCCTCCCGCCCTAAAGGGGTTGGGATTCCTCTGATTCTAAAACCAAAGGAACTCGGCGATACAGCCGAAAGGTTCGCCTTTTTACAGGCGCTTTTAACGGCATGCCCTGCCGCGAGCAGATGCGAAACACCCGCATTATGAATGTTAATCGCTGCGTTATAGTCCGCGTTAGCGGAAAATCCGCAGCTAGTACACTCAAATTCTGATTGTGATTTTCTATTCTTCTTATCTACGTGTCCGCATTCGCTACAAGTACGGCTGGTGTTTGCAGGATTTACCACAACGCAGTATTTTCCTGCAAGCATAGCCTTATACTGTAGCTTTTTGCGGAATTCGTACATAGGAATCATAGTCATTAAGCGATTAAAAGACGTCTTCCAGTTGCCTAACTTCTTAATCATGTTACGAATATTCAAATCCTCTAGGATTACACAATCGTGGTTTTTGATTAGATAATCAACTAGTTTGTTGGCGAAGTTTCTTTGAAGCGTTGCTTCCTTTCATCTTCTTACTCAGATAAGACTTCAAACGGTCTATCTCTTTGAGTTTATTCAAAATGTTAGGAGCGGAAATAGAATGTCCAGATGAAAGGACAGCGTATTTCTTAATTCCCAAATCAATACCTACAATTTTGTTAATGGAAACAGGAGGTTGAGGTACAGTATTATCCTCTATGAGGATAGAAACGTACCATTTTCCTGCTTCCACCTTAACAGTAGAGGTTCTAAATTTATGTGTTTTAAGGAATTTAAGATACTTCTTAGAACACTTAAACTTCATATAACCTATCTTAGGTAAGGAAATTTTCGTAAAAGAAGAATTCAACTTAACATCTTTTGGGTAAGTGAACCTATCATTTACAAATTTCTTCTTAAAAACAGGAAAGTTTGATTGTTTAGTAAAGAAACGTTTGAATGCAACATCTAAATGTCGCAACGATTGTTGAAGCGGTTGAGAAGGTACTTCCTTTAGAAATGAATAATTCTCATCTTGCTTTAGTGCTGTTAATTTCTTTGAATATTCGTTGTAATTGAAATCCTTATGTTCTTTCGCATGAGCAAGGAAAAAGTTGTACACAAAACGGCAGCAGCCTGCTGTCTTGTACATCATAATTTCCTGTTCTTGCGATGGATAAAGGCGAACCTTCAAGAATTTCAACACTTTAGATATTCCTGTAAAATTGAATTAAAGCTATTATACGGGTTCAGTTATGAAATACAAGTTACTAAATCTTAATCATTTAACTAGCGCCGTAAACCCCTGCCTGAAGGCAGGGATATAAGGCGCGGCGGATAAGGGGGGGTAAAAATTGGCTAAAATTCGTGTTTATAAGTTACTGATTTTGTTAAAGAAAAAATCGCTAATTTTAGGGCGTTTTGCTTAAAACGCCATTCAGGGGCTTCTAGCAACCTCACTTTTCCTTTTCCTCACCTTTTTAGGCTTATCAGAATTTTCGTAAATTGAAGGGTCAAAAACCTGATTGGTATGCCATGATAAGTAATCCGAAAATGACTTTACAGGATTTAAAAAGAAGCGTTCAAACATCTTGCCCTTATCAACAAAGTTGCCAAGATTCCATTCTTCCGGTATGTCCTCAACGTAGGCAATCGTTGACGAACCAAATGGATTATTGTCTTTCAAGTAAAGAATGTTGATTTTATCACCAGATTTAATGGGTGGAATGTAAGTGATGCCACTCTTTTCCAGCATCTTATTAAAGGTGTACGCAGCCTTAGCATTCCATGAAGCGCCTTTTACCAAGTTGCCATTATTGTCAATGTTCTTTTCAAGGTCTGATATGGAAATGGGGAAGGAATATTCCTTGTAATCTTTTTCAAGGAACTCTCGTTTAGTTCTTTTAATTTCTTTTACCAGTTCTGGATTCGTGCCAGTTAGCATGATTCTGTAGCAGTTATACAGCGCTTCTTTGACAAATTCTGGGGTTGCGCCTGCTGTGGTTTCAACGCCGACATCCTTGATTTTTGGATGTGCGTATCTTACGCCTTCGTTGTCAATGATTGACATGATGTATTTCTTCTTGGCACGCCACATAACTGCTTGAGCGATAACTTCCCTTTTCATTACCATCTTGTTTTCCATTGAATTCAGGTAAACAGCCATTTCGTCATACCAATTAGCAAGTTTTGGCTGGATTACTTTCTCACAGAACTTATCCAAAAGGTCTAGGGTTTCATCAATGGTGTAAGGCTGCCCTGTTTTCTCAATGTTCTTTTGATGGAAGATTTCTACCACATCGCCAAGATAAACGTAAATGGAATTGTGCAGCAGAATGTCATTGCCAAAGAAGGTATGCGCATCTTCTACTTCAATATCGTAAACGTAAGTAACGCCGTTATCAGGCGCTTTTTGTATAGTGAAATCTTTTGTAAGCTGAAAGTTCATATTGTTTAACCTTCTATGTTAATGATTTTCTTAATAAAGGCTCTTATGTTTTCCTCGCTATATTCAGCGGGGCGTTGTTCTGATTCATAAGTTCTCAATTCACCATGTGTCAGATAGCCATCAATGGTAACTTTGACATTACAAATTTGAAAATCCTTGATTAAGATTTCCGAAGAATAGAAACGGTAGCTGTTCAACAACGCAATAAGGTTTTTCGTGTCATAGAACAGTTTTTGTATCTTATTAGAACTGTGTGGGAAAGTGAGAATATCATAGAACGAATCCGATGTAAATTCTTCGCCATTTACAATGAAGCGACCATCTTCTTTATTCTCCTCGCTACATTCACATTCCATTACTTCTGTATTGCCGTTATCATCCTTTGTAACAAACTCAATACACCATTTGTCCAGATACTGTTCAATAACAATGCTAGCCTCGCGGTCGTGCAAGGCGGCTCTAATAACGTATTCCAGAACACTTTCAAATTTCGTTAAAGACAAATCTTCCTGAATTTTCGTGTAGTTGCATTTGAATATTAACTCCCTGTAATTATAAAGATTTGCTAATTCTTCAAAGAACTCTAGGTTCACTCTGCCGTCATTTGTTTTGAAGCGGCTTACACCTATGCCATTGACTTCATCTCCAATAGAAATTTGGGCATCGCTTTTTTCGCTGTCATAGCCAACCGACAAATAGTTTAAGGCGTCTTTAAGTTCATAGAACTTCTGATAGAAACTTACCAAGCTAAAAATGAGCCAAGTATTGTTTAACGTAGATGAACATTCAACATCAAGAAACTTGGCAATTTCGGATTCAGAACGCAACTTTTTAGCTCCGTTATGAACAACCCCATCAATAATAGTCAACTTGAATTGTTCTGTATTTGAAGTAAGCCACAAAGTCTGAATGCCATCCTTATCCAATTTGTCTGGACGCCATGTTAAGTGAAAGCCACCTGTAATGTGTTTGCCATACCATGCCCTGATAATATGATAGAAAAGTTGTTGTGTTTTCATTATGATGCTCCTTTCTTGGTTTTGAATCAATGTTTTCATTATAAACAAAAGAAAAAGCCCTCGTAGTGAGGGCTTCTTAATGTTTTTGTGGGCTTTAGACATCAAAATCTTCACCATCATCCAAGTCATCCCGCATTGCGCCTACAGCGTAATCAGATTTTTCGATTTCTTGCGGGGCGTTTTGGAACTTGTTAAGTGAAAGCCAGTTGTTCATCCACGGCAGCGGATTTTCTTTAACTTTCACTTCAAAGGGCAAGTCCATGGATTGCTTAAGCATTTGCACGTTGAACCGTACCCAATCTTTAACGAGTTCTGGCGTAAGCCCTACAATGGTGCGGTCTTTGAAGATAAAGTCTGTCCAGCGTTCTTCGTCGCGTTCTGTACTGTCAATAAGCTCTATAATTTCAGCTTGGAACTCTTTGTTGTCTTTCCAATCTTGCCAATAGTGCATATCTTCACGCATATGGCGCAAACAATATTCATCAAAAATACTATGGATTCCTACCTCATCAGCACAAATCTTCTTAACACAGTTAGCAATGGGCAAGAACATTCCTGCTTCACCAAGACCAAACGTAATAGCAAATGAAGCAATGAAGTTAATACGTTCAAGAAGATAAATTGCCGTCATTCCTTTATAAAGAATAGGGAATGCCTGTTCTTTAGTAATTTTGCCATCAATATAATCTCTACCAGCCTGTGAAAGTTCATGCAATGCAGCTACGACATTTGAGAACCGCTGGAACGTTTCTGCGCTAGCAGCAATCTTGTTTAATGCTTCTTCCGGGTCTGGATAACCATTGCGCGTGATTTCGGAATAGCTCTCGGCGTGAACACAGTTAGAACTTATACTAATACGATTATTATGCTTAACAATAAATGCCCCGCTGGGTACTGTTATACAATAAACATTGCCAATATATGGAATCTTTTCCTTTGTCATGGCAAGCCCATTTATCTTATAAGAATCTGTTATATTCAGTTGAAAAGATATTCTATCTGGGCGTTTACCAGAAGCAATAGTAGTAATATTCGTTCTATAACCAGCAAAATGCGCTATTGTTTGCACTATGCTTAAACAGTCACGCGATGAGGTGGAATATGTAACTAAACATTTTCCATTTGGTTTACGCCTATCACAACCATCCCATTTATATAATTCTCCAACAAAAGCCTTACACCACTCGGCGGATACTTCATCTAAATTTACCCAACCAAATGTCTTTCCGGTTTCAATAAATTCTTCTACTGGAACTTTAACAATAAAACCAATATATCCATTTTTTGTTTGATATTCAGAATACTCGTAACCACAATCACGAATAATTTCACGCAAATCATTCTGTTTCCGCAACTTCTTAAATGCAAATTTTAATGGTTTGCAGCCAGTTCTGCTTCCATCATACTTTGAATCTGCATATGAACCATCAGCTTGAAACGCAATCCACAATTTTTCTTTTGGTGTTAAATTTGTTTTAGCCCCAACTTTTACGCCAGAAAGTAGATACTCATAACGAGTAACACCAACAGGTGCATCATCAGCAATAATTTTTTTTATTCCAGATGCGTTTATTGTTGAAGAATTATATTGCACAATCATATTGTGGTTTGGTGTAACCACTTGAGAAAAATGTACTGGAGTTCTAAATTTCCAAACATAATCAGAAGAATTTTTCTTAGCAATAGTAGCCTGAACTTCAACAAATTCAAGAAAATTTGTATTTGGGTCAAATTGGAGAACAATATCACCCTTAGAAACTTCATTGATAAATGTCCATCCCTTGCCTTTAATAAATACTTCATGGTCTGGGGTTAGACACTCCATATAAGTATTAAACGCAGTTACGCCGCCAGCTTCAGAATTTGTAATAAACGGGGCTAATAATGGCATGAGCGCATTGGCGACGGAGCTATCCATCTCCCATTGAGAACCAATCGTATCTAGCATTACGTCTGCCGCGTCATCTTTTTTAGCAAACTCTTTCAAACACGGTGTAAAGTCGAACTCGTCTGACCGCCAATTTTGACTGATTGCCCGTGTAAACAAATCTTTAAGAAACGGATGTGCGCAGTGCACGGTATCATAAAGCCCGTTAGGCTCGCCCAAAAAGATATAGTTATTCTTCCTATAATCTCTATCAAGATTCAAAATGTTTGAACCTTCAATTTTCTCACTCATTTTCTTGCTCCTTCTTTATCTTAATCAAACAAATTTCGCCAAACTGTTCACAACCGCTTTAAAGATGTAGTCTTTGGCTTGTTGTTCTACGGGAAGTTCTTCAAAAGCGACCATGCAAGGATGCTCTTTCTTAGCAGGGTCTTTCACTTCGCCATATTTCCAGCCTTCTGCTAGCTTCTGTTCCATCCAGCAACGATGGCTTTCTGAAGCTGGCGCGTCTGGATGATTCAAGTGCAATAGAACACCGGATTTAGCTGAATCATGCTGCCACTCTGGGGCGGATTCCCATTCTGGTTGTGAATTATCGCCAAGCGCTTGACAATAGGCTCGGTTTACTTCGTGGCAAACTCTAGCGATGTCGTTTACGGATAACTTAACGTTATTGCTCATTGTTTAACTCCTTTATGTTAGTGAAGAAAGAAACAGAACGGTTTACTACCACCTGCCACATTTGCCATTATCTTTTTTAATCATGATGATTGTCAAATTAAACTGTAGTTACAGTAACTCTAAAGCCTTAGCTAGGCAACAAGCCAGCATTGCTACATAAGAAACTATACCTAGAATGGCAGCCACTGCTGCCAATAGAAGCAGGTGCTCGTTGTCCCTCTTATATGTTTTTAAATCTTCCAACAGACCAGAAATAATCAGCGCGCAAAGACATGTAACAACTATGAAGGTTATGATGTGAAGCCAAATCATAGCAGTAACCCCGCCATCTTAGCCAAACAACATGCCAGCATTATTGCAAAGGAAACTATGCCTGTAATGGCTGCAATTATTGCCCATAGAATCGGATGTTTAATTTCTAGCTTATGTGTTTTAGCGTCATCCAGTAAGTTTGAAACAGCCAATACACAAAGGCACGTAATGGCTGTGAAGAATGTGATACAAAGCCAAATCATTTATTACACTCTAAGTTCTTCAGCTTGTTAATCAAGCCTTTCAAACCATAAACATGCCCATCAAATAATTCTGAGGCGATGTTTACGCCATTTGACTGCATTATTAGAAGTTCGTAGTCAATGGTTTCAAACAGGTTTTCCTTCTTGATGCTAAGTTCTACTGGCGCGCCTTTTGCTGTGTGATAAACAGATGTAATCAATGGCTTAAACTTGGATTGACAGAACCAAAGCAGATAGGCTTTGTTGTACAGCGTGTTCCGGAAAGTTAAAAATGGCTGAACATCGCCATCTTTAATTAGCTGAATCTCATCTTCTGTGAACTTCAGTGTTAGCCCATTGTAAACCTTCTCATCTTCTTGCAATTTTATGGCTACTGCTTCCCACAACCACAGTGAAAATGGCTGGTCTTCCCGTTGTTGCTTTTGTTTTTTCTTGAAGTGATTCTTTAACTTATTGATAATGTTCATTTTATTGTTTAGCCTCAACGAAGAAGAGCGGCGGGAAGCTCGTTGGAGAGGGCGTTATAAAGCTCATTGAGGGCATAAAGCAAGGCTATATCCATTGTAGAAAGTTCAGTAACCTTTAATTCTTCCAATTTCTTGGAATTTTCTTTCAAAGTTATGGATTCCAAAAAGAATAAAGCAACGCCATCATTAAGTTTGATGGTTTCTCTTTGTAGGGACATTTCGACAGATAGTAAATTGCCTCGATTTATGTAGAGCATCAATTTTCCTGCACCTAATGACGAAAACTGAAGAATGTCAGTTAGCGTAATCGTTGCTGGGTTCTCACCTTTTTCAAAATCCTTTAATGACTTGCCATTTTCAACAATAATCCTCGCCATTCTAAGCAATGTTGGTGTAACCGACGAAGTGGTTCTGATGGCTGGGCGTTCATCGGTTATGGTGAAGAACTCTTCTTTATAAGTTTCATAGAGGTTCTTGAGCTTGGTAAGTTTATCTTGTACGTTCATTCTTTGTTCTCCTTTCTTGTTCATTGAAGATGAGGTGCATTTTAGCTGCTCTTGTTTGAGTTTTCTATTAACAATAAGAAAGCCCGCCAATCCCGGAGGTGAAAAGATTGACGGGCTTGTCCTTTTTGGAGAACGACTTCCGATGAAAGAAGACGGCGCCATTATAGACGAATTAGTTCTGATGTAAGGTTAAATTTTGTTCATTTATTACTCTCATCCCATCATTAAACATTTCTCTTCTCCTTCGTTAATTACATCTTTAACAAAATCCCAAGCGCCAAGTAAAGAACGGCTCATCAAGGCATCAACTAAAGAAGTTTCTACTTTCTTCTTGTACTTACCGCTTGAGGAATGTTCTTTATCAACAAAAACCGTTATTCTAAACTGTTTTTTATCGTCTAACGATATAGCAACACAAATGTTAGCGCTTTCATAATACTTGCTTTCTGGAAGTTTAAACCCTCTAATGATTATCTTCGCTAAATCGTTATCAATACTAACTTCTTGTACTTCCGCTTTATATGAAAAATTACGCATTAAACTTACCATTTCCGCTGCGTTCTTTGCCAACTCAATTTGATTATCAGAAAGTTTTCGTGGCGTTAAACCTTTAACGAATAAATCCTCAATCATGGATTTATCAAACGGTTTTAGAGATTGAATAACTGGATTGAGATGAATGGGTTCTACATCATAAAGTTCAAGATACAGTCTTCCGGCACCATCTTTTCCAATTCGTAGCTCTTTTTTATAGCCTAAAACAAAACGTATAGTTTCGTAAATGTCTGCTGTAAGCATCATTTTACCTCTCAGTGTGTTTATTGAACAAAGCCATCATAACAAAAGCCCTCACCTATAATGATGAAGGCTTCGTAATTGTTACAGATTAAAGTGTGCAACCACCTGAACCACATCCGGGGTCATCGTTATGTGGCTCTTCTGATTGCTTTTCTTCTTCAAATGTTGTGTTTGCAATAGCACCAGCAACCACGTCAGCATCCATTTTAGTGTTGTAGTAATAGTTTGACTTAAACCCATACTTGTTGCACCAAAACAGTTCTTGAATGAGTTGCTTGGTAGAAACATCACGATTCTTTGAACGGTCAATCCAGAAGTCCGCAGAAATTCCCATATCAATAAACTTCTGCATAATGGCATAGCAATGAATCATGTCTTTCGTCGGTATTTCCCAAGCGCTTTCATAATATTCTTTCAACTCATCATATTCTGGCGCAACCCAGTTGTTTGTAACATCCCCGGATACTTTCACAATAGAACCTTCGCGAATGGGGAAAACAGCATTGCTCGTCTCGCAAACTTGTGAAGACGTTTCGGATGGGGGAATCAAGCACAATGAGGTAAATCTGAGCCCGCCTTGTTCAATCATTCGTTTCCGCAAATCTTCCCAGTCTCTCTTAAGACCTACCGTTACCAATTCATCAACATTCTTATTGTAAGTATCAATCGGCAGCCAGCCTTCGGGATAACGGCAACGATGACTAGCAGTTACATTTCCTCGTTCTTTTGCTAAACGTAGTGCGCCTTCATGCAACCAATAAACATGAGTTTCCATTAACTCATGAATAAAATTCTTTCCTTCTTGTGAAGTGTAAGAAAGATGTTTTTTTGCCATTAAATGCGCCAAACCAAGAACACCCACACCAACAGAGCGCCAATCACGTATGGATTTTGTTAGGTGTGGGAACTCAAATGTTGTGTTGTCTATGAAAGCATCAATGAGAACAAGCGCATAATACGCAGCCTCTTTATACTCTTCATCAGAATCAATGTTATCTACAACCACTCCAGACAAGTTACAAAATCCAACATAGCCTAAATCATCACCATCATCAGTACGGTAAAGGTCTGAATATGCTTTATATCCTTTTGTCGGCAAGTGCGTCTCACAGCACAAGTTGCTGTTATATATAGTATTTTTATAACTAGTATGGCGGTTGGCTTCATCAGCATAAAAAAGATAAACCCTGCCAGTTTCCATACGTTCTTTCATGATAGCTTTTAATACATCAAGCGCTGGAACGGCTCTTACCTTGTCAGGATTCTTTTTAACAAACTCCATCATATGTGTTTCAAATTCTTCTGGAGTGTAGTGATAAATACCTTCATAAAGCTCTGGTGCATCTGTTGAATCAAAAAGATAAATATCTTGTTTTTTAGCTGCTCTTTGAAAAAGCCATTTGTTTACAACTACGCCATAATCCAATTCTCTAAGGCGTTTAGCGGTTACAGTAAGAGGGTTCTTGAGAATAAGCAGGTCGAAAAGTTCCGGGTCGGTAAACGGATAATAAACCGTAGCTGCACCCGAACGAACCCCTTGACGACTACTACGAATGGTAAACGCAAAGCCCTTGAAATACGGAATTTTCCCTTGATGCTGGATTGAGCCGCCACGAACAGGCGCACCGATACTACGGCAGTTAATGTTTAGTCCAAGACCAGCGCCAGCAGTAGTTAATGAATACCCAAGAGTATTAGCAATTCCTATAGACGAAGCCGTGTCGTCAGCTTTAATCAATGCGCAAGACGCCCCACTCTTATTCTTAGTAAGTGCGTTGGCGTACATTGGAGTTGGAACGTTAATTTTCTTATGGCTAATAAAGAAATAAAGCTCTTCCAGTTTCTTAAGGCGGTCTTCTTCATGATAATTATTAAACGCTTCCATACAGACACGCATGATAGCAAACTGCGGGCTTTCATAGGAAATCTTGTTTACCTTATCTTTTAAAGCGTACTTCTCTACAATCTGATTAAGTGAGTAATGAGCGGAGTTCATATCCAACTCATGTTGTAACATCTTGTTAATCTTGGAATATTCCTCATCGGAATAATTTGGCTTAACGATAACGCCAGCTTTAATCATGCGCTCATGCAGCGTTTTAATAGTTGGATAATCTCTCTTAGACCAAGCGTAGATTTCTTTCTTTAGCGCTTGAGAATACAGCCTTCCAGCCATCTTGTTATAACCGTAGCTGTTCATGTCCAGACACGTTCTAATCATGCCATCTTGAAGCTGTTTAGCAGTTACTTCTTCTGGCAGGGTTCTGATGGTTTTCAAAACAATAGAAGACCAATCAACATGTTCTTGAATATCAGCAGAAGCCCATTTAATCCAATCGTTGCATTTCTGTGGATTGAAGGGTTCTTTTCTACCATCGCGTTTTATAACTGTTTTAATCACGGAATACTCCTAATGTTAGTGTTGAAGTGAAATGAAGAAAGTAAACCCGCCACTTTTCATGAGGCGGGATTTGTATTTGGTGTGGCATGTAATTATAGCAAGAAACGATTGTGAAGGCATTACAGTTAGATGAACCGCTGTATAAACTTAAAAGCCACCTTTAATGGGTGGCTTTCTTTTCATTAAAATTGAAAGTTATCCTCATCAAAGACTGCTCGGATAACGTCAATGTGATAAGTTCCAACTTCACCAAAATCCTTATGTGGGCGTTTGATAATTTCAATTCCCATCTCACGCGATTTATTAGATAGCGCTTTACCTAACTTTTGTACGTTTGAAGATGACAAATGGCGGTAGTTATACAGAATGCCCGCTGCTCTAGCCGTGAACCATTGTTCAGTGTCTATAATATCTTTTATCTGTGCTTCTGTTTTCTCTAAACGGGCTTCGTGTTGTAGCAACTTGGCTTCATGTTCGGCGGCGATGCGTTCTTGCTCAATAGCTTTGGTTACAATAACTTTAATGATTTCAAGTTCGGTCATTTCTCGCTGATTAGCTTTTTCTAGTTCCTGCCATCTATCAATAATAGCTTTCCGCAGTTTAACTTCATAACCAGAAATTAACGTCATAGTTAAATTATAGTTTAAGTTGATTTCGGTTACATATCCTCTAACATCACGATTGACACTAAACTCTTGTTTTTCTTCATGGTGCAAATTTGCACCATCTAAAATACCGTCAGATAACTCAGATAAATTCTGCTGAATAAACACAGACGCAGATGTTCCTTCTGGTATGTCAAACGTTCCATATAAATTAACAAGCATCGTTCGTATATCACGAAGAATTGCTTTATGCTCTTTACCCGTGATAATAGCAATATCTATGCTACTCATGGTAAGATTTCTATCTAATAAATTGTTCATAAATCTCTCCTGTTAGGATTAAATTAAAGCGCCACTAAGACCAATTCCTAGTGGCGTTTCTTATTCTAAGCAAAGACCTGTAATTAAATCACTTACAGTTTCTTAATAAAAAAGCCGCCATATTTCAGGCGGCTTCATTTCAGCTTTTCTTATCTTTCTTCTTCTTCTTGTTTTCTTTTTCTTCTATGAAGCCATATCCAACTGCCAAATAGTGTTTGAACTCATATGAATGCAATTCCAAATACCATCTAGCGTCCCTAAGCGAACATTTGTAGTGTTTGGCTAGGGCTTCTGTTTCAGCGATTACTTTTTCATCTTCGTCTTTATTCTTAAACCATTTGCCTCTTGGCTTCTTGGAATCAATGGTTGTTCTCAAGAACAGATAAACCTGATAATTGGTAAGTTCATGAAACTGGGTTTTGTTCAGTGCTACAAGAATATCAAGGTTTTCAAGATTATTGATTAGCGCTGAAAAGATTGGCGTTAAAACAATCTTGGAAAGATGTTCAGGAAATTCTTCTTCAGTTAGAACCTTGCCCTTACTGTAAACCAAATCAATGAACTCAAAGTATGGGTTTTCCCGCTGTACTTGTTCTTTTGGCTTAAAACTCATTCCTTGAACTCCAAGTTCTGCATGATTTTTATGAAGAAAGCCATGATGTTCAGCCAAGGCAAAGTTGAAGTAGCTTGGTCTTTGTCGTGTTCATCAGCAATGAGAATGAACTCTGCTATGGAATCTTCAGACAGGATTTCTGTGATTCTGTTGTAAATGGCTTGTGTAATAGTAGTAATGGTTTCTTGTGGGTTTTCCTGCATCCATTCTCTAAGTTTCAGGAAGTTTCTGGATTTCAGCATTTCAATAGCTTCATCCACTCTGGAAATACCCGGTAAGCCCTTTTCAGGCATCTGAAGAACACCATCAATAGAAAACTGCTGTAGGGCATGAAGTATCGCCCTAGAATCAGGATAGTAGCTTTTAACAATGGTTGCTACATCTTTCTTGTCGTTTACTTTGATGTTTTCTTCTTCTAGGATTTGTATTGCGCGATGAAACCACGCATTCCTGTGGTCTTTAATTTCATTTGGCTTCAGGTCAAAATCAATTTCTAAAAGTCTTGTTCTGATAGGTTCAAGAATCTTGTACGGATAATTACAAGTGAGAATGAATCTTGTTGATTTTGCATAAGTTTCAATAAAGTTTCTTAGTGCTGGCTGAAATGAGTTAGCGTTGAGGTAATCCGCTTCATCCAGCACCACTACTTTGAACGGCGCTTTGTAAGAACGGGCTGATGCTGCTTTTACAAACTCATCCAGTGAAGTGTTCAGCGTGTCAATGTAACGACCTTCCTTAGAACCATTGATGATGATTTTGTTGGCGTCAAGGTCGTTTATAAGCGCTTTCGCAAATGTTGTCTTGCCCGCTGAAGGTTTGCCTACTAACAGCAAGCTCTGCATGTTGCCTTCTTTAATGAACTTCTCTGCTACTTTTCGGATTCTATCTGGCAGGATGCAGTCATTAAGGGTTTTGGGACGGTATTTCTCAAGCCATACGTACTGTTCTTTCATTGTTTACCTCGCTACTAGATACTAACCAGAAGGCAGTTAGAACTTCTGCCTTATGACGTTTCGTATTCTAAAATCATTATGCTTTCAAAGTCTCTTAACATTTGTTAATAGAAGCCACCTTTAATAGGTGGCTTCTATTACTTTACATTAGAACTGAAAATTGTCCACTTCAAAGACCTCGCGGATAACATCAATGTGATATGTTCCCACTTCACCATAATCCTTATGCGGACGTTTAATAATTTCAATTCCCATTTCACGAGATTTATTGGATAGCGCCTTGCCTAATTTCTGCACTTGTGAAGACGTCATATGTCGGCGGTTGTATAGAATGCCTGCTGCTCTAGCTGTGAACCATTGTTCAGTATCTACAATGTCTTTTATCTGTTCTTCGGTTTTAGCTAATCGGGATTCGTGTTGAATCAACTTGGCTTCATGTTCGGCGGCAATGCGTTCTTGTTCTACAGCTTTCAACGCTATCTGTGCAACCATTTCCATTGTGGTTAATGGGCGCATGTTTGATGCTTCAAGTTCCCGCCAACGCTTGACGATTTTAAAACGCAAATTAGCATCATAACCAGCAACGAGTGTAAGTGTATGGTCATAATCAAGTTTGAACTCGCTGGTATACCCACGTTCATCTTTATATTCCATAACACCTTGATTTTGTTCATGAACCATTTTTGGTTCATCTCCATAAATGGCGGATAGCATCACTCGAACGTCTCTAATGACATGAGTGTGCGCTTTACCTGTAAGGTCAGCAATGTCTTTAGAACTCATCATGATGGTAGGATTGATGTTTGATATGATTTCATGTGGCATAATAGATTTCTCCATTGTTAAAAATTAAAACGCCGCTAGACCCATTCCTAGCGGCGTTTCTTATTCTAAACGTATTCTCATATCAAGAATACTTAGCATTTGTTAATAAAATTGCTTCTCAAAGCGTCCTGTTCACTTTCTCTTTGTAAGCATCCTGTGCCATCTGTAGGATTTCGTCCTGAATCTTCTCTGGAACGCATCTAGCGTCAATGAGTTCTTTGTTTGTGAAGAACCTGTGTTTCTGTTCTTCAGTGAGTTCTTGTAGAAGTTGGTCTTCTTCTAAATGAGAAAGTTTGTCTTTTAGCTTCTTGGTAAAGGGTGTTTGCCTTTTTCCTTCAGTAAGGAATGTGTCTTCTGGGCTGAAAACATTGGGCACGCCATCTACAGTATCCCCACCAAGAATGTGTTCCGACAGTTTGTACTCACTTGGATTCAGGAAGTCTCGTTTCAAAGGTGAGTATTGAACGATGTCAGGTTTAAAAGTCTGAAGCTGAAGGAAGTCTTTGTCCACTGACACGATACAGACGGGCTTCTTAGCTTTCAAAGCTAACGTACTGATGATGTCATCGGCTTCAGCTTCTTCGTGTTGTAGGAGAAGCCAGTTTGAGTATTGCTTCATGTCTTCAAAGACAAGTGCTAAGTGCTTGTAGTAAGTGTCAAAGTCAAAAGGGCTTTCATCTCTTTTAGCTTTCCTTTTGGCTTTGTAGAAGGGGTACTTCTGTTTACGCCATGATTTGAAGCCTTCTAATGCTATCACATCGTGCTTGGCGCTGTAGTTGCTTATGGCGGGCAGCATGTCACCAATGGATGATGTAATCAGGTTTCTAAGTTCTGTTGGCTCTGGAACACGTTCACAGTTCTTGTGGAAGGTGAAGGCTGTGGCTAGTGCTATGTTACTGATGTCGTAAAAAATCATTGGATTTATACTCCTTATATATAAGGGTGGATGATTTGGCTACTTTACTAAACAACCATCAAAAAGTGAAGTTACAGAATGGCTAACAGTCGTGTCGCATGAAAATGCTAGTTTGGCACGTCGCATCGAATTGCTATTTCACGGGTTGGCTAACACTCGGGACGCATCAATTTACTGGTTTATGAAGCCAGATGTGTATGCCTCATGTCGCATGAAATTGCTGATTGTGAAGATTTGCGTGTGGCTGTGTTTTTGTCGTATGAAATTGCTGATTGTGAAGGTTGTATGAAGCTGGTGTTGGCTACTTATTGTCGCATGAAATTGCTAGTGTTTAAAGCCAGATGAAGCGTGTCGCATGAAATTGTTGGTTTGCAGGGTGAGTTCTTCAGACCTTTGTCGCATGAAATTCTACATTTTCAAAAGCTGTTTCTTCAACCGTGTCACACGAAATCGCTGGTCTCGAAGGTTTGTGCGCGGCTGGCTTTCGCTTCGTGTCGCATGAAAATGCTAGTTTTTTACAAAGTGGCACTAAACCGTGTCACAATCAATTTACTGGTTTTTGTCGCATTCCCGCTTTGTATATACCAAACTTTTAATTGGTTGATTCCTCTTGTTTATAACTACTAAGAAACCCTTATAAACCTTATAATTCTTATATTCCTTTAGAATCCTTCTAAACCTTATAACTCTTATAATCTTTATAATGACTTAAAACTACGTTTCATAATCTATCTGGGTTTAATAACAACCTGAAACCTTCGTTTCATATCCGCGAGACCACTATATCTAGTTCACCTATCATCTATCTTGGCGCGAAATTCGCGCATATTTGATGAGCCATACTAGATATTGTGGT